GCTCACTATGCCGTCTCACCGAGAGAACTACTTCAGCTGCCGTTGGCCATGTTTTGGATGTTGAGTCGAAACATTGATCGTCTCCGGGCTGAAGAGGATGTCCGTAGTTTCCAGGTGGCAAGAGTCGCCCAGGCAGATGCTGATAGCGGCAAGGCGTTCATGGAGGGTTTGCAACACCGTATTGGAAGACCAGTCGTTACCGATAAAGTCTACGATCCAAGTTATGCGAAAGCAGACCCCGACGCCAAAGAGCAACTGATGAAAATTTTTGGCGCAGGATGACAAGGGAATGTCTGACAACGTAGAGTTTATTCTGTCGCTGGACGATAAAAAGTTCACCGCGGCAATCGACCGGGCGGGAAAACTGCTGGTCAGTTTTGGCGAGAAGGCCACAAAGCCAGCCCAAAAAATCGCAACACTTGAGCGCTCTCTTGGTTCCGTCGCCGGGATTTTGGGGACGCTCGACAAAAAGCTGGAATCCGTCGCCAATGGTCTTCAAGACCTGGGCGCCGGTTTCGAGCTTGTCTCTAAAGCAATGCGCGACACCAGACAAGAGTTGGTGACGTTCAATGCCAACCTCAAAACCTACACCACACGCATTGATGCAGCCGACAAAGCCACGAAGGGGTTTCATCATTCGCTGCAGGCTGTTCAATCTGAGCTGAGTGATTTCTCCGATTGGGCTAATCACGCTGGTCGTGCGGCCTCATCATTTAGCCACGAGGTCAAAGAAGCCAACACCGCCACCTCTGGCATGAACACGCGATTGTCCAACTCCAGCAAGAAAATGGAGAATTGGGCTGCATCATCTACTAAAGCCGCTACCCAGATGAAAAAGGTTGTGGCGGAAATGGATGCGCTAATCAACCGCCAAAGAGAATTGGGCAATCTAAGAGCTGATGTACGTGGCCCTGGCCGCGGCGGTTCTGGTGATTCAGGCGGTGGATCTGGTCGTGGCGGTCGCCATTCCAGCGGTGGGCTGATGGACGGCATGAAAGGCAACATCTTCATGCTGGGTGAAATTGGTGATGCTGCATACACCGTCAAGGAGATGCTTTTCGGTTGGCAGGAGCCGATTGTAGAAGCGGCTGCCCAGATGCAGAAGATGCGCATCTTGCTTGAAGGTATGAATAAAGAAGCTGCCAACCCTAAATTGGCTGCTACCAATGACATGAACTACATCGTGAACATGGCTAAAACAGCCCCGTTTGCTATGGAAGCGTTGACTGACGCGTTCGTTAAGTTCAAGTCAGCTGGCATCGATCCTGCCAATGGCTCGCTGAAGTCTCTCGTTGACTCTGTGGCGCGATTTGGTGGCGATAGTGAGTTGTTGAAGCGCGCAGCTGTAGCAATCCAGCAGATGTCCGGTAAGGGCGTTATTTCGATGGAAGAGCTGCGTCAGCAATTAGGTGAAGCGGTTCCTACCGCGATGCAGGCAATGGCAGATTCTGCAGGTGTCACCATGGGTCAACTGACCAAGGCGATTTCTACCGGTACGGTGTCGGCCAAACAGGGGCTGGAGCTGCTATTTCAGGGGCTTGATGCACAAAGCCGTGGCTCAGCTGAGAATCTGATGCAAGCTTACACTGGCGCGCTGGCTCAATTACAGACCTCGTTCACTCTATTTGCCGATCGCATAGGTAAAGCAGGATACCTCAACTCAATCACCAATGCCTTCAAAGAGCTGTCCACCTACATGAACAGCACCGATGGCAAAGTGTTTGCGCAAGACCTTGGCGAAGGGCTTTCCAAAGCTGTGGATGGCCTGATGGATATGGCGAAGTGGGCGGAGCGGAACAAAGAGCTTCTGTTAACACTTGGCCAGGTCGCGCTTGGTATGGTGGGGTTCAAGGTTCTCAAAGGAACTATTTCAGGTGTAGCCACAGCTGGCGCCGAGATGGGCGGTGGTCTGAAAAAGGCATTTGAGGTTGTTAATGGAGCCGGTGCTAAAACCATTGGTGCAATTGGCAAAGTCATTACCTCAATCAGAACGTTCGGCACTACTGCGACTCTGATCATTGGCGTAGGTGAAGCAATCAAGATGGTTCGCGCCGCTTGGCTCGCTTTTTCAGCTGTAGTTGTCGCAAATCCAGTTGGCGCAGCTATTACAGCTATCGCTATCGCGGTAGGTGGCCTGATTGCCGTCATGTCTTCTCTGAGAGATAAAACAGCGGAGACTGTTGCCGAGATTCGTAAAATCCCGGAAGCAATGACTGCGGCGCAGCGTTCTCAAATGACTGCCCGCGCAAGTGAACTGGATCGCAAAAACGCGCTGGATCAGCAGACGCTGGATATGGTATCGAGCGGCAAAATGTCTGGTGTCGGCGTTGACACCAAACTTATTCAAGACCGTTTAGCCAGAAACAAAGCCGAATCAACAATGCTGAAAGAAACCATCGGCATGGGGGATAAAGCTCAATACGAGAACCTGGCGCGGGACATCGTCACCAAACGCCTTGAAGACGTAGACAATGGCATCAAAGCAGGTATGGCGAAGTACAGTACCACCAGCCTGAAAGATGCGCGCAACAAGCGCACCGTTCTCTCTCAAGATCAGAAGATGTCGCCGTCTGAGAAGAGTGCGCAGCTGGAAGCGATTAACAAAGCCGACCGAGATGCCCATCTGAAGCCATTCTTAGAAGGAGCAGACAAGACTCAGAAAATCGTTGATAACCTTGGGCAAGAAGTCGTTCGCATCAGCAAATCGCTGGAAAACCCAGCCCTAAATGAAAGCGACCGTTCCCGACTTCAAGGGCAGCTGAATGGGCAATCTCAGGCATTCAGCACTGCGCAAGATTCTCTGAAAGGGCTTCAAGAGCAGATTAAGAACATCCGCGAGCAATCCGGCAAGGGCTTGCAGATGCTAGATGGCTCTTATTACACCGGTGTTGGAGGTACCAAAAAGCAAGATGACCGTCTGAACTCGCTGTTTGTTAATTCCCAGCTCGGTACTGGTAAGCAAACTAGAATGAACCCAGACGGCACAATCATGCGTGACATTGCCGGTGATGCTGTGATGGGCGATGCCCAGCTAAAGGCCAACACGAAGTTGCGATCTATCTACGGCGAAACCATCAAGATGGAGCAACTTACCGCAGACCAGCGCGAGAAGATTTCTTCCATCCTGACCGCGGCAAAGCTGAAAGATGAGCAAAAAGCCCAGCGTGCAGCTGAGCGAGCGGGTAAATCCGCTGAATCAGCGGCTAAGCGTGAGGAGAGTGCGCGTCAAAAGGCAATTAAAGCCAATGAGACGTGGATCGGAAAAGCGGAGCAGATGGCCGGCCAGCTGGGGCTGTCATCGAAAGCGAGCGTTGAGTTCGACCAGAACATTCAGGAAGTCACTAAGCACCTGACTGAGATGGCTAACGCAGTGCCAAGCGATACGCTTTCCAAGGGGATGATCGACAACGCCCAAACCATGCTTGCGTTCATCAACCAGAACAAAAACGCCTACTCCAAGCGACTCAATCAAGACGCTGCCGAGCAAAGCATTACCAAGTTCGCGCCGATGGTCAACAAGGTGGTTAATTCCGGCTACACCCCGGATTATCAGTCTGCGGCGGCCGAGTGGAATAAGAAGTTTAACGAAAGCCTGGCTTACCTGCAAAGTCAGTCGAAGAACGCTCAAGACCAGGGCATGAAAGGGGTGTACGACCGTGCAATCTCACAAATGCTGGCTGGCCGAAATAAAGCGTTTATTGCAGAGGTTGGCACATCTCAGCAGAAGTTGGCGCAGGAGTACAGCGATGTAGCCTCGCAAATGGAATCTGTGTGGACGAGCTGCTTCGAAAATCTGACTGATAAGCTGACCGAGTTCGTTAAAACCGGCAAGTTCAGCATCGCTGATTTTGGTGATTACATCTTTGACGAAATGTTGAAGGTTAGCACCAAAGCACTGGTTGTTGAGCCGCTTATGCAGTCGCTGGGCATGGGTACAAACTCAGGAGCCAGTTGGGGCGATAAGCTGTCGGGTGCCAAAGATGCGGTTATGGGGAGCTTCACCAAAACCCAGCAATCAGGCTCGCCAGTAGAGGCAATGTCTTCACCAGCCAGCACCGGTAACGACTCTGGCAGCATGTTTGATGGGCTAAAGAACTCCTTCAAGTCACTGACCACATCCGTATCAGATCTGGCGTCATCAGGTTTGAAAAGCCTGAAAGATGGCTTTAACGAATTGACGGGCAGCACCAAAAACTCGACTTCAGCGGTAACGCAGAATGCAGTCTCTACCCAAGAGGCGACTTCTGCAACGCGTGGGTTCACTTTGTCAGCAAGCACGGCTGTAACTGCGATCGGCGCGACGATTTCAGCGTTGGGCGCTGCGACAGGCAATAAGTGGATGGGGTATGTAGGGGCGGCCGCGAGCATTATGGGGTTGGCATCATCTGCGTATGGCGCGATGTCCTCTGCCGGTTGGACAGGAAACTCGGCCAGCACGGTGCAGGATGGAACCAAGGGTCTTCAGGTCAAGCCAAACGCCAGTCAGTTCCAGGTAACTGCACACGCTAAGGGTGGGGTGTTCGGTCCAGACGGTGTGGTTCCTCTCAAAAAGTATGCCAAAGGCGGTATCGCTTCATCCCCGCAACTTGCCTTGTTTGGCGAGGGCAGTCACAAAGAGGCGTATGTGCCACTACCAGACGGCCGTTCGATCCCGGTGACGTTTACTGGCGGTGGCGAGGGTGCAGGCGGCGACAGTGTGGCGATTTCTATCACTGTTCAGAATTACGGTGACGGTAGCAGCAAGTCATCTGAGAACTCGGACAACGGCTCTCAGTGGAACGATATGGCTCGCAAAGTTAAGGCGGTCGTGCTTGACACACTGACCGACGAGAGCAGACCGGGCGGCATGTTAAGCAGCACAAGCAAATAAGGAGTGGGTAATGTCAAGGACGACATTTACCTGGTTCCCGTTGTTTGATTCCGAGAAGGAGGTGAAGCCGGAAGTAACCCGGCTCGCCTTCAACGAAGGGTATGAGCAACGTGTAACCAGTGGTTTGAACTGGCGCAAATTCAGCTGGGATCTGCAATTCCAGGGGACACGAGCTGAAATGCAGGAGATCGACGACTTCCTGTATGCGCGCGGAGGGGTGGAGTCATTTAACTGGACTTCACCAAACGGGCAGAGGGTTGTAGTGGTGAGCGATAGCCATAAGGTCAAAAACTCACGAGGGTACGCGACCTTGACCACAACTTTCCGCCAGGTATTTGAGTAACAAAAGCCCCAAAGGATGGGGGCTAATCTTCAAGGATGAAGACAGAAAATGGAATCTATTGCATCGAGTATTCAGTCACTCCAACCGAGTGCGCTGATTGAAGTGTTTGAGCTGGATATGTCGGTAACTACCAGCGGTGGAAAGCTGTATTTTCATGCAGGCACCAATGAACTTTCTGAACCAATTATTTGGCAGGGGGTAACCTATAAACCATGGCCAATTGCGGCATCTGGTTTCGATAAAAGTGGCCAGGGCAAGTTACCGCGACCAAAACTGCAGGTGAGTAACCTCGATGGCATTATTTCGGCTGAAGTGCAGTCGAATGAGGATTTGATCGGCTGTAAGCTGATTCGTCGAGTCACGCTCGCTCGTTTTTTAGATGCTGCCAACTTTACTGAGGGCAACTCTACAGCTGACCCGAACCAGCATTTTGCCGATGAGATGTGGTACATCGACCAGAAGACTTTTGAGGATCGCGAGATTGTTGAGTTTGAGCTTGCCTCAGCCTTCGATCTAATGGGGGTTATGCTACCCAACCGCCAGATCGTCAAAAACTCATGCCAGTGGCGGTATCGAAGCGCTGAGTGCGGTTATACCGGTCCCTACTTTGACAAAAATGATGCGCCAACCAAACTGGCCAGCGCCGACTATTGCACTAAGCGATTGTCATCGTGCCGTGCTCGGATTAATTACTTTGCCAATGGCATCATTGCATTTGGCGGGTTCCCCGGAGCAAACCGCGCATGATGAAGAATGAAATGATGAATGCAAAGTTGCTTGGCGCTATGCGCCTTGCCGCTTTGCAGGAATATCCAAATGAGGCTTGCGGCCTGCTTGTTAATACAAGAGCGAACAAGTATGAGTTAATTGTTTGCCGAAACGTCGCTGATGATCCTGAAAACTATTTTGTCATGCACGCCGAAGACCAAATTGCAGCTGAGAGAGCTGGCGAGGTGGTTGGTGTTTGGCATTCGCATACTGACGAGGATAATCAGGCGTCTGAGGCAGATATGTCTGGTTGTGAAGCATCAGAGTTACCGTGGTTTATTATAAACATCAGCAAAAACTACAATCCTGAAATTGATGCAGAGTATCGTTTTAGTGATGTAAATGTGATCAAGCCTTCTGGATTTGAAATGCCTTATGAGGGAAGACCGTACGCATTTGGGGTATTTGATTGCTGGCTGCTGTGCCGAGATTATTTAAAGCGTGAGAAAAATGTGGCTATTGGCGTCTGCCCTGAGTTGCATATCCCATCGTGGTGGGAAAGGGGGATTGATATTTTAAACGACAACTTCCAGTCGCAGGATCTTATAAGATTGCCACCGGGAACCCCACGTCAAAATGGCGACATTTTCTTCATGCAGTTAGCATCGCAAGTTCCTGATCACTGTGCAGTTTACATTGGCGATGGTATGATATTGCATCATCAAATGGATAGATTGAGCTGCAAAGCAATTTATGGCGGGATGTACGAAAAGCACACTACGCACCATTTGAGACACAAGGATTTAATGTGAGGGAAGACAATGAGTGAAATGGCTATGGATAAGCCTGAACTTGTCACTGTCGAATTAGGTGGAGTTTTAGGTAAGAATTTTGGCAAGGTCCATCATGTTGCTGCAAATACTGTCCGGCGCGCAGTAAGTATTATTGACTGTAATCGCCCTGGTCTCGTAACCTGGATGAAGATGAACGCTAAGAAATATCAGAAGTATCATATTTATGTCGAGCGTCATGATGGAGCAGTCTACGATATGAGTGAAGCCGAGTTCCAAATGGAAAATAACGGAAGCATGAAATCGATCAGAATCACACCGATTTATCGTGGCTCTGGCTCAAAGGTTGTCGGTGCAGTTCAGGTTGTTGTTGGTGTTACTTTGATGGTAGTGGCAGTGTTTGCTTCGTCAGTAACCGGTGGTGCTTCATTGGCAATGTTTTCTGCTGGTTTTGCTATGGCCTTCGGTGGTGTCGCAGCGCTCTTGTCCAAGCAGCCATCAAATAAAATGACGACCGTTGATAATAAAGACTCGTACTACTTTGATGGGCCGCAAAATACAGTATCTCAAGGCAACCCCGTACAGCTCATTTACGGTAAAGAGATTTTAGTCGGCTCCCAGATTGTCAGCGTCAAGATGTCAGTTGAGCAGATGCTTTAGTACATAACCACTACGCCAGGCTTAGACGTTTGCGGTGGTGGCTAAGGCAAATTAAGTAAAACAGTTGGGCATTGACAGGAGGTTGATGCCCAACCAAGCGCCGGCAGGATGCCAGCGATCACACATAAATTGCACCAAAAAGGGAGATTTTCGGTGGCAACTGTTAAAGAAAGACGCCTGCTCGCCGGTTCTGGCGGTGGCAGCAAGGGCGGCGGTTCCGCGCACACGCCTGTAGAAGACAAAGATAATGTTCAGTCGCGATCACTCGCCTCAATCCTTGACCTTCTTGGTGAGGGAAAGATTGGTGGATTGATCAATGGCGGACAGTCAATTTTCCTCGACAATGTCCCAATTCTAAACCCGGACGGCACCAGTAACTTCAATGGGGTTAACTGGTGGTTTCGTGATGGAACCCAGAATCAGGCAGTGATCGAGGGCTTTGATGCGGTTGAAACACCGCATGATGTTGGCGTCCAAATCAAGCTGTCTACCCCTCGTACCATTCAGATCGACAACGATGATTCTGACCAGGTGCGTGTCATTATGATGTTCCCGAAACTGACCAAAACGGATCAGAAGTCGGGCGACACCCACGGTACGACCGTTCAATTCCAGTTTGAGATCGCATACGGCACTACCTCGTTTAAGCCAATTAAACCGCAAGGTTATGCGTCACATGTCGTTACACTGAGCAAAAAGTCCAGCGGCAAACACTATCGTGAATATCTTTTTGATCTGCCCAAGCCAGGCTCAAACTATCGCATTCGCGTAAGCCGCGTGACCGCTGATAGCACCACTGACTATATCCAGGATCAGACTTGGCTCAGTCAGTACGGTGAAATCGTCAGTACAAAACTTAACTACCCGAACAGTGCGCTTGTTGGTCTTAAAATCGACTCGCAGCAATTTGGTAGTTCTGTGCCGGCGCGTTCCTACCTAGTCTCGGGTATGGAAATCCGCGTTCCGTCCAACTATGACCCGGTGCTTGGTACGTATTCGGGAGATTGGGATGGAACCTTCCGTTTAATGGTATCTGACAATCCTGCCTGGATTTTGTACGACCTGCTCACCAGTAAGCGCTATGGCTTGGGGGAGTACGTCACTGAATCAATGATCAACATCGGCCAGCTTTACCAGATTGGGCGCTATTGCGATGAGCTGATCAATGATGGATTCGGGGGCAAGGAGAAGCGCTTCGCAATTAACACCGTAATTAACTCACGCGGTGAGGCGTACAAGGTTCTTCAGGACATCGTATCGACTTTCCGGGGGATGATTTTCTGGGCTGGTGGCATGGTTAACATCATGCAGGATAGCCCAAGTAGCCCGGTCATGCAGTTCAGTGCCGCGAACATCATTGGCAAAGTATCCTACAAAGGCTCTTCTCGCAAAGACCGCGCCACTGTAGCTCTCATCACTTACAACGACAAAGATGACCTGTACAAGCAGAACATCGAGTACGTTGAAGATGAAGAGGGTATTAAGCGTTTTGGTGTACGTAAAACTGAATCAGTAGCTTTCGGTTGTACCAGCCGTGGCCAGGCACACCGTGTTGGGCTTTGGACGCTTTACAGCAACCGCATGGAAACAGATCTGATCACCTTCACCTCTGGTATGGACGCATCGTTACTCATGCCTGGCGAACTGGTGAAACTGCAAGATAAGTTCCGATCAGGGAAACGAAATTCCGGGCGCCTGGTGAACTACACCAAAAACAGCATCACACTCGACGCCTCTGTAAAACTGACTAAAGCCGGGAACACCGTCTCTTTCCTGAGTGCTAAAGGGAAGATGATTGATCGCGACCTTATTGAAGGCGCTGGCGAATACACTGTTGTCACCTTCAAGAAGGCATTAACTGAAGAAGAATACCCAGCGATTATGGGGATCTGGTCAGTCATTGAGCCTAATCTGGAGCCAATGCTGCTGCGTGTGCTGGCCGTTAACCAGAATGAGGAGAAGGGCGCCTTTGACATCGTGGGTGTGCAGCACAACCCTACGAAGTTTAACGCTATCGATGAAGGGGCGATTCTCGTACCGTCGAAGACAACAATTCTAGACCCGACTTTCTCAACTCCAGAAAATCTGCAGGTGACGGAAGGGACATTCGTTTCCTCCCCGGGCAACCTTTCGGTAAAACTGATGGTGAGTTGGGAGGGCAAGTCGCCTTCGTATGTGCTGCGTTACCGTCGTTCCGATGTTGTTGAAGATTGGGTGACAACAGAGGTTAAGACTGAGCAGTACGATATTTTAAACGCTGCTGAGAATGGCATGTATGACATCGAACTGTACTCGATTTCAGCCACAGGCAGACGTTCTAGCGTCATTTCCATGGTGTACACCACTCTTGGAACGATGATGCCACCAGATGCGCCCACGCTTCTCACTGCGATCGGGGATTATCGCGTCAACGTTCTGGCATGGCAGCTGCCGGGCACAATTGACATCGACAAAATCAACATTTATGCCTCTCGCACCAATGATCTCACCACCGCGTCTCTGATTGCAGCGGTTACATCGACAACATTCACCCATAGCGGGCTGGGTGACGATGAAACGTGGTTCTATTGGGTGCGTGCTGTCAACAAGCGCGGCATGGTAAGTCAGCCAAACTCTTCTCTGGGAACCGAAGCCACAACGAAAGATGTGCTCTCTTTTTTAAAAAACAAAATCACTACTTCCGAATTAGGGAAGGAGCTTCTTGCTGATATTGATGGGAAAGCAACAGCTATCGATGTGGCAGCGCTTGAAGTGAAGGTGGATAAAGGGGTTGATAGCCTTTCTCAATCAGTCAGTGAGATGAAAGGATCGCTTACGGGTATGGAGCAAGCCCAGACAGACCTTCAGACCAGCGTGGGAGAGACACAACAAAAGGTAGAGGGCGCCCTGGCGGAGATGGATGAAGCCGCCGCCAAAGTCTTAAATCTGCAAGAGACGGTGAATGAGCAAAGCGAAGCAGTGGCAACCACTGTTGAGGCGGCTCAGGCTGCTCTGGACAACAGCAAGACGCTTATTGCTGAAGAGCAAAAAGCTCGTGTGGAAGCAGACTCTGCCCTGGGGCAAAAAATCGACACTATGGAATCTGTGGTCGATAGCGGTAAAGCCAGTATCAACGAGATGCAGAAAACTGTCTCTGACGTAGAGAACTCTGCTTCTCAGTGGACCTCTAGCCTTGAAGCTAACGCGATAGCTAATATTGATCTAGCGCTTCGCCAGGAAGAAAACAGACATCAGCAGTCTGCCACTAATGCCCAAATCAATTCTGATCAGCAAGCTATTGCGAATGACGTTTCGGCTGTTTCGAAGCGAGTCGAAGAGATGAAGGCTGAGATTGGCGAAGATATTGCGACCAAGCTGACTGAGGAAAGAGAGACTCGCGCGAGCGCAGATGAAGCGGTGTCCCGCCGAATTATTCAACTTCAGGCCGACATTAATGATGACATTAAAGCTTCATTAACTACTGAGCAACTGGCTCGGGCTGACGGTGATAGTGCGCTATCAAGGCAAATCACCTCTTTGGAAGCACAGGTAAATAACGACATTAGGGCTGCCCTAGATACGGAAGCAAAAACCAGAGCAGACAGTGATGGCGCGCTGTCCTCACAAATTACTGCTTTGAGTGCCCAAGTAAACGATCAGGTTAAAGCACAGCTGTCTACAGAGATGCAGGCGCGTGCAGACGCTGATTCGGCGCTGGGTAGCCGAATCGACTCTCTTAAGGCCCAAACCTCTTCTGACATCAGCGCTGCGGTAGCTTCAGAAACTCAGGCTCGAGCCAGTGCCGACTCCGCGCTTGGTAGCCGCATCGATAACTTGAAGGCCCAAACAGCCACCGACATCAATGCGGCCATAGCTACAGAAACAATAGCCAGAGCAAATGCTGATTCAGCGATGGCAGGTAATATTTCTGGGTTACAGGCTCAAGCAAACAATTTAGCTGCTTCGATTAATAGTGAGGCCACGGCCAGAGCAAATGCTGATGCGGCTCTCAGCCAGAGAGTTGATACGGTTAACGCTAAGACCGATTCGGTTTCGGCTACCGTGCAGCAAACTACACAGGCTGTGGCTGATGTTAATTATAAAGTGTCTGCTTCATGGACATTGAAAATGGAAACATCGGCTTATAACGGAGTGAAGTATGCCGCGGGCATTGCTTTAGGTATTGATGGCTCCGGTGTGTCGCAATTTTTAATTCGTGCGGATCGATTTGGGCTGGTTAACTCTGTTGATGGCAATGTGACAACGCCTTTCGTAATTGAAAATAGCGTTGCTTATATGAACGGTGCCTATATTAAGAACGGCACTATCGATAACGCCAAGATCGGAGATCTACAGTCCACCAACTATGTTACAGCTAATGCTGGCTGGCGTATCTCAAAAAACGGAACCTTTGAGATGAATGGCAACAGTGGTGGTGCAGGGCGGATGGTTATAAATAATAACCGTATAGAGGTGTATGACGAGAACAACGTCTTAAGGGTGAGGATGGGGCTGATGTAACGAAAATTAGTCCCTCTTTGCAATTAAAGGGGGGCATAGTTAAAAACCCCTTTTAAATCGTACAGTTCGTATTGATGAGGGGCAAAAAATAGGTAATCATCTACCTACTTGAAAGTTTGTCTTTCATTGTTTGCTGAAGCAAGGATAGCTGAAGCGTTAAGGAGAAAATATGTGGTACAGGGAAGGTACTCTCACCTTGGTCAAAGATTCCCGCGCCGTCACTGGCGAAGGGACTAATTGGTCGAAAACGGAAAATGGCGTATTGCCGGGAATGATCTTGCTGGGGCCGGACGGCTCAGTACATGAGATCAAATCTGTCCAATCAAACACAGCGCTGACTCTGGTAGAAGCCTATACCGGCGAAACAGCTGTTGATGCGCCTTGTCGTATAATCACGACCTATGAAGGCGATATTAGCCAGTTCAGTGCGCGATTTTCAGCGATGCTACAACGCATGACCACCGATTCCGGGGTAATTCGAGCGTGGTTAACTTCTGGAAAAACAGCTAATTTAATCACTGAAACCGGCGAACAGATTACTATTAAATCGCTTTTGCAGATCGTAGACGAACATGACAAAAGCATGTCATGGTTTGAGAGTAATCAAGCCGCAATTGATGCCGCTGGAGACAAGGCTAAGGCCGCTTCTCAGAGTGCTGCGGAGGCCGCGGTCTACCAAAGCGCCACCAAAACCTCCGAAGCCAATGCCTTAGCCTCTGCAAATAAGGCGGAAGCCTCTGCAGGCGCAGCTGCCGTCTCGGAGGTAAATGCCGGCACATCTGCCTCAAATGCAAAAGCTTCGGAGGCAAGCTCTGAAGCGTCGGAGGCAAGTGCTGCTAGATCAGCAAAAGCTGCGTCCCTTTCTGAAGCTAATGCACTTAACTCGATGAATGCTGCGGCAAATTCTGCAGCCAATGCAGAAAATTCAGAAGCAAACGCACATTCATCTGAGGTTGTTGCTGTTAAGGCCAAAGAGGACGCTGTAAGCTCTGCTTCTGCCGCAAGTAGATCGGCGTCCGAGGCCGAAGTTTCAGAAGCCAATGCGCAGATGTCAGAGCAGAGTGCTAAAGCAGCGACTGAGTCAGCTGCAGCCTCTCAATTAGCCGCAGCAGGCTCTGAAGCACAGGCAATAGCTTCAGAGCGTAACGCTTCTGCTTCTGCAGCTGCGGCCAAAAGCTCTAAAACCAATGCAGGAAGATCTGAGGCTGCAGCGGAACAGGCTGCCAATAATGCCCTTACTTCTGAAAAAGCTGCATCCCGAGCAGAAACCGCAGCCGCAACCTCCGAGGTTAACTCAAAATCCTCCGAGTCGAACGCTGTAACGGCGGCGGTAAATGCAGCCGCTTCTGAAGCATCAGCAGTTCATGCCAAAGTTGACGCGGAAAATGCAGCATCGGTGGCGACTGCCAAAGCAGAATCTGCTTCAGCCTCAGAGGTTAGTGCTGCTGACTCTGCTTCACGCGCTGAGGCCGCCGCTTCTAAATCCTTAAATGGTGGGCAGCCTTACTCCGAAATACTGACATCAATCTCTGCGCTAGGTGATAGCACCGCCAGTGATCAGTTCATGTACCTTTCTGACAATAACCAGATGTCTCTTGCCCCAATTGCGGTATTTATGCGTGATCTGCTGTCTAAAGCAAATGCAGACGCTCTCTTGGACGAGATCCAGGGCACAGACAAGACCTTTTTGTTTGCTGACTCAGCTAAAGCAGTTGCGTTACCTGGAGATCTTGTGGCCCCAGGCAGTGCTGTCTTTAACAAAGGGGTTACTGCGGGATATACAGGTGGCCGGATGTTCGCCCAGCAGTACGGCACTGATGCTGCTTTTTATCAAGACATCACCACTACCGGGACAAGCGAATTTCACCCACTTGTGAAGCAGAGAGTCACCGTAGGCGATAAATCATGGTCTGGTTCGTTCGGATGGTTGATCAACTCTATGGAGTGGCATCTGCTATTGATTGACAAGACCGCGCAGGAGCAGCGAAATTTTGTCTTCAGAACGACTGGCGAATTTACAGCTCCTGGTCGAATTCTGCCTGGTGATTATGCCAACTTCGATGTTCGCTATCTTGGATTAAATGCCAATGCTGTCAGCGCGACCAAACTGCTTTCGGCACGAAAAATTGCTGGGAAGGCATTTGATGGCACATCCGATGTTGTGTTGACCGCAGATGATGTTGGTGCCGTAACTTCGGGTCTTACAGCAACCGTTATTGATGATACTGGCGTACCATGGAATGGGAAAACCGGTGTTTATAACGGTCAACGTTCAGGTGATTCTGTTTGTATCGCGCATTTCAATACCAATACCGGAAGTTGCCCATCACTTCAGCTCAAGGCCCACTATAAGAATGGCGGTCTCTTCTACCGTTCATCTCGTGACCAGTTCGGTTTTGAGCAAGGATTCGAACAGATTTACACCACCAGCTTTAAACCCTCACCAGCAGATATAGGGGCATTGCCAAATAATGGTGGCGTTATGGCTGGGCAAATGGGTGTTGTGTCGTATGACGATGAAGCGCTTTACTTGCAGCGCAGATCGGCTAACCAGGCGCTTTATCTGCGAGGGAGAGCAGAGAATGGTGCTGCGCGCTGGTATGTCGGAAACGGAAGTTCTGGCGCTGATGATGTAACATTAGGTAACTATATTCATAATACGACACTAACCCTTAATGAAAGTGGAGTGTTTTCAAACCGTGGATATACGGCTAATGGATATTTTACCGCCCAAGGTTCTGGTACGACAACCCTGATAATGGGCACTGGCGGTGGGGACGCGTTTCTAAAAAACTCCACTTCAGGCATGTATCTTCAGCTTAAAAACAACGGCCTCCTGTCCTACAGCGACCAACCGATTTACCATTCCGGCAACAAGCCAACGCCTGCAGAGCTTGGGGCTTACCCAACTTCGGGTGGCGAATTATATGGGGAGGTTATAACAACTAGTCTGAACGGCTACCGCATTAAAGCTGGAAACTATGGAATGTTTATCCGAAATGACGGAGCAAACACCTATTTCCTTTTAACCAATGCTGGGGATCAAAATGGTGGCTGGAATAACCTCCGACCCTTCTATTTCGAAAATAGTAGTGGAGTAGCGTATCTCGGGCAGGGTGTTAACGTAAGCGGTTTTGCGAACTTTAATGGTTTAGCGACTCTTAATCAGGGCTTAAATGTTTATGGCAGCGCCAACTTTAATGGTGCTATGAATATTGCCGGGAGCATAACTATACCCACTAATCCAGGCGCATGGATCAATATGCGAACTGGCTCCGCTCTACAGGGTACCGTTCCGTTGGCAACAGGCAATGCGGCTCCTATAGTTCGTCAGGAACACCCTGACAGGGATTTCGTATTGGGAGGCTTGGGTAACTCGCAATTCGGCATTTATGGTTTCGAGAGATCCCGAACAGAAAATGGCTACGACTACTGCGCATATCTTGACAATGGCGGCAATTGGACAGCTTCTGGGTATGGTAGCTTTAACGATGTTTACATCCGTTCTGACCGTCGTAATAAGCGCAACATTAAAAAGATTGATGGCGCGCTGGATAAGCTAGAAAAAATCGACGGCGTCCTGTATGAGCTGCAGGGTATCAATGGCTACTCCCAATCCGCTGGTCTAGTGGCTCAACAATTTCAGGACGTGCAGCCGGAGCTGGTTACATCCGATATCGATCACATTAGTAATGAAGAGCGTCTGCGTCTGAATTATAACGGCGTTATCGGGATGCTGGTTGAAGCGGTTAAAGAGCTGCGCGCTGAAGTTCGAGAAATTAAAGAGGCAATCGCATGACAGTCGCTGCTGGTTGGGTAGGTTCAAGCACAGTTGGCGAAACTGGACAGCGTTGGATGTCGGCGGCCGGGCCGGCACTTCAACTAGGCGTACCATTTTGGATGAGTACGCTCCCTGGTAGGAGCACTTCAATCTCATTCAGTGTTACAGGTGCCTATGGTGCAGATGCCACTGGTTTATATTATGGCTACAACTCAGTATTAGGTATTGGGTATGTTTCAGGTAACTATTACGGAAGACAGATTGTTGGTTTTTTTACCAAAGTTCCTACTGTTAATGATCAGCAGACAGTTACTTGCTTGATGCTCGCAGGCGCAATGTCTGGATCGGTAAGTTTGATAGTGTTTGGCAGTCGGTACCAGTTTGATTTCAATCCGACATATGGAGGGTACATTAATGCTGACGTTAATCTTGCAACAAATATGGCAACTACTTTTAATCAAGGGACGCCAACATTGACTATAACCACTTAATAATCCTTTCTAAGCGCCTACGGGCGCTTTTTAGTAGGTAGCTAGCTACTTACATTTGTCTTGCATTTTGTTAAGATCCCTGAATACCGAAATTTGACTTTTCACGGAGGAAAAAATGTCAAATGAGATGGGAGGCGTGACGCCAGATCAGGTCGAGCGAATTGCCCAAATTGTCGCCAGAGAGGTCATGGGGAGTCTGCGAAAGGATCTCCGTGATGATATTGGTGCAGAAGTAAAGGCCCAACTAGGAGCCTATTTTGGGGACATGACAGCCGCTCAGCACAGCATCCAGCATTCGAATCTGGAAAAGCTACTGACCCGGTTGGACAGCATCTCAAGTGGCTTCTTTGGTGGCGTCATTTCCAAAATCACATCCATCTTGACCGCTGCTTTGCTTCTAGGACTGGCGGCATATGGCGTTAAAAATGGTTTCGGCAACTAAGAGGAAGGCTAAGGATGGCTAATCCAAGAGGCATTAGAAACAACAACCCCGGCAATCTTGACCGCGGTTCACCGTGGCAAGGGCTGATAGACAACCCGGCAGAACCTCGCTTCTGCACCTTTAAAGACGCAACCTGGGGCATTCGTGCGCTGGCGGTTACGCTCATCACCTACCATGACAAACGTAAAGCGCGTGACGGCTCACCGATCGACACTGTCCGTGAGGTCATTGAGCGCTGGGCACCGCCGCATGAGAACGACACTGAGGCATATGTTAACGCAGTGGCAAAAGCGGTGGGTGTCACTCCAGAAATGGTGGTGGATCTGCATGACTACGCGACGTTACGCCCCCTGGTGGAAGCGATCATTCGCCATGAGAACGGCAAAGGCCCATTAAAGACGGCAAACAGCTGGTACTCAGTGGAAGCCATCGACGAGGGTCTGCGTCGTGCCGGTGTGGTGCGAGTGGTTAAAGCTGTAAAAGCAGTTCCAGTCACTAAGGAGTCTGCTGGCGCAACGATTACTGCCGGTATTGGTGTCGCGCAGCTGGTGGACGTAGCGCCGCAGATCACTCATGCAATGGATAAGGCTCAGGACAATATTTCTAGTGGCGATACCATCCGCATCGTGTTCGGTGTTGCCACGGTAGCAATTGCACTTTTCATTGCCTGGTCTCAGGTTCGCAAACACCAGAAGGGGATCGCGTAATGCTTCTTGGCCTTTACATTAAGGCCAAGCAGTACCTGTTGACGGCTGCGGCCGTCATCATGGTGCTTGCTGGTGCCTATTACCTCGGTGGCCGGGCTGTTCGCCGGTCAATGGAAATTAAAGCAGAGCGTGAAGACAACAAACGCCTGCAACACACACTGGATGTGAAGAATGACGTTATCAATGCAGTCCGACGCTCGGATGATGCTACCGTTGATGCTCAGCTTGCTGCTGATTGGATGCGTGATTAAGCCACCAGCCCAAGGGGTGTTATTCTGCGATGCAGCCAACCCCATTTACGTTAGCCACAGTGATCAGCTAACTCAGGAAACGAAACGTGAGATCCTTTCCCACAATGAACAGGGTGCCACGTTGTGCCATTGGGAGAAAAAGCCCCGCTAGCGTTATGCTTTTGAAGGCGTCTCTCTGGGTATGGAGACGCCCGTTTCCCTTACGGGCTGTAAGGGACTATTCAATGTTTGGTTGAGTTTTGTGGTTGCAAAATAGTTCGCTATTGCGTAGATTTGTTAGACAGTTGACGAATGCGTCAACCCAATTTCAATATCTACGAAGCATTCTCGTAGCTTCTAAATCCCCAGATTGGGGGTCGCCGAACACGCTGCATAGCACTCGGCTAAGGTGGAAACATGCACGACGTACTGAACGAAAAACGTTCTATTCAGACAATTCGTGATCATACCAGTATTATTGCCACGCACGCCTTTCAGCAACATTTGCTTCAGGTGCGTACACTGGACAATGAAGGCATGGTTGCGCCTGAAGACTTTCACTTCATCGTCACCTTCAAGGATGACGTGGACAATGCTGATGCTACGGTTAAGCCGTTGGCAGAAGCCGTCCTGCTCGGTGATCGCGTCCGTTTCATTGTTAAGCCTGCTAAACAGTACCCTGAGATGGCCAAATCAATGGCTGATCTCGTTGAGGTTATTGAACATTCTATTCGTCGTTTCTTTGATACTAATGGTAGAATCATGAGCACTAGAAAAGCTAATGGTTCTGCTGAGAAATGGCTCCTACACTAATAGAATCCTACAAAAAAGATTTGAGCGAGTGGCCTCACAAAGGGGACACTCGCTTTGTTCGTTTCGGCTTCATCCTTGCCTCTAGGTCACTTTTCAAAATTTCAGAGCACGAAATCATCGAACCAGATGATGATGTAGTTCGCTACGTTCTCATTGAGCGTGTAGGTGCGAACATTCCCGATGTCGAACTGGGCAACATGATTTTGGACTACGAAGATGACGGGCTGAATGAGCAGAACATTATTCAGGAACTTCTCCGGTCCGGCGTCGTTGATGAGACTAAGAACGTCACGGCTGGGCGGGTTGGGCTTCGTAACTATAGCTTCGTTGACGATGGCCAAGACATAGATTGTTTTCAAGTCGCTGGGGCTTTTATCCAGCCCACAAATCATCGTAAAGGCATCATGAGCAGGACTTATATTTTCATGCTGAATTGGTATGAACATTTGGTTTGTGACGATATGCAGACGATACCTGGTGCGCGCATTTGGGCTGGCCCGATGATTCGAGCTGGTGAAGTACGAATCTACAATGAGAATGGCGGTTCATTTGAAGATGTGCTCGGTGAGAAAGGCACCGGTAAGCATACCGGCTTCCTACCCTGGAACAAAGGTCGCTTGTTTGATACCTCACCTTGGAACCCTAATCAGCTCCAAACTACAGTGCAAAAATTTATCGTGCTGATTATATCCCGAGGAACCTGCGTCAGAATTGGCTTTATCCCCTAAGCCTTGAACATTTCCTAACCCGCTTCGGCGGGTTTTTTTATTCCTAAAATTCAGCTCATTGCTTACAAACTGGTCTTTACACCGTGGCCGTCCCGCATTAGTCTAATAGGCACATAAGAAAACAACTTGTTTTCACGTGATTATTATTTCGCACAACAAGGAAATAACAATGGCTAAGATCATTGTGATTGGCGGCACCAAAGGTGGCCCCGGAAAATCTACGGTTGCGCAGCAGGTAGCCGGTGCGCTGGTTCTTAAAAAGCAGAAGAAATGTCACCTGACCGACATCGATGGGCAGATGACGACCGCAGGCTGGGCTGAAGAACGTCGCGAAAACGAAGACTTGGCACTTATTCCATTTGAGTTCGTGGATCATGACGTGGTTAAGCACATCAACGCGGTCAGCCAGCGCCACGACTTCGTGGTTATTGATGCAGGTGGCTTCGACTCCGAAATACAGCGTCAGGCTATGCAGATGGCCGACATCATCCTTCTTCCGTTCCGCCCGAAGCGCCGTGACATTAAATCACTGCGTAATCTCGATCCGGTTTTGGATAACGTGCGTAATACCAACCACAAGGTTCGAATCATTGGGGTGATGAACCAATGTCCATCCTTGCCAAACCAGGCGCAGCGTATTATCAACGCCAAAGGTGTAATTGAGTCATTTGGCATCGAGCCTGTGCCGGTTAACCTATACACCCGCAATGTTTACGACGATGCTGAAGAGTCTGGCCGCACCATCTTCGAAATGACCGGTGCTGAACGCGATCAGAAAGCAGAAACTGAAATCATAGAGCTTGTTGATTACCTGCTTAACTTGGAGAGTAAATAATGGCGAAGGGTATGGGTGATTTGACCAAGCGTGTAACGCCACCAGCAGCGTCAGAAGCGAAGCAGCCGGAAATGCAGCCAGCTACTCCATCTGCGCCATTGCGCAACCCTGTGAAGCCTCAGGGACGTCCTACGCGTGGCAAAAGCAAGATTCAGTCTCGCACCATGTCAATGGAAGATGAATACATCGAGTTGATTGACATGCTGGCCGTCATTCCTCGCTTCGACAAGTTCACACGTTCTGACGTGATCCGCGCGGCCATCTTCCAGCTATCAGAGAAAACCCCGGCTGAAATCGAAGAGGCTATTAAGCTGAACATTGAAGCGGTGAACGCGAGTGACGTTTCGTTTAGAACAGAAGAAATTAAGCGGAAGTTAATGGGGAAAAGTTAAAATTTTAAGATATTGGCGGCCAAGGCCGCCAAACATTAGCTAAACAATTTCTCAATATGGTTTATTGAAATTAGCTTTTGTGAGTATAGGTAGATTCTAATTGTCACATCTTCGATTTTTTTATGCAGGTCATTTAACTCACTTAAATTTTTCTCAAACAAATCAGGGTCGCGGTCTTTGAACATTTTCAAACCTTCTAAAATTATTGGGTATTTTGTGAACTCTATAGTCGTGAAGGATTTTGCATGTTCATAAATTGTCTTTGTGCCACTTTCCTTATAGGAAAAATAAGGATTGATAATCCATCCCCTTTTCTTAAGTGCGCTTTCACAAATTTCTACGGAATCAAAAAGAGGCTCCATGTTTTCTATAATCTCAACAACTTCCTCGATCTTAGAATCTAAGTTATAGTTCGAGTAATATGTGCTGCCATTGACAAAGCTCTCTACCTTACTCTTTGAATCGGCATTTATTCTAATTACCTTCCTTATCTCATCATCTATTTTAGTGGCATAATTTTCAACTAAGTCTAAGGCCAAAGATATTGCTGACTCATCTAATTTTTGTTTAAACCAATTTGGGGCAGCCCGGAAAGCCCTCCAAGCTACGAAAGCGGTAAAAACGCTACTTAGTGCAGAAAACCAGTCTGGTACGGAACCAAAGTCTAAACTGGGGAATATGCTGTTTTTAAACAAAGCTCCCAAAACCATACAAAAAATCACACCAAATATAAAAACTGGTGTTAGTGCTATCATTTTTATCCAGATTCTTATCTTGTTCATTCTAAATTTTCCATCACGTATTACAACCCATCCTACAAATTCTCTGAGGTTGATAATTTACACCGTTCTGCATTTTTTCTCATCAAAACCAGCCTGCTTCTCTATAAAAGATTAAGAATAGCATATTAATTTATACAGAAGCAGGCAGCTCAAAAAGCACCACAATCCTCTATCAGCCCTTCCTAAATGGCTTTTCAAAAGATTGGTAACTAGCTATGATTCATCTACTGATAACTAGCTAACTACCTACTATGAGCGCTTTTTTCTTTCAATGCTTAGGCAACGATGACCAGTACGGATTCATGGAAGAGTGGGATTCAACCGTCATGGATGAGTGGGTCGCTAAAAACATAGGGCTATCTCGCTGTAAAGGCGAAGCTGACCTCTTCAAGACTAAGTGGTTTGATTACCGTGACATGCACCCACTCCAGGCTACAGCTGTCTTCACCGAAGAGTACAAACGCCAGTACGCCAACATCATGCTCACTCACGGTCGTGAAGACTTCCAGATCGCGCCTTTCAACACCGGTTTAAAACGAGTTCCGTTTCAGGATCAGTCTGCGGCCAACAAGACGTCGCTTTGGAAGGCTCGACAGTTTGCCGATCGCTACTGCGTCAATTACGGCTACTTTATTGGCACCGTTCTATCGATCGCCGCATCACGTCTCTGGGACAAGCTGCCACGCCCTCAACATCTTTGGCAGCCAGAGCTAATTGAGATCTTCGAAGATAGATTGAAGAAACGCGCGCTAACCCGTCTGGATAGCTCTCTATGGGGTTCTGGCTCTTCTGGGGTAATCGTGCAAGGGGGCAACGTCGAAATCCAGCGAGAATACTTTGAGTGGCTTCTCACGCAGATTGAACATCGTGAGCCGTCCCGTCGCGTTCTGATCATCTACTCCGCCGTTTGGCTGACAGAGCTTCTCCCCGAACACATAGCGCTCCAGCGCTTCCCTAAAGAAACCATGGAAGCACGGTCACTGAATTGATCGCCTTTGACCACTTAGTAAACTAAGTAAACAAGTTGTTTAGAATGATGGAAAAGCACATGAACACGATTAAAGAGGTGGCGTAATGACCACCATTTGCCATACCGGACGCCCATTGTCAGAAGAGTTTGATGATGACTTCCAGAACCGATTAACAGCCTACTACTGCAAGGATCAGGAGTTCCTGTTGCGCGCCGGGGATTTGGTTGATCCGAGCCAGTTTGAAAACGCGGCAAACGCAATATTGGTTAACCTGGTTTCGTCCTACTTCCGCATGTACAAGAGCGCACCATCCAGCACGGCCATTCTCGACCAGCTGAAGCGCGCGAAGAAAGATAAGACGATCCGCGAAGAGCTGCTCCCGGATGTGGTGAGTGCTTTCAAACGCGTATTGGGTGAGAAATTGACAGACACCAAATACATGGTTGACCGAGTGGCCACATTTGCCCGGAGCATAGCTTTCGATGACGCGCTGATTAAAGCTGCCGAGCTGAAAGAAAAGGGTGACTTCGAACGCGCCATGGAAGTGATGGCCAAGGTGCAGCTGGTGGGCGCGAGTGACACCATAGGCATCTACAACTATCTGGGCGAAGCGGCCGAGCGTTTAAAGCATCGTGAATATGAGGCGTCTGAAGATTACGTGCCAAACAGCATCACTACCGGCATACCATTGTTGGATCGTCTGCTGTATCAGAAGGGCTGGGGTCGTCGTGAGATGGTTCTCTTCATGGGCTTTGCGAAGTCTGGTAAATCAACGGCCATGGGTGAGTTCTCCATTAACGCGACTTTAAAGGGCTTCAACGTCCTGTATGTCTCGCTGGAAGTCCACACGGCAATCTTATCTGACCGTTTCGACGCACGTCTGTCTCAAACCGAAATGACGAAGCTGATCGAAAAGCGTGACGATGTTCATAAGAAGCTGGCCGACCTGGGTGCCAGTACCGGCGTGGGCAATTTGTGGGTTGTGGAAAGACCGTCTGGCAGCTTGTCACCTGCAGACCTAGACCGCTTGCTTGAAGGAATGAAGTCGAACGGGATGATTCCTGACATGGTCGTGGTGGATTACGCCGACCTGATGAAGCCAACACGACGCAGCGGTGATGAACGCGCTGATGTGAAAAGCATCTATACCGATCTCCGTGCAGTCTTCGATAAACACAACGCCGCTGGCATAACAGCATCCCAGACAAACCGAGAGGGTGGGGCGTCTGAGGTGGCCACGATGATGCACGCAGCGGATAACATTGAAAAGGTGCGTATCGCTGACCTGGTTATCTCGATCAACAAAACGGAAGAAGAAGCGACGAAGGGCGAAGCGCGCTTGTACTTTGCAGGCTCTCGTAACCAGAAAGGCAACATCAGCATCCGAGTGAAGCAGAACCTAGAGCAGATGAGGTTTATTCAGGAAATTCTCGACGTTATCTAAAAATAAAGGCGTGGCAAAAATCGCCATGCCTCATTTCCAATTCGAGAAATCAAGTTTCTCGCCCTGTTAAAAACAACAAGGGAAAAACACATGAGCGGCCATCATACCCCATCTTCCCTAATACACACAAAATTGCCTTTTAATAATGACCGGAGAGGATTGCTGGCATGAGCGACATTAAAGAGCTTTTGACCGAGCTGGACTTTGAGCAGTGGCTCGATACAGAGGGCATCATCTATCGCCGTGGTGGGGTCAGCGCGCGCGGTCGTGAAATAAACATCAAGGAGTGTCCGGTATGCGGCAGCTCCGGTTGGAAGGTGTATTTCAATCTGACCAACAACGTCGGTAAATGCTTTGCGGGTGATCACCCAGAAGAGATCCAATTCAACAAGCTGGTGTTCCTGAAGCATTACAGCGGCAAGTCACGCCGTGCATTTGAGGAATACGTTAACAATGCGCTGCTGGAGCAGGGTTGGGCACCGAAACGAGAAGAGGTGAAGCTGGCCAGCGCCGTCGAGCTGGAAGGGCCGGTTTCGTTGCCGCGTCACTATGAGCTTCCGATCGAGGGGCAGCTGCCCACTTATCTTGTAGAGCGAAATGTAACGCCTGAGCTGGCCAAATATTTCGACCTTAGATACTGCGTAGAGGGCAAACATGCTTATGTGGATGTCTACAACGACCAGGTTCGTGGCCAAGATTTCGGTATGCGTATTCTGATACCAATTTACGACCTCGATGGCGTGATGAAAACCTTCCAGGGGCGTGATGTTACTGGCACTGCGGAGCGCCGCTATCTCTTCCCCATGACGTTGCCGGCTTCAGGTAAGTTTCTCTATAACGGCCACAACGCAGTGGGTAAGCAGACTGTCGTGGTGAGCGAGGGGGCATTTGACGTTATTGGGATCAAGCGAGCGCTGTTCGATGAGCCAACGCTGCGGGATTACGTTGAGCCAATCGGGACGTTTGGTATGCACTTGTCTGGCGTAACGACGCAGGACGAAGAGGATCAGTTAGGTGCATTCCTGACGCTCAAAGCGAAGGGGTTGAAGAACGTCGTAATGATGTGGGACAGCGAGAAGCAGGCAATACGAAACACAATGGCCGCCGCGCGTAAGCTGGTGGGCATCGGACTTAACGTGAAGATAGCCTGTTTGGGCAAAGAGGGCATTGACCCGGGGGACGCATCTGTTGAGGAAATCATCAAAGCCTACTTCCGAGCGAAGCCCTACACTCGCCAGCTTGAGTTAATGGCAAAGGTAAAAGGAATAGCGGCTTTGGTCTGACCTAGGAAAATAAGTAGCTAACTACCAATCATTAATTATAATGGCGACCAAAGTATATAAGAGAGATGAAGATGCACCCGAATATCACTCATGAAATCACAAAGCTGGTTAGAGATTCAAAGCTGCCGCTGAACGAAGAAGAGTTCGACTCGGTTGTTGTCCAGGCTATTCAGGCTGGAGCTGACAGAATTGCGACCGCAGAGGCTGGCAAGTTGCTGCTGGCCGACTATCCGTATTTGACGGTCACCATGGTTGTTGGCGATGTTCGCCCCAGCGTGGGAAACGAAGCGCCTCGATGCGCTGCGATCGTCAGCTTTATCAGCCGAATGGGAGATTCACCTGTCACACATACAGCCGCTTACTACAACGGCTACATTGTCCAGACCCAGACCGTTCTTGAAGAGCTACACCGTGACGACCTGTGGAAGTTCGTTGAGTTCATGGATGAAAAATGCGAAAGCGTGGAGTCCTCTTCGGCCATAAAAGAACTCTGGGCAGCGAGTGTGGCTGGCGACGACAACACTGCAAATATGAGTGTCCCGGAAGGCATGGTTGACCTGGTTCTGGAAGGGCGAGGAACCGCCACCAAAGCGGCTAATGAGAAGAACTTCCCAGCGTTAATGAAATTGACCGGTGGCGATCGTCGCAAGCAGGACATTATCAACGCCTGCAGTTCAGCCTGCGATGGCGTTATGGGCGAGTACGAACGTCGCCTGGTGAAGATGTCGAACGAAATGCCAATGTTGATGCAGGAAGCCAAATCATACGCCCTGCACACCGCTGAAGAGCTTCTGAAGCCTTTCCGCGACCGACAACACGCCGTCATGTCTGGCTGGGGAAGCTGGTAGCCTGACAAAAACGCTATAGCCCCGTATGGGGCTTTTTTATAATTGCGTTAATAAGTGATTAGCTATTTTGGTGATACAGAATGACAGTTTCAATGACCGACTTTTCGAAGATCCCATCCATATCGGGCAACAACATGTTCAGCCTGAAGTGCGAGGAAGTGCTGATCCGCAAGGAGCCAACAAGAGCGAGTTACACGGTCTGCCAGCACACGATTCTGGCGTTCAAAGAGGGTCGGCTGCCGCCCGGCTCATTTAGTGAATGTGTAGCTGCTATCCGCGGCGGCAAATGCAAAGCGCTGAAGATGATGGTCGAGGAAGTTCGTGCCGGTGAATCACTCTACTTCGAAGATTACGGTGCTTTGGTTGCTGAAGTTGCAGCTCGTAACAACCAAAGCAGTTTCGGTGGCCAGCGTAAGACCAAATCCGCGATGTCACTTCTGCCGTCGCTTAAATCAAAAGCAGAAGACACAACAATAACGGGCGAGTTCGAGGCTATTACAGACCTCCACTCAGCCTTAGTGCAAGAGGAAAACACATGAAAGTTTCGGATCTCAAAGAAGGTGAGCGCGCGTATTTCATGGTCGATTTGGAGGGGCAAAGAGCGTGGGAAGAATGTCGCGTTCTTGCTGTTTCAACATACGGCTATGCGCTTGAGCACAAGGTGAATGGCCAGATTGTGCAGAAGTGGTACGACGCTATTGGAACCGGTGCAGCGCTTCGATTCCGACGCCTCATCGAGTATTGGCATCAGTGGACAAAGAAAGACCACGGTGGGGTTTACGAGCTGGTGATGTTCGCTAACCAAAAAGCCACCATGGAAGGTTTTGTTCCGACCGCAATCTTCAAATCGACATCGACCGGTGACATCTATTCGCTGCCGATCGAGCAGTTTCACGCTGAATTTACACAACACGGGCCAGTACAAGGAGTGCCGTTTTAATGGAAAAGCTGATTACCCTTCGAACCAAGCTGGATGACATCAAAGCGATGGGAACCAATGCCAAGAAAGAGGCTTTGGCCAAGCTGGACGACTTCGAGCAAAAAGCCGTGTCGCTGATGCTCAATCCATTCATCCGCTTCGGCATCAAGAAGTATAACGTAGCCCAGGCGCAGCTGGTGTCCACGCCAAGTGACCAGAAGGTATTGGATGTGTTGGATAAGCTGGCAACGCGTCAGCTGACAGGTGGAACTGCCGTAACCGCAGTTGAGTCAATCGTTGGCTCTATGTGTGAGGCTGGTCAGGACGTGTTTCGTCGTTTCCTGCTGAAAGATCCGAAGGCCGGTGTCGGCATTAGTCTTTGCAACAAAATCTTCTCGGTGCCGATTCCAGTGTTTGAAGTTCAGTTGGCCACCGCCTACAAGGAAAAAGGTGACAAGTTCCCATTCAAGCCGAACAAACACGCCAAATGGCCGATGATTGGTAGCATCAAGCTCGATGGGATGCGCGTGATCTGCGAGGTGATTGTGGGTGAAGAAGAGGTTAACTTCCTGTCGCGCACCGGCAATCCAGTAACGTCGCTCGATCACCTTAAACCGGCAATGCTGGAGCTGGCTCGTGCCACCGGTCATCAACACGTCTTCTTTGATGGTGAGGCAACGGTCGGCTCATTCAACGGCACTGTTTCAGCGATCCGCAAAAAGAATGTGAAAGCTGTAGGCGCTCAGTTCCACATCTTCGATTTCTTCTTGCCAGAATGGAAGGTGTTGGCCAAGACCAAAGAGTACAAAGCCAATGGCATGAAGCTGAAGGAGCGTAAGGCTGCGCTGGTGGCGTGGTTCCGCAATGAGAGAAGCGAAGAGTCAGTTGGTGATTTGGTGCTGGTTCCATTTGAAATCTACCATAGCCACGAAGAGTACATTGCTCGATTCATGCAGCGTTTGGACGAGAACGAAGAGGGGGAGATGGCTTACGATCCCAACTCGGTGTACGAATTTAAGCGATCTCGCGCCTGGTGGAAAATGAAGGACGAGAACGAGGCAGATGGTGAAATCATTGGCTTCCTGCCTGGCGACCCGGATGCCGGCTTCGCACACACCCTCGGTAAAATCGTTGTCCGATTGGAGGATGGTACGGAAGTTCGTGCTTCAGGCTTCAAACATCAATATCTCGATGAGATCTGGTTGAATCAGGATAAATACATGGGGCGCATCGTGAAGGTCAATTTCCATGAATACACGCCAGATGGAAGTCTGCGCCACCCTCGGCTTAAGTGGCCAAGCTGCCTTCGTGATACAGAGGACCGCATTGGGGATAAAGAATGATGCATAACGTGATTCCATACATCTTAGTAGGGTTGATCAGTGGGGTGCTCAGTTCAGCATATTTCATAGTTGATATGCTGAAGCAGGATCTAAAGACTGGAACGGTCAGATTTGGTCGCCGCGTTTATCGCGTGGTTGAGGTGAAGGAGTTCAAACGAAATGGATAAGTTAACACTGATGGACGGGATGCTTCTAACCTACTTCATGCTCTGCGGTGGGTTTGTCGCGGGTATGGTTGGCCGAATGATGGTCAGATTGATCATCCTTGTTTTCTTCTGTAGCAGAAAAAAGATAGAGGATGCGGCCTGGACGTTGTTCAACCTCACTGAGATGAAGCATGGCGTTTTACAGGGAGACCAGACTTACACGCTTCAAGGAGCCTATTATGAAATTGTGGTTAAGCGTAGGAAGAGATTAGCGTCGGCCGCGGTAGAGTCACCTGAAGCACCAGTGACACAGTAATCTACAGCTTAAGCGCCTCTCGTAGGCGCTTAGTTTAATTAGGAATAGCCATGTTAAGGGCTTAGTTATTGATTTTTTAGTCTAGTGAAAGAGATGTAGTTGCCGAAGAGATTAGACAAAATTTTCTTTGCAAAGTACCAGCCTACAGTAGCTGTGATGGCCCATACGATATAGGCAAAAGTATGATTAAAACCTAAAGTTAAGGCACAGAACTTTGCCGCATACCAACCGGCTATCAAAGGTAATAGAAAGCCCACAAACTTGATAATCCCTGGGGTGCCATACTTGATTTCAGCCTTACATCCTCTGCAAACATTGGCACCATGTGGAATTTCACTTCGGCAGTGTTCACAAGTTATGAGCCTTTGCTCTCCCATCACTACTTCCCTCATATGCAAATTAAGTCGTTCTTCTACTTGTTAATTTTCATTTTACCCCAAAACTTACCTGAAAGCTTTATCATCATAATTGGCAGGCTACTGTTTCTAAGAACTACCGTAACAAACTGCTTAGACGCCTTTACAAAGCAATCTATCATTTGTGCATCTTCCATAAACGAGCCACGTTCATGAACTTCAAACGCTTTCTGTCAGTAAAGAAGCCCTGCGCCAATTGCCCATTCCTGAAAGAGAATGGCATCGCCATTGGCGAAGATCGCCTAAGCGATATTAAGCAGTCCCTGCTTGCTGACGACATGACCCCTTTCCAATGCCATAAAACAACGCATCCCACTGGTGGCTACCACGACGAAGAGGGTATCTATCACTCATCAGGAAAGGAAGCGCACTGCGCTGGCGCTATGGGCTTCCTATATGCAAAGGGACGTATGAATATACCAATGCGGATTGGATTGATGGCTGGCTACTTGACGATTGGGCAACTGGAAGAGATAGCATCATCTTTAAACTGTGAATAGGTGTTATTAAATAAATCAAATGCTTATACAAATAATGGTAGTTGAAAATGATTGGCTGTGAGGACATTATAATCTTAAGGCAAATGAGTGCCTTGGCAAATATTAAGGAGTGATTATGTCTGACACACTGATCGTTGAAGCAAGAACCCCGCCGCGTTATACATCGTCTTACGATTTTTCAATGTTTGACCGTGATTTTGGCGGTTCCTCTCCTGATGTTCTAGATGCGCTTCGACTTGGCGAAAGGATTGAGGCTTGTGAAGATGGAACAAAGACAGCCCAAATTTTGGAAACTTGCAAAGCTGCTGTACGTGATAACATGATGGATATGGTTCTGCGGCTGCTGCGCGCAGCAGCCTATGCAGATGATCGGCGCGCTAAATTTCCTACTGAGGCTTTGTTTAGCAACTACGAAGGCGACGCATCAAACGGCTTTCAACCTACCTATCAAACCGAATTAACTAATTCGGCCTTTGCTCCTTTGGCTGCCTTATTCCATTATACCTTTGGAAACGGCGAGCCGATGTTTGTTAACTTAGACAAGCTAAGTTTTAACCTTAACCAAAACAATATGGCGCCTATCTCCCGTTTACTTGAGTCTGGTCAGGTTGGCGTTTTCCAGATCAATGAATGGATGGGTTATGATTTTAAGGAAAGTAGCTATTGGGAATGGTCTTATCTTGGCCGTATTTCGTTATTAGCTCAAGGTACCTTGAAAATTGATGATCAAGGAAACTGGACTTTCCAAGGAGCAGTTTCGGGTACTAAAGATATTTATGACCCAAACCCAGACCCTAGCCGTGGTGCGGTAGGAGAATCACTGACTGATGTTCTCCGATCGCTTAAAGGCACGGACTTTGATATTAATTTTCAAGGTGAACATAAGGTCATTATGGCCGGCAAGAAGTGATAGCAAAGGGGGCCTTGGCCCCCTTTTTTAGTTACTAGAATACTCAATATCACTCAGCCTTGAGCAACGAGGCATTGCAAAATACTGCTTCCTTGGTTCCTGCTCCAGCTTAAATGGAACTAAAACCGTAGAGTAATCAACTTTTACTCTGTTGACGTCAACCTTGATATCCTTTGCAGTAATATCTAAATTAGAGAAAATCTTATTTGAGGGGCGTGTAACATCTTTGACCACAGCACTAACTGCATCATTGACATCAACGACTTTGCAAGCCTGTATATCTTCCTTATGCCCTTGGTCTATAGACCAGTAAGCGTAAGCTCCCGCAAGCACTACGATCGCCGCTACACCAGTTAATACTGTTACCACCTTTCCCATAACATCCCTGCCTTTGTGAAGTAACTATATATAAATGATAAACGTTTTCATTTGAGTAGTTAAGACGAAAAATCAGGTGTTGACAGGCCGAATTTTGATCAAACGAATACGGGAGGATGAAAAAGTATAAGATAGGTATTTACCTACCTACATATATCATTTATAGTCAGCCTCGTTTTCGGCGATGAGCGATTGTTTTTATCCTTAAAATAAATGCAAACGATAATCAGTATCTGGCAGTAGCCTAACGGTCAAACACCAGCAGGGTCAGTCTCCAGCCCTGTTATCGAAATGGAGCAGACTGAGCGAGTCTGATTGCAGAACGTAGAGACGGTGGCTTCGGCCACCCGACCGATGGAGTAACGAGATGGGTAGGGACAATTCGGTCATAAACCCCCGGATTCAAAGGCGTCACTACCCATCTCGTTACGTCATTTTATTACTTATGTCGATTTGTCTTGGATTGAACAAAACGGCGACGTAACCCGGCCAGCTGGGTGAGCTGGCAAACATTCAGGGGTCGATATGCAAGACGTTGATGAGCTTAAGCGAGGAGCCGCAAATCTCTTTGCCAAAGCTATTCAACAGTATCGTGGTGATTACGGCTCCACGACCATTGTAGAGGCAGTAAAGCAAGGGAGTTCGACGATGACCATTAGCCATGACGGAACAATATCGGTCCACAAAGATGGTGTGCTGAGAGTGCGAATGGGTAGCCTTGTTGGTAATTCTCAATGATTCCATACATATCAGAGTTTAGATCCGCACCACGCACCTAACCTTGGTGCTCATGACAAGATTTTTTAGCTTTGCAGTATCAATGCCCCTCGAAGGGCTACATATAAAATACAAAGGAAAAACACATGTCAGAAGTCAAAAAGGTTATCACCGCGTCCGACCGCTCAGCCAAAGGCGTTGTTAAAGCTGTTGCCGATCTGAGTAAGGTTGCAGTCGAGCTGACAGCTCTGGCGCAGTCTAACGTCAACCTGGCCGAAGAAATTGAGTTCAAGCAGTCCCAGCTGGCCGACCTGGATAACCAGATCAACACCAAAGAACGTGAAGGTGCTGCCCAGCTGCGTCTGCGTGTTATCGAAAACGAAGATCGCGTACTGGCTGACCTGATGAAAGCTCGTGGCCTGGCGACCATCTCCGTTGTAGATCTGAACCAGCTGAACACTCGTGCGGTGAACGCTGAAGCAGGCAATGAGCAGGCAGTTGAAGAAGCGCGTACCTCTGCATTCCGTCAGGCTGAATCTGCTGCCAAGGCTCAGATTGCTCAGCTGCAGGGCGACCACCGTGTAGAAATGGCTGAGCTGAACGCAAACAGCAAAGCTAAAGACAACCGCATCGAGTTCCTCGAAGCGCAGGTTACTCAGCTGCAGGGCGAAGTGAAAGCTGAACGTGACACTCGTCTGGAAATCGCTAAAGCGGAATCTAACCGCCAGGGCGTTACCGTAAACACCGGTAAGAACTAAGTTGCGTGTCTGTTCCCTTCCGGGGGGGCAGCACATCGTAGAGCGGGTTGGGTTTATTTATTCACTTAAAGGCTCCGCTAACAGTCCCTCAGCCCGCTCTACGCTGTGTACGCAGCAGATTATGTCTGCAATCGGTAGCTGACATCGTCGAACTCCAAACCTTACTTATAGCGCAAATACCAAAGGGGCTTCGGCCCCTTTTTGTTGAGGCAAATATTGAGCAAATTAACTCATGACTTGCCCTGCTTAAGATGAGAAGTAACTGCGCCCACGCTCTTTACAAACCAGCTCGAACATGGCTTTGGGGAAAGACACCCCACCAGAGTTAGCCAGCTTTCCTTTTTCATCGACCTTTATTTGAGCCACAAAATGTTCAAAACCATTGTAGCCACCGTAAGAGTTTTTTGCGTTGTACTCTTCACATACAGCACCAGCCATACCTCCATCCTCAGTGCGATGACCGCTAAATGTAAGGTTTTTTGTCTTCAAACTGGCAGGATCTTTAAGCTCGTCGCGTAAAACATCCCTTGCATAATCAAATGTTGTATCCATTAGTTCCTCATCAGTTTTCTTATCCTCATGGAAGAAAACTATTGCGCCCATAATGGCCAAAATTACAAAAGCATACTTTGTCTTCATCTTTATCCCTTACAGTTTGAATACAATTGTTATCGGATAATGGGAGGAAAACTTTAAATGGCACTAGGTAGTGACCAACCTATATTTATTCGTTATTCTTTTATTCTTCTTATCAGGTAATGGATGCCTACTATCTTGAAGGGAATCAAATGTCAAAGCTCACGTTATCAGAATACCAGAGCATTAAGGTCGTTGAAGCGGCCAAAATAGTAACCATCACCGACGCCACAATTGGCTTAAGCCTGCACAAAAGTGTGGTGGATCTGGAAGTCGGGCAGGATTTCATTGTACGACATCAACCAGAAATTGGCGGTTATTTTGTTCGCTACGAAGATGGCTATGAGTCTTATTCTACGGCTGCAGCGTTCATTGGACTGGCTAAAGCCAGCTTTGCGGCATCGTTCGGCGTTGCTATCGAGCTGCTGAAGGAGGGTGATCGTGTTGCTCGTAAGGGCTGGAATGGCAAGGATATGTACCTTGTTTTGGTGGGCGGCAATACCATCCGCCAGGCGATAGCCGACAACTATGGCCAGGCTGGGAAAATCTACCCTGTTGCCGATGCGATCTACATGAAGACTGCCGACAATAAACTGGTTCCTTGGCTGGCCAGCCAGACCGATGTACTTGCCGAAGATTGGGTGACTGTCGAGGCTGCTCTATGAAAGACCAGCACAAGAAAATAACAGGCTACCGAGATTTATCACAGGCTGAAATTGATGGGATGAACGAGAGCAAGCAGCTAGCGCAGCAGGTTGGTCAGTTTATTGAAAAGCTTCAGGCAATTCCCAGCATTGATAAGCGCTGGCTTTCCATCGCGACTACAGACTTACAGAAAGGCTTTATGAGCCTGGTGCGAGCGATAGCTCAACCAACAACGTTTTAAGGATAAACATGCACGTTAAAATTTACGGCAAGGACCAATGCGCCTTTTGCATCCGGGCTAAAGAGCTTGCCATACAACTGCAGGGCCAAGGCAAGCTGACTTATGAATATATTGACCTTCAGGAGGCTGGCATGGGTGCTGCTGAGCTGGGCGAGCTAGTTGGCCGGCCGGTACGAACGGTGCCGCAGATCTTAATTGATGACAAGCCTATCGGCGGTTATACTGAATTTTCGAAGTTTAGTACATAATTGTTGGCTCCGTAAGGAGCCATTTTATTTCATGATAATTAACTGCAATAATTATTGAAATTCTTATAATGTCACTTTGGTTTTTGTGTTATAGACTGAAGGTGTCGTAGCAAAAGGAAATCATCTGGAGATTCGAAGTTTACATAACCATTTGATTCAACGTAACCTTGCGCAATTCTCGGATGCCTAAGTGTATCCATGGGTAATGGTTTCTTTGCAAAGGGGTTATGCAAAACATATAATCCATCAAGCAGATGCTCAACGTAATCCCTTTTAAGGGCCTGATGAATTTTTGGAAAAAGCGAGTCACCATTAGGAGTATAAGATGTATAAACTGTCAATGCTGATGGATTATCTGCTAGCGCGCGAATCTTACCCCATGTTGCTAAGCTACTATAAATAACAGCACTTACATCTGAATACTCAGGCGTACAGAACAAACCCATATCAATGTTAGTTTTTTCATTCTTAATTGCAGCATCAACGTTATATGAAACTATTGATTTCAAACCAGATTGAAGAGTAGCATCTTCATCATGGTATAAACCGTACAAAGTTGCTAGAATTGGCCTTGCTGCTGCGAAATGAGCAAAAGGCCTATCAAAGGAAGCAATCGCTATAATAAAAGGCTTATCTTCGCATTGCGGCAAAGAAGAATATCTTCCCCTTAATTTCCGCACTTTAGATATAAAGCTATTGCTAATTCTTATGGAAGCTTCTGAGTTAAATTTATTGAAATCTGTAGGTAAATCTTCTGGGCTAAACCCATAGGTACCTGGCTCACCTTTAGCTGGGAGTGCTACAGTAGCCTCAATACATAATTCATGATCTTTCACTACAACAAAGTCCGGAGCGTCATAAGAAAAATCGGTTACCAAGCCCAATTCTTTAAGATAAGCATGAAGATATAACTCCCAAAGACAAGGTTCAAAAGCGGTTTGAAATTCCTTAACGAATTTATTATCTCTATCTTCAAATCCTTTCGCCCATTCATTTAAAACTTTTCTTTCAGGGAGATATTGGTCGTTTTTAAGAAGTTTATAAATCGGATGTTGTTTGGTGTCAGTTACAATATCAGTAAATAAATCAAGATGGGACATATGCACCCTCTAAGTTTTAACGGTTTTCATTACTAAATTTACAAGACCTAAAAAAGAGGCTAGACCAAGCCTCTTAATTAAGATTCACTTCCCACCGTTGGCCTTGATCGTAATACCATTCTCATATTTATAAACTGTAATATTACTGTCTAAATGAATCATTCTTTGGTGGCAATCCATACAAACTGTAATGAGGGCTTCAACTAATGCTGGCCCACCCTTTGAATACTCCCAAATGTGATGGGCCTGTAAATTCTCAGTCGAAGCACAAAATTGACAAATGCCAAAATCAAGCAATCTTCTTTCTCTTTGGGCCTTTAAATGCTCGTAAGGCCTACTCATTAAGGTTTTTCCTCTTCATCATCATTTAAAGCTAAAGCTAAATTTTCTTTTCTGCGCTTCATCATTAATCTCAATGACTTATCAGGCCCATCAATCCTTGAGACTTCAGTAAGATTACCCTCTTCTTCTTCAGCCTCGATAAACTTCAGTATTTTTTTGACAGTCTCTTTTTTACCTGAGATACCGATATTTGCTGTCCATTGATCGTCAGATTTATCTGTCATCTTTTTTGGCCTTGACGTTAAATTCAATAGTTATTTCAGTTTCAGTATCATATCTCTGAAGCTTACCGATGCCGGACGTTATAACCAAACAAATATTTTTGTTAAAGGTAGGTAAACCATTTTCAAAGCCATCAACATAAAATATCTTGTAGTCAAGACCATCACGGACTATAGCGAACCCCTCATCTAAAAGGTCGAATGTATATGAGTTTACTATTTCATAGTCTTTATAAAATTGAGGCTTATATTCTTTAATTCCTTCTAAAGCATATACATAAAACTCACCTGACTCTTTACGTACAACAAGATTGTGCTCAGACAAGCTGATGACACTATCGCCAGGTCTCAGCACCTTAAAACGAAACTCTTTCATAAAACCTCCTCAACCTCTTAGTAAGGTCGATTTATGTTTTACTAAGTGACTGATGCTTTGTCCAGAGAATTTATCAGATTTTACGTAGTGCCACTTTAATGATTCCATACTTATATAGTATGGAATCATTATAAAATCCGAGCTATGCTGACCCTAAAAAAGAGGTTTCGCATATGCGCAGTGATTTTGATTTGGCTAAAGCAGCAGAGAACTGTTCCGCAGAGACGATCGCGTTTTTGCAGACCGTCATCGAGTCGCCGCTTGACCAGCTGGAAGATTTTAGTGATTCCGACCCGGCATTCAGGAAAGCATTCATGCTTTTCACTCGGCTATCTTTGCTAGTGACGCGCCGCCGACCAGAGCTGGGTGTGCATTGTATTTTGATACACGTTTTGCCGAAAATTGGAGATCTGCCAATTTCCAAAATCACTAAGGTGGTGGTGAACAGGCTGACGAACCCACTGATTGTCGAAGGCAAGATTGTCCAGGGCAAACGTGTATTTTCTGTAATGAAGCAGTTTCTGGCATGGTGCGTTTTCCAGGGGTACCTGGAAAACTCACCAGTTGGCGATATACCACTGAACAAGGTGGGCGGCTCCAACCCTAAGCCCAGAGAACGCACGCTGACTGATGCGGAGATCTGGGTGTTCTGGCATCTATGGGACTACCACGACGTGTGCGAAGTAACGCGCTGGTCAGCCAGATTAACGCTCGCAGCTGCACGACGCCCGGACGAGATTTTACGTGCGAGAGTTGCTGAATTTGACCTAAACAACAATATTTGGAATCAGGGGAACCGCAACAAATCCCATCGTGAACACCGGCTTCCGATCAGCCCTATAATGAGGCTGTGCATCAAGAAGCTCATCGCGGCCGGCAACGGTAGTGAATGGCTCGCGCCGTCCAACAAAAAGCCAGGCCAGCCAATGTCGAAAGTAGCCATCAGCCAGTCACTGCGAAGGATATTGGAATCCCCGGAGATGGCAGACATTGATCCTTTCACCCCACGCGATTTGCGTAGAACGGCAAGGAGCTGTCTGGCCGGGCTGGACGTGCCCAGCGATGTCTCAAGGAAGATTCTAAATCAAAGCCTTGAAGGCATCGACCGGGTGTACGACAGGCACGATTATTTGGATCAGATGCAAGAAGCACTGTACAAATACTCAGTATTTTTGTTTAATGTAGTCGAACGCGAGGGAGTGGAGGATTTGAGCCACAAATACAAAGGCGACCGCCTTGATTTATCAAACAGTCGCCTTGGGCTTGGAGTCGTTAACTTTCGATTGCAGCAAGTATATTCTTGAGCTTTTCATCTGATAGAGTGCCGGATGATTTTTTTTTGTCTCTTAAGGCATTGACTATCTGGCGCTCTTCGTCACTCAGGCTAGGGAGGTTGTTCTTTATGAATTGGTGGATGACCGGGTATCGTTCTTCCAGCACCAGCATCATAAAGCGAGTCTCGTCTGTCCCAAGAGCTTCAGCGAGAGGGGAGACTTTTTCCAATGGCATCGGCAGTCGGCCGGTTTTGATGTTGGAAAGGTTGTTTGCGTTTTCGTAGCCAATCTCAGAGGCGATCTGAGTCTGCGACTTTGGCGAAGTCAAAATCAGCCCCTCAATAAACGCTGAAATTCGGTTACCTTTTTTAGCGACCATATTAGTTTTTTTCCTGCTTACTTATGCGAAATAATTATTAATTTGAGGTGTCATTTGCACCATTGCCCTGAGTGTATTACCGGCCAGAAAGTAAGTAAAGGGTTATCCCTGCTTTAGGATAAGTAACTCACTAACTATTGAGTTTAAACAGGTTTTTCAAGGCTCAATGGGAATTATTTTTGATATAAAACCTTTGATTTTTGTTACATACCGTATAAGATGCCGCCTCAATAAATCAGAACTGTCTCAAAGGTTGTTTATGGATGATCTAATCGCCTCCCTGCAGGCACTTGGCGTGGGTATGCTTATCGCCGTTCCTTACCATTTAGTTTCGGACATTATCCTTAGCTGCAACGGCATAGACATCGACTGCGGAGATGACGCAGTGGCATGTTTTCACATCAATATTGAGCAAATGAAGTACACCCTTGCCTGTACTGGCGAAACCAACCTGGTCACACGTTTTCTCTGATTCTATTTAGCCTTTCTTAAAATCCAAACCTTGTTGCTAGCCTGCGCGTCAATGGTCTCAATCATTGCGCGCAATGCTATTATCACAACCCAGAAAACAAATTGTTTTCACATACAAGAAATGGAAAAACACATGAAAAATAAACAGAAAATAAGAAAAGAGGTTCAGACATTTCGCGAGAGTGTTCGCAAAGTTGTTGTCATGCTCTCCGGGAAGGATATTCCTGTGGCGGAACGTGGCAGCCGTGCATACGTCGAATATAACAAGGATGGTACACCTTACATGGTGAACCTTCCATCGCTACCAGATGATGCGACTGATGGCCTTATGAACGCGATCCGTGGCTTCCTTGACCATGAAGTCGCTCACCTCCTTTTCACTGACTCAAAGCTGGCATTTAACCTGCTCGAAAAGAAAGACAGCCCAGCCTTCCCTCTCTGGAATGCTGTTGAAGACACCTTCATTGAACGACGCATGGGAGAGGTTTTTTCTGGTTCTAAACGCAACCTTGTCAACACGCAACGTCATGTAATTGAGAAACTTTTAGTTCCGAAGGTGGATGAGGCACTAAAGGCTTTGTCACGTAACCCCCGAGATCTCTTTCTAAAGTTCCTGCTAATGCCAGCTTTACGTGCCTGGGCAGGACAAACGCCTTTCATCGAGTTCATGGAGCCGTATTGGGGCTTTGTTCGCGATCCTGTATCAAAGCTAACTAAAGCTGGTGTGCCGGCTGCTGTGCCATTGTTAATGAGCACCGAAGACTGCATTAAGCTGGCAGCCCGCATTTCACTAGCTTTAAAGGAAGACATGGAGAAGCCAGAAGGCAAATCTGGGTCTGGTGATTCAGAAGAAAACGATAAGGAAAATGATTCGCCTGATTATGTAGGTAGTGAGCAACCTACTAAACCAAATCATGAATCTGTTAGTGATAAGCCTGGGAATGATAAGGAAACGCAGGAAGAAGAGCCTGCTCCTGTAAATAATAGTAATGAGGATAATATAAAAGATAAGGAAGGAGGCTCTGAAACAGACTCTGACTCCAGCAACCCTAATGACTCCCAGCCTGAAGATGGCGACGATGAACCTGAGCAGTCTCAGCTTTTTGGTGGATTTGAGGGAGACTCAGATGACAATGACTCAGACGGTGAGCATCCCGAAAATGGCTCGGTTGCTGATGATGCGGATTCAACATCCAGCCCAGTTGATCAACAAAGCTCACCTGGTGATTCAGATACTGATGGTAGTCAGGAAGCCACTCAGGGCGATTTAAGCGAAGAGGAAGGCGCAAAGGGTGATATCCCACTGGACGCTGCGTTTAAGGCGCTGGAAGGCACTGAGGTGGCTCCAGAGCAGGGTATGGAGGAAGCGCTCAACGAGGTAATGGCAAACGAGCTGAAAGGGGTGCCAAAAGGTTCATATCGCCCTTATCAACGCTCCTACGACTATATTGGCCCGATCGATGATGCCGAGAACCACCTTCGCAAAACCCATAAAGCCTTTGGCCGCATCCATCTTAATCGTGGCTTGAAGAATTGGCGTATCGATGATGAAGGTACCAAATTGTTTGCCTCGAATGTCGAGCATCGCCTCGCTGATGGGTCTGCGTCAACACTGGCCAAAGACCTTGAACGAGCCATTGCCAGTCGTAACAAAGTCCAGTTCATACCCGGTCAACGACGCGGAAAGGTGCATAGCGCCAATTTATACCGGTTGTCTATGAACGATGACCGAGTATTCCGTCGCAAAGAAGACCATAAGGCTGTAAATGCTTGTGTTCAGCAGGTTCTCGACTTATCAGGATCGATGCAAGGCTCGAAAGTTTGGCTCGCTCTGGCTTGCGCCTACACAATTTCTGACGCGCTTGATCGCATCAATGTCCCGAACATCATTACCGGATTTACAACTGCAGGTTGTGATGTTGATGCAGCGAGGAAGATGGGTCGCGACTACAACCGCTATGAATCATTGATGCTTCCCACTATTAAGGGTTGGCACGAACGAGCAAACACACCCACTACGCGCAAACGCTTAGGCTGCTTGTCAGAGAGATTCCCCCTTGAAGACAACGTTGATGGCGAATCAATTATGGCTTTGGCTCAGCACTTTGCAGGCCGCACTGAGGATAAGAAAATCATGCTTGTCATGAGTGACGGTGCACCAGCTGGGATCGGCCATGACTTCAGCGACCATCTGAAAGCAGTGGCGGAGTCTATTGAAGGCAGTGGTCTTATTGAACTAATGGGTATCGGCATTCTTACGGATGCTCCCAGCCGGTTCTACAAGAACCACGTTGAGGTTAAAAAAGTGGAGGACCTGGGCGCCACTGTTGTGAGGAAATTGTCACAATTGATACTTGGCTAAGTCATGCCGATAAAGATAAGTAGGCAGCTACTTATCTTTTTATCTTAAAATTATTACTATAAGCACCAGATAAACAAAAACGAGAAAGGAAAAGCACATGAGCGCCGTCCAAGTCCAAGACACCCCAGCGAAGGAAACCATCACCTGCCATTGGTGTTCTTGCGAGTTCCACCATCTTAAATCGCATCTGCAGGGCAAATGCACCGGCATTCCAGAAGAACATAAGAGCAGTGCCGTAGAAGACATCATTTCGGCGTACACCACTCAGTTCCCCGATGCGCCAACGATTTCACCTTTGGCCATTAAGACAATTCAGGCTCGTAAGCAGGAAATTCAAGCAGCTGAGAGCAAAGCGCCGACCGTTAAGGTTGGGTACATCGGCACTGAGGAATACAAAATCGAGATGGTGGCCGCGCACGAGCTGCTTGGCGTAGATCTTAAAAACCTATCTACCGCGCTGAACCAGCCCCTCAAGGTATCAGTAAACGTAAACACTCCATTCCCAGAGTTCGTTCCGGTGGCCAAAGACAACTACGTATACGGTGACTTCGAGCTTATCAAAGATGTTCTGATGATGATGGAGCTGGGGATTCCAGGCTATCTGTGGGGTCATGCTGGCACTGGCAAAACCTCTCTCCCAACTCAACTTTGCGCTCTGATGAATCGGCCGGTCATCCGCTCGCAGCACACCGCTTCGACGGAAGAAGCGCATATTTCCGGGCAGATTCTGGCACGAGACGGTTCGACTTATTTTGAGCCTGGCTTGTTGGCACTGGCAATGCGTCACGGCTGGGTATATCTGGCAGATGAATACGACTTCGCATTCCCTCAAATTTTGGGCATTTACCAGCCAGTGCTGGAGGGTGAAGGGCTTGTCATCAAAGAAGCTACCCCAGAGTGGCGCCGCGTTGCACCGCACAAACGTTTTGCTTTCATCGCCACCGGCAACACAAACGGATCTGGAGATGAGACAGGACTGTATCAAGGTACAAACCTGCAGAACGCCGCCAATTTCTCCCGTTTTGGAATTGTCTCGAAAGTTCATTACATGAGCCAGCGCGCCGAAACCAACATGCTGGTCAAGGCAGGCGCTACAGATGATTTCGCTCAGAAGCTGGTGCGCTTCGCAACGCTCATTCGTGAAGGCTATGAAACCAGCGTGATTTCACAACCAATTGGGCCGCGCGAGCTGCTGCTGTCTCTTCAGGTTGGGATTCGCCGCGGTGACATTCCAGCTGGTCTACAACGCGCATTCATCAACAAACTCCCGTCAGCGTCTGCCCAGGCTGCGCGCGAGATTGCGGATCGCATTTTCGTATGAGTAAAGGCTGCTTTGGTTCGCTGATAGCAGCCTCTGAAACTAATCCCGTTTGCATGGCATGTTCAAGCAAGCGGGATTGCTTCGTTAAGGCTCAAGAGACCGCTATCAAGATTTACGGGAAGTTTGCAGGCTTTCCAAACGACAAAATAAAAAAGACAAGTAAGGCAAAAGCACATGAAAGCATTAATGGTACGAACTGACTTCTCCCTTGGTGAGTCGTCTTTGAAGGCAGAACGTGCGGTAGAGAAAGCCCGTGAAATGGGTTACTCGTCGGTGATCTCCGCTGACAGCATGAATCTGGCATCCGTAATCCCCCTGCAGATGGCGGCTGGTGACGATGTTGCGGTCATTTGTGGTGTGAAGCTGAACCTGGTTGACGACCCCACATACGAGCACCGCGCTCGACTTGCTAAGGAGTCTAAAAGATGTATGGAATCATTAACGCGTGGGCGCAGCTATAGCTTCACGGCGCTTATCAAGAATGAGCAAGGCTATGTCGATTTGTGCGAACTGATGACGCTGGCAAACACACGCGAGCAGTTTTATCACGTTCCCCGTCTTGAGCTGCCGCAGCTGCTGGCTACGTTCGCTAAAGGCAACATCATTCTGCTGACCTCGGACATGGGAAGCGTATTCCAGCGCCCGGACTTCGCGAAGATTATCGCCCAGCTGGTTCACGCTGGCGGCCGTGAGAACTTCTATTGTGCCGTTTATCCGATTGCGACCCCACTCTATGACCAGTTAAATAGCAAAGCGCTGAAGGTGGCCAGTGCTCTCAAGATCGAGCCAGTGGCGTTCTACCCTGCTTACTATGAGGCGCCCACTGACGCTGACATTAAAGACATCGCGCATATGGTGCTGAACAACATTAAAATCGACCAGCCGCACCGTATGCGAATCCCCTATCAGCGTGACAATGGTGTTAACGATCGCCGCCACTTACTCCAGCTGTTGAAAGAGTTCGCGGTACGGATGAGTGTTAACGTCACGCCAGCAATGGTCTCAACAACTCAGGACGCGATCATTGATGCGTGTACATGGCGCTGGCACCCGCTGGAACCCGCTTTACCAACCATGGCAGATGATGAGCCAGCCACATTGCGAAAACTCGCTGTAGAGGGGCTGAGAAAGCGTCTTAGCACCAAAGAGTTCGGCTATGCACCACCAGCCACAATGCACCGTGATTATGTTGAGCGCCTGAAGTACGAACTTGATGTTTTAACCCGCCTTGGCTTCTGCGGCTACTTCCTCATGGTTCACGACCTGATGAATTACGCTCGCGGTGCCGGTATTCCTGTTGGGCCTGGCCGTGGTTCATCCGCCGGCTCTCTTGTCGCCTGGTGCGTGGGGATCACAAACGTAGACCCTATTCGCCACGGATTGCTGTTCGAACGTTTCATCAACCCTGAACGTCTCGACTTGCCCGATGCTGATCTGGACTTTAGCCAGGCACGTCGCCATGAAGTTATTGAGTATCTGGGCGAGCGTTACGGGGAAGAATACGTCGCAGGCATTCCCAACTTCACATACCTCGGTGCAGCTTCAGCACTGCGCGATACCGCACGTATCTTTGGCGTGGACTCCGCTGATATGGCGGTATCTAAAGACCTGCGCTTTGTTGATGACGATTCTCTGTCACTCGAAGAGATGCGCGAAGAGCTTTCCAGCCTGGACAAATACGCAGCTAAATACCCTGACGCTTTTAACGCGGCCACCAAACTGCAAAGTCTCATGCGCGGATTCGGCCGGCACGCAGCTGGCATGATCGTAGCCGGTGTGAAACTGACGGAGCGCACACCGGTAGAGCGACGCGGGGATGCGCGTGTAATCGCTTTTGACAAGCGTTACTGCGAATCCATGGGATTGATTAAGTTGGACGTGCTCGGCCTCGCTACGCTCGATCTGCTGGCTTATGCGCAGCAATACGTGAAAGAAGCCACGGGCAGCGTGATTGATCTCGATGCAATTCCACTAACTGACAAGAAGGTTCTTGATGGCTTTGCCGGTGGTCACACCCAGGGCGTGTTCCAGCTTGAATCAGGTTCGATGCGTAAGCTGCTAAAGGATCTGGGCGGCGGCATTGATCCGATGAGCTTCGAAACAGTTGTCGCCACGACAGCATTATTCCGACCTGGCCCGATCGAATCTGGAATGTTGGACAGCTACGTTTCGGTGGCCAAAGGCTTCAAAGAGGCTGATTCCATCCACCAAGTGCTCGATGGGCTGACCTCTGAGACCAATGGGGTAATTCTCTATCAGGAACAAACCATGAAGGCCACGCAGCTGCTGGCCGGCTTCACACTCGCGGAAGCTGATGGCGTCCGTAAAGCGATCGGTAAAAAAGACATGGAGAAGATGAAGAAGGTCGGTAACCAGTTTATCGAGCAGGCTCAGGCTGGCTGGGTAGAGGTGAAGCTGGAAGACGGAACCACTCGCCAGTTCCACCGCGCGGAACACTTCAAATGTGCCGATGGCAAGCTGCGAACCATTGAAGAAGCAATGCACGATGGCGCCGACGTTCTGGGCATCTAACCGTTTAACGCAGCTTGGATGCCGTATTTAAGCTGCGAAAATTAATACATGGATTGTGATTAAGAGGCACCAATGAAAGTTTTAGAGACGATTTCCACGAAGCCCGGACTAAGCGACAGTAAAGCAAAAGAGATCTGGGAGGCGTTTGAGAAAAACGGGGCGTACCAGTTCAACAAATCTCACTCAGTGGCTTACTCGCTGATTAGCTATCAGTCGATGTTCATGAAAACGCACTACCCTGCCCAATTCTTCGCAGCAGCGCTGACTATTTTGGGTGATGACAAACATCAAGGGCTGGTCAAAGACGCGCTGAGCTTTGGCATTCGCATCTTGCCACCAGATGTAAACATCTCGACCAACCGCATTGAGATCCGTCAGATGAAAGATGGTACGCAAGTGCTGTATGCGCCCTTCTCAGCAGTTAAAGGGTGCTCAGAGAATGGATGTCAGGCGATCATGCGCGCCCGGGCGAAAGTGGGAGGTCATTTCACCGACATCATGCAGTTTGAAGAGGCGGTTGAGAAGCGCGCCTGCAACAGCCGTGTTCGTGATTCTCTCGATCGTGTCGGTGCATTTGCCAGCATCATACCGGGCAGCGTACCTGCAACTTCCGAAGAACGTCGCCGCGACCAGGCAGAGCTGATGGGGAATCTGGTGATCGATGCGGTTAAAGCGACACGCCAGTTTGAGATGACCCCGAAGCGGCAGGCTGAAGTGAACGTATTGATGACGAATATGGCCGCTGAAATGGGGCTGGGTGATGAGCTTATTCGTCCGAGCATCGGCATCAAGCCGCGGCTGATGATCATCCTCGATAACGCTAACGGTAACGATGGCAAAACCGGTTACTTCATGGAAAACGGTTATGACGACTTCAAGGCGAAGTTGCTGGTAGCCGGTGATCTGAAGATGGGCGATCTGTACGTGACTGGCGTCTGCAAGAAGGTGAAGGACAAGGAAAAGGACTACACCAAAGACGAGTTAGGCCAGTTTAACGAGTTCATCAAAGCCGAGGTGGCTCTTGTGCGACCTACGTACATTCTTACGTGCGGTGCGAAGTCCACCAGCCTGTTTAACAACAAATCAAAGCCATCAGATCTTGTTGGCCGGAAGGAGTATCTGCCGGAACTGGATGTCACGGTGTTCTATGGCTTCAACCCTAACATTCTCCACTTCCGCCCAGAAGAAGGCGAAAAGCTGGAGTTGATCCTCGCTGACGTTGCCGAGGCAGTTAATTCGTGAGTAAGCCTCACATCCTATATAGGGCTGATTTGCGCTGCCCAAACTGCAAATCAGCCCCTGAAGTCATCAGAATGACCGATGAGAACGCAGAGCAATTTTGGTGGGAAGAGAAAGGCACGACATATCCCGTTTTATTACGCCATACAGAGCTAGCAGCACGCCATTGCCCATTCAGAACTGAGATCTACCATTTGACTCTCCCGCTGGCTATTGGCGTTTGGAAAGACGAAATTAAAAACAGGAAGCAACGAAAATGACTATCGAATTGGCACCGGCGATGATTGAGAAAGCGTGCGAAGCAATTACCCGTTCTAACTTTTGGGAGTTTATCGACCGCACCATGACGCTTGAGCTGGCCGTAGCCAGCGCCAAGTATGACGGTGAACGTGCCCCTAATCGTCTCCGCAAGGCGACCAAAGCGATGCTGAAGGTCGTTTACGATCCTCTTATGCGTCGTTTCGTTGAAGACATCAGTAGTTCGAGCAAGGCACTGGAAAAGCTTGAAGAGTTGAAAGCGTACCGAGACATTCTGGTGACAAAGGTTGCCAATGAGTTTACCGAGGCTGAAAAGTTTGGGGACGTTGGGGAGTATCGCCGCCAAAGAGATGCGCGGTTAAATAAACAAGCTGCTTAATTTAATAAAATAGGGCTGACGCCCTATTTTTATGTTTATGCTTAATTTATTTATAATTTTTTATAGCCGGTTACTTTGGATGGATCTGATTTAAAATCAGACGCAGATATAGGGGTGTAGTCTACTAATAGTTGCCCATACTGCTCGCCGCCGCGGTTAATTTCAATTCTTCTGATAAAGCGAGGTAGAAACCCTGTCATATATTGTTTGCCATTGTCCAATTTTACCCATTTGCTTTCAGTCCACCAATCACTAAATTCCTGTGAGTTTTTATTAGTAGGGACTGTTTTAAAATAATGATCGTCTAGTACAGATTTAAAATAATAGGGTTCAGCACCATCTGTGTCTTTGAAGTACAGTGCTATAAGACTAGCACCTGCAAGCTCTTCCATTTCCTGTTTGAAAGCTTCAGAAACTTGCTTAGACGAGGGTTTTGTGTAAGACATGATTATCCTTTTTGAAAGTTTTAATACGGCTATGAGTTATCTGGCGAATATAATCTCGCCACGGTAAGCAACTGGATTATCCCAAGCTTCCTCTTCATTTAATAGATAAGTAATGATACTTATTGGATAAGCTGCATCCTTCATAAGAGAAAAATACCTATTAATTACCCTGTTATTAAAACCAATCTTTTCTTCGCCATTACCCTCAAGCCAAGCCGTAAGTTCTGAGTCTATAGGTCGCTTTAAATAACGCTCGTCTTTTAGAACGGCAGCAACCTTAAAATCGCTTGTGTGATGAGCAACGTGCAGAAAATAGATAGTTTTTAGATCTTCCCCAAACTCATCTTGGAGAACCTCGATGACCGCCTTTCGAATCTTTAACTTATCAATCGCCATTTCAGTTTCCTTTGAACAGACAATCTTCACAATAGGCAGAATGCTGCGGCCAAACTTTAGATCTGTTAACACCTTACACCCTTAAAATCGTCCTGCCAACTTGAAGAGCTTTGTGATAAATTTCCCCAGATTAAAATAACCAAATGGCTATCACGCAAATGAACAATATACTTGACCAAATAATAATCGATCTTGAGTTTAATCGCGATGACCTTGAGGCTGTCTGGCAACGACAACCAGTGCTGCTTATGCAGTACGGTGCAAGGCTGGCGCAAGCTGAAAGACAAGTGGCTGATGCTAAGCGCGGTCTGGATGCGGTTGAAGCCAAACTTTATGACACTCATCGTAAGGACTTGAGTATGAACGGCATCAAGTTCAATGAGTCAATCCTCGATGCCAAAGTAAAGACCAGCGTTAGCTACCTATCCCATCGGCAAAAGCTGGATGATGCTCGATACCTGGCTGACATGTACAAACATGCCGTTGCAGCATTTAACCACCGAAAAGACATGATCGTGCAGGCATCTAAGCTCGCCATTATTGAAATCGAACGCATGGGCGCCGAGCGTTTCAATCGCCCTTCCTGACACCCTATTTTTATATCTGGAATATAGCTATCTAACTAGCTATCATGCTTTTGCTCGTTAGCGAGTCACGACTGCCCAAAGTGCAATGCACCATCGGCCAAAAACAATAATGGAGAAACACATGTCATCAGCATTAATGAACCTTCTGAGCAAAGCTCGCGGCGACATCGCAGCTAAGCGTGGTAACAACGTAGATATGGCTCGCCTGAAGGATGGCGACAACTACCTCCGTCTGTTCCCAAACAAAGACGATCCTGACGGCGTCTTCTATCAAACATGGGGTATGCACTTCGTTAAGTACCAGAACGACGAAGGCAAAGAAGCAACCACCGCCTACGTGTGTGATCAACACACCCACGGTCGTGCTTGCCAGCTGTGCGAAATGGTGATGGAAGGTAAAGCTCGTCATAAAGGCAATAAAGCAATGGAAGACCGCATTCAGGCAATGCGCGCTACTCCACGCTATCTGGTTAACGGCGTACTTTCTGCTCGTGAAGATTTCGCTGATGCGAAAGAAACCCAGCTGATTGAGCTTCCAGCGACCGTGTTCGATGACATTCTGAAAGTTATCGGCGAAGACCTTTCTGATGAAATTGGTAACCCGCTGAGCAAAACTGAAGGCTATGCGTTCTGCATTACCCGTACCGGTTCTGGTCGCGATACCAAATACAGCGTCTCTCCTAAGCGCAAAGTCTTCAAAGGCAACATCGAAGACAAGTTCTGGAACAAGCAGCATGATCTGATTGCTTTCGCAAACCAGGCTGACGAAACCAAATTGTTGGCTACCACGCGTCACATGAGCCGTCAGATTGGTATCGCTGCGCCTTCTGCGATTGCCGCTGTTAAATCAACAACCACCTCAGCAGCAGCACTGCCAGGTTTCGGCTCCATCACCGGCCACGACGAATCCCCAGCGACTACTCACGGTGCAGCAGCTGTTGCGCGTGAAGAGACCCCGGCGCCATCGTCCATCGTTGATGAAGAAGTTGCTCGTGCGGTTGAAGCTGAGTTCGTGCCAGAAGCTGAAAAAGTTGCTGAGCCAGTGGCGACAACGCCAGCGGCAGAAGCATCTGCAGCAGCAGACCCGGCACTGGATTCACTTCTGGCTGAGCTGGAAGGTCTGTAATCGTCGAATAGACGGAAAGAAGGCGTCTTCGGACGCCTTACTTTTTGGAAGGAGCATACCTTGAACTACTTATTCGTCGATGGTAACAGCCTCGGCTACTACCACCAGCAGCAGAAAGAGAAACTTCACAACGGTGAGATGGAAGTGCAGGCGATTTTCGGCTTCGTCAAAAACGTTCGTCGTTACGCCTCTATCCTTCGCGCGCGGCCAATTGTCTTTTGGGACGGGTTCAGCGATCGCCGCCGTTCGTTTTACCCAGAGTACAAAGCCAACCGAGACGACAACCCAGAAATGCTGAAGATGAAAGAAGGCTTTTCCAAACAAAAGCCTTATATCGTCAACATGATGAAAGTGCTGGGCGTAAACCAGTTCACCGCCAAAGATGGCGAAGCTGATGATCTGGCCGGCATGTTCGTTGAGAGGCTCGTTGATTCACCTGCAGTTGAGCACATCTATCTGCTTACTGGCGATCAGGACTGGCTTCAGCTGGTCAGTGAAAAGGTGACATGGGTGACCGTGAGAGCCGATGCTCAGCATAAGCAAATCAACTTCGAACAGTTTTCGGAGCTTACTGGCTACGCGACTCCCCGCGGCTTCCTCGAAGGCAAAGCTCTTCAGGGCGACAAGTCCGACAATATTGCTGCTGTGGGCGGTATTGGTGACGGCGGCGCTAAAGAGATTATTGCGGAATACGGCAGCGTTGTAACGATGGTGCGCGGCATTATGGACGGCAGCATTGTCATCGACAAAGGTCGCCATAAAACAGCATTCAACAACCTGGCCAAGAACGCCTTCAACGAGAAAACCAAATGCAGGATGCTCGAAGCTTTCAAGCGCAACATGTCACTGATGAACCTCATCAAAACTCAGTTCCCACCGACTGTAATCGAGCCAGTTAAAGCTGAGCGCGATCATAAAGCATTTGAGCAGATGTGCCTTGAGCTTAACTTCCGGTCGTTCCTCGAAGATATGGACGTGTTCAAGCTGCCATTCGTAAGGTACTGCGCATGATTCGCTCTTTGTTTACCGGACACCCATCAACCTACACCGCGCTGGCCAAAGAGGTCGTTTTCCTTCATGGGGAAAGCGCAGTGACTTGTCTACCAATAATTCTGTCACGCGCCGGTATGAGCGTCACCAAACGTGAGCTGGGGCAGGTATCAGATCAGGTCATTAAGATGCTGTCACGCGTCAAAAAGAATCTCAATTGCGACTCGATTGAGTGGAACGAGGCGAAAGCCGCAGATCGTATAAAAGAACAAGGATAAAACACATGGCTAAATCTAAACTGGCTCAGGCGCTGAATAAAGCGATGGGCAAAAACGACACCATCCAAAAGGTCGAGCAGTGGCTCGATACAGGATATGCCCCACTTAACCGCGCAATTTCAGGCCGTTACGATGGCGGTATGCCAGCTGGCCGTATTGTTGAGATCTTCGGTCCACCATCCGCAGGTAAAACGTTTCTTGCCACCCGAGCGATGATCGCGGCTCAGCGCATGGGCGGCGTTGCAGCCTTTTTTGACCACGAAAACAGCTTTGACGTTGGCCTGGCGGTGGGCATGGGATTAGATGCTGACGAAGATGAAGGCTATTGGGTTTACAAGCAGCCAAACACCTTCGAGGACTCAGTTGAGAATATCGGCATCCTGCTTAACACCATCCGTAGCAACGAGCTGATCCCCAAAGATGCACCGATCGTCATCGTTACCGACTCACTGGCGTCAATGGTGCCGCGTTCCAAAGCAGAGAAATTCACCAAGATGGCTGAAGGCACTGCCAAGGATAAAGACGAGTTGAACATGAACGACAACACGGCTCTGGCGCGTGCTACATCCGCGAACTTCCCTACACTCGCCCAATGGTGTCGCCAGTACAACTGTCTTTTGATCGTACTGAACCAGGTGCGCACTAAAATTGGCGTAATGTTTGGCGACCCAACCACTTCACCTGGTGGTGATTCGCCTAAGTTCTACGCCTCGGTGCGCATCCGATTGGGCGCAAGCCAGCTGAAGGATGGCAAAGAGAAGATCGGCCAGTGTGTTGGCGCTGAAGTTGTCAAAAACAAGGTTGCGCCGCCGTTTGAAAAATGCAGCTGGAATTTTTACTACGACACCGACCGCGGCCTCGATGTGGTGGAATCACTGGTTGAGCACATGCTTGAAGAAGGTTTACTGCCTAAGAACTCTTCTGGCCGTGTAGAGATTGGCGATAAAAAATACACTAAATCTCAGATCGTTGAGCTGTATCGCCAAAAGCCGATGGAGGAAATTGTTGCGGCGCTGGCCAAGATCGACAGTGACAAACGAACCAAGATGGAAGCTGAAAAAGAGACCGCTGAAGCAGAGTAATAAGGTTAACAAATAGTCGATTAAACGAGGGGTGCTAACGCGCCCCTTCTTTTTTGGTTGCAATTAGGTAGTTAACTACCTATTTTAGGTAAGCACTATAAAACAATGGATAAACACATGATTAAGTTCTACACCTTCGCCATCGGAGTGATTGCATCAGCCTTGGCTGTGTATCGTTTCATTGTGCCTGCCCTGTTCTCACTGAGTGATGATTTCGCCATGGCGTTGGCCGCTGTTCTCGCTCTTTCTTATCCGGTCGCCCTGGTGACCATCTCTAAAAAAGTATGGAAACGCAAAAAAAAATGAAAAAGGTAATTGTCGCTCTGCTACTGGCAGCATCTGCATTCACGCTGACCGCGTGTGATCGTGAAACCGTCCCTGCGGGATACGTAGGTGTGAAAGTCGATCTGTATGGCACTGAAAAGGGCGTCCAACAGCAGGTTGTAGGCGTTGGACGCTATTGGCTGACCATGAACGAAGAACTGTACAAGTTCCCCACGTTCAACCAGCTGCACACGTATCACGACCCGTTCGTCTTCCAGACTTCGGACAGCATGACCATCTCCGCGCATGTTGGCGTTGAGTACGCTGTAGAACCTGACAAGGTGGCCAAAGTGTTCCAGACGTACCGCAAAGGCGTTGATGACATTACCACCAGCAATCTACGTCAGAACATTTCAGATGCACTGATCAAGCACTCCACTGATATGAACATCACGCAGCTGGCCGCAGGTGGCAAAACTAAACTGCTTGATGCGGTGACCAAAGATTTACGCGCGAGTCTTGAGCCGATCGGCATTCATATCGTGAAGCTGAGCTGGACGACCGATCTCGATTATCCGAAACAGGTGAAAGATTCCATCAACGCGAAGATCGAGGCCAATCAGAAAGCGGCTCGTGTAGAGAACGAAGTCGCTCAATCCAAAGCTGAAGCCCAAAAGGCTATCGAGTTGGCACGAGGTGAAGCTGAATCCAATCGCATTCGTGCTGAAGCAGAGGCTAACGCTATCACCCTGCGCGGCCAAGCGCTTCGTAGCAATCCTGAAGTGCTGCAACTTGAGGCGATTAATCGCTGGGATGGCAAGACGCCGGTTTATGTCGCAGGCGGCAACAGCGCCCCACCATTCGTACAGTTTAAGCCGTAACAAACACAAGGCGTCCAGTTGGACGCCTTTTTCTTTCTGTCATTATAACCCATAAGAAAACAACTTGTTTTCTGAGTGAATATGAAATTCAAACACATACCACTTATTGACGTTACAACGCCCCGCTCTTTTCGGATCGCGATAGTTGACTGCTATTGGCTGACCAAGGGAGAGAACGTTGTAACTAATGAGCGTTACGGGAACTACATGTACAACTCAGACAGACGCGTTGTGGAACGAGTATTCAAACGTCACATTCAAGAGGATGGTTACAGTGTCACACATATCCCCCTCGCGTTTATTGAAAGGAGAGATTAAGTGTCTTTTGCATTAGAACCCATTGAACCAGAAATGACCCAGGTTCGGGGCGATAACGTTTCAAACCACCCTGCTTTTGGGATGGTTTCAGTAAACCGCATCCACTCAACCGGCACGACCTTATTCGCTTCTGACCTTCGCCATGCTGAAATCATAGAGCTGGAGATCTACGAAGGCCAGATGGTTGAAAGGGATGGTGTGCAAAACCCGGCGCGCGCTACACGACGCCCTATTACATCCATCAGCCTCAGTTCAGCTCAATGGGCTACTCTGGTTTGCAGCTTTGGCCTCGGCGAAGGTGTTCCTTGTACGCTCAATCGAACTAAAACTGGTGATAGCGTTCGCATCCCTCCCATCAAACGGATGGAGTCCACACGTCAGCGATTTGACCGAAACATTGAAGAAGCAGCCCTGCGCCAGCTGGCAAACCTAGCTGAAGATCTGCAATCCCTCAGAACGTTAATGGCCAAGGGAAAAGCCGGTAAGCGCGAGCTGGAAGAATTGTACCGTTCAATGTCTGCCCATCTGGGTAACCTGCCTAAAAACCTATCGTTCTCAACCCAACTGATCCAAGAGTCGATGGACAGCATTGTGTCAGCCGGAAAAGCCGAATTAGAAGCGTCAGCCGTTGGCGTGGCACTTCGCCTAGGAATCAAAGAGATTGGCCGCTTGGTCGAACTGGAGAACAAAACTGATGAGTAACATCGAAGGTATCAAATGGGTGGCTGATGGTGAGCCGAATTTCTACACGCTGGTTTCAGGCAAGAGCTGGTTCGGGAAACTCCAGCTGAACGGAGAGATGCACACCGTTGCTCAGGAGAAGTTTTTAAATGGCCTGTTCCCACACTTGAAAGGAGAGGCGAGCAAGTCAGTAACGACGCTCACACCGGTAAAAATTATCGAAATCATGATCGATTGGCTGGAGTGCAACGTGGACATGGGCACACCTATCATCTTTGACAATGATGATGACAACACGGATTCGGCAAAAGCCTTACCAGCTATGTACGAAGTGCTGCGCGTTCTTCGAGGTATAGGGGGGGCAATCTTGACTGTGGTATGCGAAAGCGTGTGGCCGGGTGTCGATTGGTTTACTCCGGGTAAGGAGTATAGCGGTGTGTCAGACTCTGATGGCCAAGCGCTACATACTACTGACGACTTTGGCGACGATGCCCAGATCTTCATTGACCATTCTCACCACGGCATCTTTAAAACCAAAAAGGAAATACCATGACCAGCAAACCAAAGGGAAGCGCTCTGGCAGCGCTTTACAGCGCTTCTAACGCTGCGCTTGATGAAGTAGACCAGTTAAGAACGGATGGCTTCCCGCAGCCATTGTGGGCTGAATCCATGCGTACTGCGATTGGTGAAATGGGCGCGCCCGACGTGGCTGAAGATGAGCTGCCCTGGCAAAAGCTGATCCGCGTGTATGCCGAAGAGATTGGGCCGACACCAGAACCAGAGCAGGCATTGCTGCTGAAGCTGTTCAAGGAGGCGGGTGAAAACTTACCAATTTGGCCGAGCACTTGCCATGAGGTGTTCCATTCGCAATTTAGAAAGATCGACATCTTTGAAAATTCCGTAGAGAGCAAAGAGGCAATCGTCTGGTTTCTTCTTCACCTCGATGATTGCTTCCCCCGCGTAGCCGCGAAGATGTGGCCTGTAGATAACGATTAATCGCCTATTTAAGTCAAATATAGTTAAGTAACCAACAACTTACAATAAGGGTATAAACACATGAAAACACTTGTCAGAATCCACTCAAGTTGTGACTTCTCCGTCTTCCCTCTTTTCATTGTTGAAGCAGAGAATGAAGAGCTGATGGACGAGGCCATTGAACGCGCAATTAACAGATGCACCGGTTATGAGGATGACCAGATAACCATCGACGAGAGCAATGTACGCTGGCGCGGCAGCCAATGTTGGTATCAGGAAGATACTCAACCGCTCTCCAATGAGAATGCAGAAACACTGGTGAGGATCTTATTGTTAGAAACCTACAGCTAACGCTTTCCTTACATTTCAAAAATAGGTTACTATCTACCTATCTTATGGAGTTCGCATGACAGTAGCTTTGCAATTAACCTCTCTCCTTCTGGTAGTTTTATGCCGTCAGATGAAGAAAGCCTTCGAGCCAATGCCCGGGCGCGTTTATTACGCTTTCATGCTCAGCACCGCATTATTCATGTTCCTGTCGCCGGTGCTGAAATGAAACGGATCTCGTTAATCGCATTATTGATGCTTCCCACTTTAGCCCAGGCTAACAGCCTGAAAACGTTGCAGTGTCACGCTGCCATCGTTCATTCAGCGGGAGAGCGAATCACTGGAGTTTCAGAGCGGATGACCGGTGCGCTGGTCATTGACAGCGGTATGGAGTTTTACGCGCTGCTCGGCTCTGCGATTTACAAGTCTCCCCCGCTGAAATCGCGGAAGAAGATGAAATTTGGTGTTGGCTCGGATGGCCAGACCTTTATTAAAAAGGATGCCGTGTACAGCGTGTCTTCTCAGGACACCAGTATCATATTTGACGAGTGTTCCGAGGTTAGTAATGATTTACACCATGCAAAAAAGTGAGATCCAAAAAGAGAGCGGTTACTGGCGCGCAAAGGGCTTTAAGCGTGAAGGGAACGAAGAGCTTCTGGATCGCTGGGACTGCACCATCACCTTCAAGCGCAAGCAGTGGCAGCATTTCGATAAGTTGAAAAACGAAATGACGATCACCGCACCGACACTCTTTGGGCTTCTTAAGAAAATCATCTAATTGGTTATCAAGAATTGACTGAGGTATGTGGTTTTTACATACCGCAGTCAATGGCATTTGCCGAAGTACGCAACTCTACATACCGCAGTCAAGAAATCACATATTCTGGTTGGTTCAGGGTGGTTATCATTGACTGCGGTATGCGTATTACGCACCGCAGTCAAGATAGGATGTGAGACGCATATCTCAGTGAAGATTGCATGCCGCAGTCAATATCACATGTCGCAGCAAATAAACCGCATATCGCAGTCAATATACTGCATACCTCAGTCAATTTTCGGGTTTTGATTTAGCGAGAGCTTCTGCCAGTTTGACGGGATCTATACCTGCAGTTTTCAAAGCCTTAATGACTTCGTCGTAGTTCTCTTCTGACGGCGGCTGCTCTTCAACCTTTTGTTTAGGCAGCTTAGAAGTCTGGATCAGCTTCGGATTGCGGTAGTGAACGACGAAGAAGGTGGAGTTTCCGCGTTTAGTTTCGGTGTATTCGAGGTACCCGATTTCTTTCAGTTGCTCCATGGCCTTTCTAACAGTGTGATTTTGCGTGTAAACGCTTGAAGTCAGGTTAAGCCGGTCACGAAGGCGCTTCATGGAAATGGGAGCGTGGTTTTGGGGTAGGCTTTCAATGAAGGTGTATAGAGCCTGGGCTGATTCTTTACGTGGCAGTGCATCAATGGCTTTAAGTCGAAGCAACACACGCCTATCCATGTCATAGAGTTCGAAGAGCTTAGGCTCAGCTTCAATTTCAACAACGTTTTCAACGGCATCGTATGATGCTGATTTTACCAGGTGTGTCACCCACCCTTTCGTATCGTTCTGGAACTTAAGCGTGACTGATGCCAATTTAAACAGGGAGTTACTGATACGATCTCGCATCTTCTGGTTGGAACGCCGGCTATCGAATCCACACATCTTAACGAACTCGACAAACGTGAGCTTAAGCGCACTTCCCTGCACCCCATGCTCTGCCATCGAACGAACGATCCCCAGCCACACCTTAAAATCAGTGTCCATATCCAAACGTGACCCTGTAATTTTCACGTCGTTGTAGCCTTCGCTCTTTGCGATGGACAGCTGGACAAGTTCTTCGGTCGCATCTGTGATATTTTTACGGTTGGTTTTGCTCTTACTCGTTGATTTTAGAGTAGGAACAAACAGGCCGAGACGCATAAGCGGCACCGGCTGAACAGTGCTGGAGCTGTTAATATCCAGTGAAACGATCTCACCTGTCGATTTGTTTGTTTCTTCCAAATTCATAGGTAAGGTTTTGGATTTCTTGACCATTTTAAGCACCAGCAGTTGTTCACATGCCGTAAGTGTAACTGCATATCTCAGTCAAGGTAAATACATACCACAGTTAATGAATTTGCGTACCGCAGTTGGTAGGTTCACATGTCGCAGTCATGATTCTGCACACTACAGTCAATATCGATCCTATCTCAGCCCTGTGGTGGCGTGGGTTTGCGGCGATCGGGGATCTCTTTTGGATCTCCGTTAGGATCACTTAGGGATCAATTTATTGGATCGATACTGTGGAAATTGGGGATAAACAAAACAGGCAGTTACAGCCTAACGCTAAACTTATGCGTTACAGTCGCAAATATTTCCACCGGCAAGAGTAGACCAATGGATCTGAAACGAACACGCTGGGTTCGCCGTCTCGAAGATGGCACCTACACCATTGAGCCAGACAGCAAACTTAATTCCCAGAAAGAACTATGCGACCTCTGTGGGATTGCATCAAAATGCCCAATCAATGAGGCACGGCACAGGTTTAAGGCTACAGGGGCTGATTTCCACTTAAATTCTTGTCTGCGGTATGTGCCGCTTATCGTGTTTCGTAAACCGATCATCGGATTGAATGAGCCTTACTTCAACACGCTCCGCAGCGGAGTTACCTGGGTTAACCGTGTAGAGCCAGGTAAAATCGTGTGTCTGGTAGACGCAGCGAACGGAGAGCGAATCAGGTTCGCAAAAGTGGATCGAGTCTGTTCGGGGCCATACGAAGAAATGCTTCGGAAACACAGCCGATTCAACCACCTTTGCATGGGCGGTGAAAGCGTCGATAAGGTTTCTGAAGTAATCCGCAAATCCTATGGGCATTTTCTGAAGCCTGATAGTCAGCTGACGGCCATTTATCTACGGAGCATCAGCCGTGAACATGATGTTGAGTATCACACGGATCATGAACTTGAATTAGAAGATCCTCGTGCAAAAGCACCAGTGATAGATATGGCCTCGCTGCGCAGAAAGCGCGAGAAGACGATTTAACTCTATCAGATGGGTGAACGCACCAGAGATTACGTTCACCCCTTAGAGAAGCGTACAGCGGGCTTTTGCTATCTACCGCTCAATCAAATCGCCATCCCCATTCATCCACATGCCATCAGCCAAATAAACCCACTCATCTGGATCATCAGTAACGCGCAGATCTTCGTAGAGCGAAGTCAGATCACTGCCAGCAATTAACTGCCTATATTTGTTCCAATTTCTTCGAACGTCGTAATAAGTTTCAACATCGTAGTCCTGCTCCCTCAGCTCATTGTCTGAAGACACATTAAGTGTTTTCTTCAGCCCGACAATGTTGAAAATCCACTTCATGCCATTTTTGACATAGTAGGCCGACGTATAAGCATCCTCATCTGGCACACGTTCATAACCAAGCTTTAATGCGACCTGAATTTGTTCAGGCACTGATAATACAATGGCCATTTTGATCCCTTTTATGCTGTGTAAAACCTTATCTTAAAGCGCCTTAGCTAAGGAGTTAAGGTTTTTAGACCTTCCCCTCGGCAATACTAGGTAGTTAGCTACTTATAAATATTGCATAATAGCCAGCCTGCGAACCAACTCAATAGCCTGTAGCTCTGAATTGATGGCCTGTTCAGTGTTGGTAACATTGCGTTGAATTTATAACAAGCTGGAAGAACACATGACTATACCGTATGGCGTGATCTCTGATCCCCACTACCACAACTGGAACACTTTCGCGGTTTCTGACGCCAACGGGCTTAATTCCCGCCTGGCCATTCTGCTTGAATCCACAAAAGAAGCAGCCATTGCCATCAAAGAGGCGGGGGCGAAGCATTTGTTCGTTGCTGGTGACACATTCCATGTACGCGGCACTATCACACCATCTGTACTGCATTATGTGACGGAAACATACAAGTGGATCATTAACGAGCTTGGCCTTGAAGTGGTCATGCTGGCTGGCAACCACGACCTCGAAACTAACGATTCCGTCTACAGTGCTAACGCAGCTGCCTCACTGCAGTCGATCGGGGTTCAGATCGTTTGTGGCCAGCAACCGTTCAGCGTTGAAGTTGGTGATGTGAATGTTCATTTCATCAGCTGGCGTAACTCCCATGCCGAGCTTTTGAGTGATATGAAGGCGTTGCGAAATCGTCTTGAGGGCGACAACCACGACATCATCATTCATACCTCAGTCAATAAAGCGATTCCAACCATGCCCGATGTGGGCATCGATGCGCAGGAGCTTAAGGATATTGGCTTCCGGCTTGTTTTGTCTGGTCATTACCACAACCACAAAGAAGTCTTACCCGGTGTCGTCAGTGTTGGCGCGTTGACACACCAGAATTGGGGTGATGTAGGGACATTGGCCGGTTACATGGTGGTGCAGCCTGATGGCAGCTTTACCCAGCATGAAACCTCCGCGCCAAAGTTCATCAATCTCGAAGAGGGTGTTGATGATAGCGAAGTACGCGGCAATTACGTTCGGTTCTACGCGACTATTGAAGCCGACGAAGAAGGCGTGAAGATAAAAAACACTCTTAATTCCATGGGCGCCAAAGGTGTCGTGTGCAACTTCGTTCGCAAATCCTCAATGATGACCGGCTCCGCCAGCACTTCCGCGACGGCAAAGATAGATAGCCTTGGGGAGTCAGTAAGCGCTTACTGCCAAATCATGCACGACACTGACGGCGGTTTTGATGTGAAGGCATTGGGGGCGCTTTGCAGCGACATCCTCCTTGAAGCTGAAACCGGTACTTCAGAATGATCACCGGAAAATTCCAGTGGGCTGTAAATATCCTGAACAACGGAGGGACGATCACACTGCATCGTTTCACATACCGCAGTGAACGAGTGCGCTACAAACTCAACCGTCTTTATCGTGACGGCGTCTTGGATCGCGCTTTGTACAAAACTCACCTGGAGTTTCGTCTCAAGAAAGATCAGCCAAAGCTGACTAACCTGGCCTCCAAAATAAAACATACAGAGAAAAGTACATGAAATTTTTGTCAATGAAAGTTGAGAACTTCATGGCGCTGGCCGAAGCGGAAGTTGAACTCTCCGACCGCGGGCTGGTGCTGATCCAGGGTATCAACACTGACGACTCATCAGCTTCCAGCAATGGCGCTGGCAAGTCCACCCTCATGAACAGCTTAATGTGGTGCATCTATGGCGAAACAGCCCATGGTGTAAAGGGCGACGATGTTCTGTCAACGGGGAACGAGAAGAACTGTCGCGTTCAAGTGACCATTGAAGACGAAGGCAAGAAATTCGCGATCATCCGTCACCGCAACCACAAAGAGTTTAAAAACCGTCTGATCGTTCGTGGTGAAGATGGCGATATGACCAAAGGCAAAGACACGCTTACACAGGAGCTTGTCGAGCGGCTGATTGGTGCATCTAAGGAAGTTTTCACCGCATCGATTTATGCAAGCCAGGAGGCGATGCCAGATCTGCCGGGCATGACTGACAAGAACCTCAAAGCGATAGTCGAAGAAGCAGCTGGCGTTGACCGACTGACCCGGGCGTATTCAATTGCTCGCGAACGGGCAAATGCAGCTACCGCGCGCGTTGATAACGTTAAGACCAAGATGGATGGCGCGCTGTCGCTGGTGGACTCAGCTGAAACAGAGCTGAAGTCAGCCAAGGCATCCTCCGAAGAGTGGGAAAAGAGCCGCAGCCAGCGTTTGGAAAAGTCACGCGAAGATCTAACCGGTGCTGAAGTTGAGCTGGCAGAGGCGGAACTGGAATTGCGAACCATTCCAGAGCAGATCCGCGATAAGCAGAACGCCATTACCGATGAACGTGAAAAGCTGGCGACTAAAGATGAGCACGACAAAAAGCTGGTTCGTGTCCGGGCTGTTATTTCTGAAGCGGAAGGTAACATTCGTTCCGCAGAGACGTTAATAGCGTCAGCGGTTAAACGTGCCCACAACAACAAAGCGCAGGCTGATGCCATTGATTCCAAAGTTGGCACTCCGTGCCCAACCTGCGGAAAGGCTTATTGCAGCGAAGATTTATCAACCGTTAAGGAGAACTATATTGGCCAGGCACGCAGTGAAATTGCAGAAGCGCAGGCATCAGCAGCGACAGTGGCTGAACAGCAAGGCCGTCTTGACAAAGCGCGCGGCATCGAGCGAGCACTTATCGACGCAACACCAGATATCTCAGCCATCATTGCCCGAATCCAGCAGCTGAATGGCGAGCTAAGCATCTTAAACAAGCGCTCCGGCGAGCTAGGTTTGCTTGAGACCACCTTCCGCCGCGCCAAGACCGAAGTGAATCGCATCATTGCAGAAGTGAATCCATTTCTGGCGATCATTACGCGCCATGAAGAGAGCCTGCGCGCCAATAAATCTAAATACGCAGAACTTAAAACAGAACTTAAAAACCATCAGGAGCAGGCTCAGCTGCTTGAGAAAGCGCGCCAGGTATATTCACCAGCCGGAGTCCGTTCGCATATTCTCAGCTCAGTGACGCCGTTCCTGAACATGCGTACAGCTGAATATCTCAACACGCTATCTGACGGCAATATTGTTGCGGAATGGTCAACGATGGAGACCACCAAGAAAGGTGAGATCCGTGATAAGTTCAACATCAACGTTTCAAAAGCCGGTTCCAGCAAATCATTCATGGGCTTATCCGGTGGTGAGAAGCGCAAGGTTCGAATTTCGTGTTCACTAGCATTGCAAGATCTTGTGGCCAGCCGCGCCAGCAAAAATATCCAGCTGTTTATCGGTGATGAAATTGATGATGCGCTGGACTCCGCAGGGCTTGAACGCTTAATGGGCATCCTTGAGACCAAAGCGCGTGAGCGTGGCACCGTGATGATCATCAGCCACAAAGAAATGAAATCATGGTTCCGTGAAACCATCACCGTTGAAGTGAAGGACGGCCGCAGCTATGTCAGTTAATGAACTGAGTTACATCCAGTTCCGGCAAGTGGTTTCTGTACTGGCATCCATTAACCTCCTGTCGGATTACGTGGACGAACCGGTACGGCCTAAGTGGTATTTCGAGCTAAGCGAGGTGGATGACGCGCAGCGCGCCGCATTAACGGAGCTGCTTGATGCCAGCCCGGTCATGATGACGCTCACGCATGAAAGCAACATAAAGCCGCTCATGATCAACTTAGCAGATCCGAGCGGCTATCTGCCTCGCGAGTGCGGTCTGGTTACTCTGAGTGACGTAAACACGCTGACCATGAGTATTGGCGACCCGTCACTGTATCTGGATAGTCAGCAAATCAGTGCGTTCAACACTTTTATCCGCCGTCTAAAAAACAAGTCGGAGCTGGTTGCCAGCGGCGGTGCTGCATTCGAAAGCGTTGCTATCAAATTCGAAGAAGGCGATGACCTCATCCGAAACACAATTGTTGAGTTCAAAGATGGCAAGGGTGAGACCATTTTTGTTGCTGATGGCGACACACATGAAAATGTTAAACACAATCTGCCGAAGAACTACCTAAGTGAATTGTGTGAGTTCGTTGCGCAAACCATGATGACCTCAGAGGATGATGATTCATTGTTCAATGAGCTGCTGGGCGTACCATCAAGAAGCCAGCAAAAAGACGAACCGGTAATAACACAGGAAGCCCACCCTCAGTGGGGAACATGGTAAGGAGACCATAATGAGCAAGTTGATTAAAATCTTGGGGTTAGACCCCAGCATGAGTAATTTTGGCATCGCAGCTGGCACCCTCGATCTTGACACCAATGAAGTTAAGGTGACGCGCTTCGAGCTGGCGGAAACGAAGGCCGGTGGCAAGAAGAAAACGGTTCGCGTGAACAGCGACGATCTGCGCCGCGCTGGTGAGATTTGGGCGAAAGCAAAGCCAATGATTGATGAGGCACATATCGTTTTTGCTGAGCTGCCGGTGGGTAGCCAATCGTCTCGTGCTCAGACCAGCTATGGCATTTGCATCGGCGTTCTGGCAAGCATTCAAAAGCCGCTAATTCAGATTACCCCTGACGAAATCAAGAAGTATGTCGGCGGTAAAGCGAGTGTTGCCAAAGAGGACATCATTGAGTGGGCTACTCAGGAGCAACCAGACGCCCCCTGGCTGCGCCACAAGTCCAAAGGTGAAATGGTGCTGACCGGTAAGAATGAGCATCTTGCTGACGCTGTGGCGGCGATTTACGTCGGTCTAGATACTGATCAATTCAAACAGGTGGTAAGCGTACTGAAAGCAATTTTATGATTTATCGTTGATAGGTAGCCAACTACCTATTATCATGGCGGCCACTATATGTAGTGGCCTTTTTATTGGGAAAACAGATGATTAACATCCAGAAACGTGACGGGCGATCGGAGCCACTGAGCGAAGAAAAGTATAACCGCGTGGTAATGTGGGCGGTCGAAGGCGTTGAAAACGTCAGTGCATCAGCCATTGCCCTCGGTGCTTCTGCCAGCATTTTTGACGGCATGACCACCAGCCAGTTGCATGAGGCGCTGGTGAAAGCCGCAGCTGATTTGATCAGCCCTGAAACTCCGAACTACTCGCAGGTTGCAGCCCGTCTTAATCTGTTCAAAATGCGCAAAGATGCGTTTGGTCAGCACGAATACCCCGACCTGTACATGCACATCGTGAACCTTGTTAATCGTGGCATTTACGATGAAGATTTGTTGAAACGCTACCATCCGAACGAAATTAACGAGCTGGGCAAATATCTCAATACCGCTCGCGATGATCTGTTTGGTTACGCGGCCACCGTGCAGCTGCAGGGCAAATATCTTGTCCAGAACCGCGTCACGGGAAAAATTCACGAAGCGCCGCAACACATTTATATGCTGGTGGGCATGTGTCTGTTCCAGGATTGGCAGGACGGCACCAGCAGTAAAACTCGTCTGGAAATGGTCAAAGGCTTCTATGATGTAACCAGTACATTCAAGCTCTCTTTGCCAACCCCAATCATGGCAGGCGTTCGCACACCGACGCGCCAGTTCTCAAGCTGCGTACTGATTGAATCTGGCGACAGTCTGAAAGCCATTAATGGTACAGCTGCCGCGATCGTCGATTACGTTTCACAACGTGCCGGCATCGGCATTAGCTTTGGCCGCATCCGTGCGCTGGGAAGCGAAATCCGTGGCGGCGAAGCGACCCACACTGGCGTTGTCCCGTTCCTGAAGCACTTCCAGACAGCCGTTAAATCCTGTTCGCAGGGTGGTGTTCGTGGCGGCGCAGCTACTGCGTATTATCCGTTCTGGCATTTGGAAACTGAAAGTCTGCTGGTGCTGAAGAACAACCGCGGCGTCGATGAAAACCGTGTTCGACATTTGGACTACGGCGTACTGCTGAACCGTCTGATGTATCGCCGCCTGATTCGCGAAGAGAACATCACTTTGTTCAGCCCCAACGATGTCCCTGACCTTTATGACGCATATTTCGAAGATCAGGATCTGTTCGAAGAGCTTTACCTGAAATACGAAGCTGACCCGGTCATTCGCAAAAAAGCAGTTCCAGCGGTTGAGCTGTTCTCATCCATGATGCAGGAACGCGCTTCTACCGGCCGCATTTACATCGGCAATGCTGATCATATGAATGAGCATAGTTCGTTCATTCAGCAAGTTGCACCTGTGCGCATGTCAAACCTCTGCGCTGAGATCACTTTGCCAACTAAGCCCCTGGCTAAGACTGACGATCCCACTGGTGAAATTGCTCTTTGTACGCTTTCCGCATTCAATCTGGGCGCGATCAACAGTCTTAATGATCTGCAGGAAGTCGCCTTCTACGCCGTGGCTGCACTGGATTCGCTGCTTGATTACCAGAATTACCCAATGGAAGCCGCTGAGCGTGGCGCCAAGGCTCGTCGCAGTCTGGGTGTCGGCGTGACCAACTTCGCTTACTACCTTGCGAAAAACGGCTTTAAATATTCGGATGTGGACGGCAACAAACTGGTTCACGAAACGTTTGAAGCCATTCAGTATTACCTTCTGGACGCCAGTTGTAAATTAGCTGAAGCTAAAGGCGCCTGTGAGTGGTTCGACGAAACCAAATACTCCCTTGGCCAGCTGCCAATTGACCACTATCGCAAGTCCCTGGATGGTCAGGAGATTAACGCGAAGCATCCGCTGCGACTTCCCTGGGAGCAGCTGCGCTGCCGCATCAAAGTGCATGGCCTGCGTAACTCCACACTGACAGCTCAGATGCCGTGCGAAACGTCGAGCCAGATCACCAATTCAACGAACGGTATCGAGCCGCCGCGCGGCGCCGTGTCCATCAAATCCTCCAAAGAAGGTGCCATCAAAATGGTTGTGCCTGATTTTGAGAACCTGAAGGGGCAATACGAATATCTGTGGGATATGCCGAGCAACTACGGCTACCTGACCAAAGTGGCGATCATTCAGAAGTTCTTCGACCAGTCTATTTCGACCAACACGAACTATGACCCTGAGCGCTTCCCTAATGGCAAAGTCCCAATGGAAACGCTGCTGGATGATCTGCTCACTGCCTACCAGCTGGGCATCAAAACTCTCTATTACCACAACACGCGCGACGGTGCCGGCCAGACGGAAGACACCAGCGACGTGACCAGCGCGCTCCAGGCTAACCAAGAGCCAATTCTTGACGACGAGCCTGATTGCGACACCTGCACCATCTAAAGCGTGGGGCAGCCGCCCCACCGTCTCCAGTCCATTGAACACCCGTGTCAGCGCATCACAATGCTGGCACGTAATACAACGAGGAAACACATGAGCCAATATTCAACGTTCCGGCTTGGGACGAATGACGCGACCAAAGAACCTATGTTTCTTGGCCTGTCAGTAAACGTATCTCGCTATGACCAGCAAAAATATCGCCTGTTTGAAAAGCTGATCGAGAAGCAGCTCTCTTTCTTCTGGCGCCCTGAAGAAGTGGACATTTCTAAAGATCGCATTGATTTCAACAACAAACTGCAACCGCATGAGCGACACATCTTCTTGAGCAACCTCCGTTACCAGACTCTGCTGGACTCCATACAGGGCCGCAGCCCGAACGCTACACTGCTGCCGCTGGCTTCCATTCCAGAGCTGGAGACGTGGATTGAAACGTGGTCATTCTCAGAGACCATTCATAGTCGCAGCTACACGCACATCATTCGTGGCATGGTTGATAACCCTGCTGAAATCTTCGACGGCATTGTGAGCGATGAAGAAATCGTGAGCCGCGCCGCATCGGTAACTGAGCAATATGATGCCCTGTACCAGCTGATCTGCGCTCGCGAGTATCTTTCAGAGCAGGAAGGCCGTTTTGATGAGATTTATGGGGAACTTGCCATGGAGAAACAGGTTTACCGCACTCTGGTAGCAGTAAACGCTCTGGAGGCAATCCGCTTCTATGTCAGCTTTGCCTGCACGTTTTCTTTTGGTGAGCGTGGGCTACTGGAAGGCAATACAAAAATTATGCGCTTCATCGCGCGTGATGAGGCTCTGCATTGTCACTCTACAGAAATGATGATCAAGTACATGCGCGTCGGCAAAGAGGGTGAGCAGTGGAAGGCTGTGGCTGATGAACTTGAACCCTTTGTTTATCAGACCATGAAGGACGTGGCTGAACAGGAGATGCGCTGGGCTGAACACCTTTTCAAAGATGGCTCTATGATCGGTCTCAATGCTGAAATCCTGAAGCAGTATGTGAAATATCGCACCAACGTTAGCCTGCGTCGCATGGGGCTTAAGCCAATTTTCGAAGATGCGTTAAATGATCCACTGCCGTGGATGAACAAATGGCTGCAGAGTGACCAGGTGCAAGTGGCGCCACAAGAAGTTGAGGTTAGCTCATATCTGGTTGGGCAGATCGACTCAACGGTGAGTTCGAAGAGCCTGAAGAAATTCGCCGACATTTGATGAATTTACGTGTTGGATGCCTATGCCCAACACGTTACTATGTTGAAAACAAAGTCATTGTTTAAATAAATAAGGAAACAAGATGTTTACTGGCATTATGGACAAGGTGAAGCTGTTCGGCGACAAAGTTGTCGGCTTCAAGCCAGATCTTTACGAGCTGCATCCGGGTTACGGCGATCATACTCTGGACATCTATGAGATGGTTAACCAATTCCACGGGCTGTTTCAGCATCCTCAGCGTGTAGCTGCAACACCGGCGCTGCTTCGCTTACGTGCAAAACTTATTCGCGAAGAAGCTGTTGAAGAAGGCATCCCAGCTGCCGATAACTCAAATTTAGAGAAGATATTGGATGCGATGGCCGACTTCCTCTATGTCGGTATTGGCACTATGGTGGCGATCCGCGGCGGCGCACCTATGGGGATGAGTATCTATACCCAGGATCAAAGCATAGGTCGATTCCATGAGACTTTGTCTATGACTTCCGCAGCGATCGATGATGTGAAGCTACCGTTTTATGAAGCTGGCAAAGTCGCTGATGAGCTTGAGGCTCTTGCGACCAAAATTGAGTCAGAGAATTTGTCAGAAGGTGCTCTTATTAACGAGCTGCGCCGAGTCCTGAACATGCTTTATGTCGCCTGCAGCATGACCTATCGCTTGGCTGATTTAATGGACATCAACATTGTAGAACTGGTGGCGGAAGTTCACCGTTCCAACATGACGAAGCTGTGGCCGGGTGACGATGCAGAGCGGGCTGTGGCGGTGGATCGCTGCCAGTACGACCATTCAGATCTGGGCTTCCGTGCCTGTGAAGGTACTGATTTAAGAATCGGATTCCGCATCTCCGATGGCAAAATCCTCAAGTCACCAACCTACAGTGAAGCTGATCTGGTTGGCTTTGTTGCGACGGTTAAGACGTCTACTATTGTGAAGGAATTATGATGATGTGCCTTGTAGTTAAATGGCTATAAAGGTATATTTTATTCTTATGCGAAATAAACCTTATCAGAATGTCTGATTTATAGACGCCCTTCCGGGCGTCTTTTTTTTTGCTTTTAAGTTATATGGTTGCTTTAATGGCGCTCTTTTTTTACTTACTATAATATAGGTAGTCACTTACCTATCAAAGAAATCATGATGACAAGTTTACTCAACAAACCTTTCACTACTGGCCTGGCGACGGATTACACATACCGTTCAGTAATTAGCCGGGTTCAATCAGAAGGCATGGCCTCTGACGACAGAACTGGAACCGGCACAAAAGGAACCTGCTTCTTAGCAACCGATTACCTGCTGACTGGTGCATCAGTGCCGCTTGTGTCCAGCAAAAAAACCAACCTCAAACCTCTTCTGGTTGAGCTGGAGTGGTATCTCAAAGGCACTGGCAACATCGGCTTCCTGAAAGAGCATGGCGTAAAAATCTGGGACGCATGGGCTGATGAGAACGATGACCTCGGGCCGGTCTATGGAAAGCAATGGCGCAGTCTGGAAGACACCCGGATTATCCTCAGCAGCGATCTACAAAAGTATCTTGAGCACGGTTATTTGCTTGAGACTGGAATTGACGACAAACGCTCCCTTGTCACCAGAAACGTTGACCAACTGGCGCGTATCGTTAACACGCTTCGCACCAACCCATCCGATCGCCGAATGCTGATGAGTGCATGGAATGTGGCTCAGTTGGAAGACATGGCACTGCCCCCTTGCCACTTTGCGTTTTACGTGTGGAGTCGTGAGCTGGATTTTCCAACCCGTTTGTCGATGGCGAGCGATGTCGGTAGGACGCACTCTCAATACGGGCATGAAAGCATGTATAGCCGTCTGCTTGAGCTGCTAGATTCTGGCACTGAGATTGATGATGGGCTGATGGACAGCCTAGGTATTCCAAAGCGAGTTCTGTGCTCTTCGGTAATGCAGCGCAGCGTTGATGTGTTTGTCGGTATGCCTTTCAACATTGCTGGGTACGGCATCCTGACTCATTTCATTGCCCAAATTACCGGTCACATGGCCGCGTCCCTGACTCATTACGGATGTGATGTTCATCTCTATGACAACCATCAAGAGGCGGTTGAAGAGTTCCAGGCGCGCGAAATCCCAAAAAACTCTGACCCGGTGGTCATCCTTCCCGAAACATGGGAAGAGCTTGACGATTTCCGTTGGGATGGCGTCGTGATTGAAGGTTATGAGCCACTGCCATGGATCAAGGTTCCGGTGGCGGTGTAGCAATGGCCAGGGGAATGATTGTTTTTTGTGAGATCGACAGTGTGTTGGCTGAGGTTAACCATCGCAGCTCATTGTCGGCCGAAGACGATCGCCTGGTAATGGGCGATGGTCTTGTCTTCCCCACTAGCCGAATGCTCCGGGGCTTCATGCGCTCCGGGGCAGAAATTGCTCTGGTCTCTAATCGCTCAGCCAAGTTGATTGAGGCCACTAAGCAATGGCTAAAAGGGGCTGGCATTGATTATGACTGGCTTTACTTCGGCGGAATGACGCCAAAGTACGGAGCATATTTAAAAAAGACTTTGCAGGAGCATCGGGCAGATCGACTGATTGCAGCGGTAGGTGCCAGCCAAGAGTTTGTCAGTGTGATGGCAAGCCACCCAAACCGCCCTGTTTGTTATGTCGTCCGAAAGGGAGAGTAGTGACCATGTTTATGATTGCTGCGGTGGCCAAGAACGGTGCCATCGGCAAAGGGAATCTGCTGCCATGGCGCAGCAAAGAAGATCTGCAAATTTTCAAGCGCATGACGACCGGTAAGATTGTTGTTATGGGGCGTAAAACAGCAGAAAGCCTGGGTAAACCACTGCCTGACCGTGTGAACGTTGTTATCAGCCGTGATGCAGCTCGTGTGCCGGCTGGATTCGCCCATCTTAGAGGTATGTCAGATGTGGCTAAGTTGTCGGTCTATTCGAACTGCGAGGTGGCTATCATTGGGGGCGCTGAGATTTATCGTCTCGCCCTGCCATACGCTCATCGCGTTTACCTCACTCACCTTGATATTGAAGTGCCAGACGCAGATACCTTTTTCCCAATGGAAGAAATGGCCGCCGCAAATCTGATTTCGCTTGAGACGTTAGTGGTTCAAAAGGAAACGGAAACAACGCCAGCCTTTAAACAAGTTGTTTATGGAGATAAGGAATGGATCGCATAGGATTAGCTGGCGCCCAAGGCACGGGTAAAACGACTCTGGCGAAGTGTCTCGCTCTTAAATATGGTTATGAGTTTGTTGATGCTGGTGTCGGCGCGCTGATGACGAAGCTGGGCGTGGAGGTAGGCCAAGAAATGCCTCTGTTTGAACGACTGCAGGTGCAGCTGGCCGTTGCAAACCATATTGCTGATAAGTCCCATGGCTCAGGCAGCTTTGTTATGGACAGAACGCCAATCGATGTTATGGCTTACACCATCGACCTCTTTAACCCGGTGAATGATGATCGCTGTGTATCGGTATTCGAAGAGATTCAGCGAGTGTGCTCCCAGACTGCCCTGACAAACTACAACGTGATTGTAGGGCTGCGCCCGGGGATCGAGCTTTCCCAAGAAGACAAGGAGCGCGGCCAACGAGGATCACTCGACCCTCTGTATGTTCGCAGAATTGATGCGCTGGTATGTGGAGAGTTGAACGATCTGAACCTGTTTAAGAGCAAGCGAAACCTGACAGTCGGCTTTTTCCCGCCAACTTTAACGGATCTGGATGCGCGTATTAGATCTTTTAGTCAGTACATCAGAAATTCCGCAGAAACGCACAAACGGCCAGTCGATAGCGCCTTGCACTAAATGTTGAACCCCTCTCGTGGTGCGCAACAATATGCGCACCACATGATTACGGAATACAAGCATGACCACCGACCTTCTCTTGCAGGATGAAATCGATCGAAAGACGGTCGAAGCACTCGAAAGAGTGGTGACCGCATTTGAGTCAAAACTTCTTACTGCGCGCGAGGCGAGAGTTGCCATCCGCGCAGTGTTTGAGAGTGTCCAGGGGCTGCTGACTGAATCGATCAGCGAAATACTAAATCAGGTGATGACTCAGTTTGCTAACGAGCCAGGCAAGCCCATTTTCCCCATGCACCTGGCGATGCCAGGCGGCAACACTATTTTCATCAGCGTTGACCTCGACGACAAAACGATGCGTGTTCTAAACGTCACTACCGCTGCTGAACTGGCCAAGGTTGTATGTGACACGCAGACCGAGACAATCAGAAAGGCAGCTGCGTTTGCTAAAAACGCCATTGTCAAAGGAGCTAAAAAACTATGATCGCAACCGGGCTGGACATTGAATCAACCGGGCTGGACTTTCGCGGTGGCCATCGAGTGATCGAGATCGCCCTATCTTCCTACAACATCATCACCAAAGAAAAGATAGCAAGCCTGGAGATGCGCTTTAACCCGCGGCGAACCATCCAACCAGAAGCGCAAAAAGTGCATGGTATCTCATTAGAGATGCTGGCCACCGCCCCATTGTTCGAAGACAAGGCGCCTGAGCTTATCGCAATGCTGGAAGCCAGTGATTTTTACATTGCGCACAATGGCGAAGGCTTTGATGGCCCGTTCCTGCAACATGAGTTCAATCACTCTGGTCATACTATGCCAGACAAGCCAATGTTTGACACAATGTTAGAGGGGCTATGGGCGACAGAGGACGGAAAGCGCCCTCGTCTGGAAGAGTTGGCATTTGCGCTGGGGCTGGTTTACGACAATGAAAGAGCGCATAGCGCTCTTTACGATGTGGATCTGATGATGGAATGCTTCTTCCTTGCGCGCGAGAAATACGGCTTATTCCAACTACCTTTCTAAGCTTGCATAATGGCCGCGCTAAGCGGCCTATTTACATGGGTAAACAGTAATAAAAGCTTTGAGAGCTGCCGCTTCCAGTGGGCTATCTCCCATAGTTTTAATTACACGTTGACCTTCTTCCCCCTTAAGGTAACTTTGCAACGTCAACTCCAGCATATCGCCATTGACAATCAAACTACCCGGCGTACAAAAAAGTGGTTTTTGATTAATGACATCTGAAAATGCATTTGAAGTATTAAAACCATTGGCGACACCATTTAGGTATACCTTGTAAACTTGCACACTGCTATTTGTTACGCCTTTTGACACAGTTTCATGATATTTAAGATAATCACTGACTGAGATTGCTGAAGATGAAATTGCAGGGAAGAAACAAAGGCCTGCAACCAAAAGAAATATTGTTTTTTTCATACTTAAATCAAATTTTATAGAGAGGGTGACAACTATGTTAAACCAACCTATGACGGTTTCAAAATATTTCTCAGCCTAATTAAAATGCTTTTTCCCCGAATGCACTTTGACACAATAGCTTTCACTAAGAAGCACCATATATAAAACAACGAAAGGAAAAGCACATGTCCAACGCAGCCCAAACAAACGTTTCTGACCTCGATGCTCTGTCTGCGATCTTGGCATCCCTTGATGAAACCCCAGCTGCCGCTGACACTCAGATGAAAGGCATCGATTCTCTGCTTGATGAGCTGGAAACGAACGCAGCTGCGGCCGCCACCTCTACACCAGAGAGCATCGTGGCAAAGATAGAAAACGAATTACCGGTTACGCCAGCTGCTGCTTCAGGTGATATGGAGCAGGTGATCATTGATTTAGAAGAGTCGAACACGGCCACACCGCCAGAGAAATCATCGGAGATTTTGGCCGGTGGCGAAGAGAGTATTCTCCCGGTGATTGAAGAATCGGCCGAACCGGAAGTTCAGGAGGAAAAGCAACCTGAACCTAAACCTAAAAAAGCCAGCATACCTCGTGGCGCTCGATTCACCTTTGACGGTAAAGACGATGCCTTCTTTGAGAAAGCTGGCCTGCAGCGCGAGGATTTCATGAAGTGCTACAACGAGGCTCCAGTGAAGGCAATGGACAAAATCCAAAACATTATGCACTGGTTCAGTGGTGGCCCGGATCTGAGCGTGTATAGCCGTATTTCATTACACTCACTGATCACTGACAAAACGGCCAGCAGTAATAGCCTCAAGCTGGCTATGATGAGCTATCCAGAGAAACCCTATCCAGTTGGCACTGCCTCCACTCAGGCTGGCCAAATGATGGCAGTATTTCCGGCGCTGGGTATCGCTGCGAAGGATGGGAAATCGCTAACCCTTAATGCTGATTCTCCGATCGTCAAAAAATTTATGGCGGAAGAGTAAAGACCATTAAATTACGCCCACGGGAAGGACGCTGTGGGCTTAACTCAAATAAACAACACAAACCCATTCACTTCGCGAGAAACGCTTCTCTCGCGCTTCCCTGAACGTTTTTTTCATGGTCATATACACAAACAAAAACAATGCCACTCTGGGGTAGAGGGAATGACAGCAGTAACCACTGAGAAAGAACTCGCAGAAGCGATAAAATCCAACCAATCCACTATTACCATCACCGGTGATCTGTCTAAGAAAACCTTAAAAATCCACGCGACAGGCTCAGTTGCATGGGCGGTCGTAGCCGCCAGTTTAATCGTGGCAGCTGGCGCAGCATTTATAACCATGGGGTCTGGTGGAACCGCGACCCCGGTTGCAGCCCCCACCGCTGCATTGGCTGGTGCTGGTGCAACGTCGGTACTGGGTATTGGTGCTACCACATCAGCCATCAGTGTAATCTTGGCCTCTGGCGGCGTTGCTGCTGGGATGAAAACTCTTAAGTCCCTTCGTAAATACAAAGTCGTCGAAAAATCAGAAGGTAAGCTGGTCTTGAACCGTAGATGACGTGGGGGCGCTTTGCGCCCTTATTGCATTGCTAATGGAAAAGGAATTTGCGATCATATAGGTAGTTAACTACCTATTGAGGGTTATTATGATTGCCGCAGAGAAGATTAAAAAGCGCGAGCGTGACAAAGAGCTGCGCGACCTGTGGCGCACTCCACGGTGGCTATTTGAGGCCATTCAGAAATATCTGGGCATACAGTTTGACGTTGACGTGGCTTGTGATGCCGGCAATGCGCTTCTGCCTAATTTTATCGGCAAGGAAAAAGACGCGCTTGTTTGTGATTGGGGTGAACCTGGCACGAATGCTTTTCTCAATCCGCCTTACTCCAAGATTAGACCCTGGATAGAGGCTGCTATGCGTGAGCAGCGTCGCGGCGTATCGACAGTAATGCTGATCCCCCAATCACTTGATACCGCCTGGTATGAGTTCGCCACTGAATCAGCCAATGAGACGGTGGTGCTGACCGGTGGGCGTGTGGCCTTTCTTGAACCAGATGTGGAGCTGGGGCTGGTTGAAGTACGTGAAAACCCTGGTGGAAGTATGCTGGTGGTCTTCCGCGGCCACTGCGATCAGGCTGGGCATATTCTTCGCAAGGTATCACTGCCAGTCATGAAAGAGCTGGGTGGTTACGATCCTTCAAAAGCAATCAGGAAAAAGCGCCCCTCCAAGAAGAAACAGCCCACTCTGGAACTGGCAGCTTAGCACCAGTGCACCAGTACAAACTCAATTTATCCAACCTGCTTCCGTATATTTAAATACTGGTTAGTTATTTATTTATAGAGAAGCAGGTCGTAATCAGCCCACCAGCCCTTATCATACCTGGGATTGTTGGTAGATCCCCTTCCCAGAAAAATTATGATCGCTGGACATCAATCAGAAGGAATTACACATGGCACACCATACCAACGTAGTGGCACTGATCGACACTGATTTTCTCGCCAATGCACGCCAGCTACTCAAAAGCCGCGATCAGTCTTTCACGCTTTATGAGTGGGCACTAAAATCGATTCGCGGTGGACAGCATACGAATGAAGTTGAGCAGCTTATCGGCGAATTAATCAACGAAGTTCATGGGTTGAGTGTTCAACTCCACGGCCGCGCTGAGCAGAAAGCCACCGTTTAAAATAGTCACGTATTTAAATAGTCATTTGGCTATTTACCCTCGAATCTGCCGGTGCTAACATCCCGCCGTCATTTTTTAAAATGGCTCGGCAGATGGGTGGAGGATTATGGCGCTGGCGTCTGCTTAAAGGAACCTGTTACCAGCGATCGAACCGGGACGCGAAAGCCGCTCGGGGAGAGGGAGAATCAAAGCAGGAGAGAAAAGGAGTCACTGTAGGTTGTCGAAACCAGACGAGTTCCAAGAGGTTGGTGTCTGGTGTTCCCCTCCTACAGTGAGGAAGGATCTCGATTCTGGGGTATTGCTGCCCACAACCTTCCTAACCGGGACTGGCATTAGATCTCGGTCATAGTTTCTGGCTATGATTTGCTCAGGTTAGCGTGGGATTTTCAACCCTGCTTCCCTGGGTGAATTATATCCAGAACACACAACCTCTCACTGCGTTCGAGGGAAACCTCACATTCGTTCGGTTTCTCACTTCTAAACCCATTCTGGGTATTGTATATATTTTTCAATTATTTACTTGTTTCGCGCGAGAAATTTCCGAATTTCCTTGATCTGTGCCATTTATCATATATGATTTGGTTAATGGAAATTATGGGGTGTTGCATGAAAAAGTTAGATATTAGTGATCACATTTACACCAGGCTGGCTAAACACGCAGTCGGCTTTGAAACCCCTGAAAGCGTAATCGAACGACTGCTAGATGCTTATGAAATTATTCCAGGGCAGAAGCCGAAATTGACCTTCATACCTGAAAACGAAGAAGAATTTAAAGCAAGACTAGTTGAGTCTCGTCATGCTTACGTCGAACTCAGAATGGAAGATGGCACGATTCAGGCCGGTGAATGGAGTGCTCATTCATTCAAAGAAAGCTCGAACTTAAGAGCGAATATCTGGTCGGGTTATCTTCGGAACTGGTCGAAAAGGGGAATCGTTGCAGCAACTTTTGAGGTCGTAATGTCCCCAAACAGTGAAGACGAAATAGTACAATCCGCCGAATTCGAAAAGTATGTAATTAACCAACACGCAAGTGGCTCCATTTCCGTTAAGGTTAACGATATGGATGCAAGACCAGTCAAACCAATGCTGAGGAAGATAGCTGAGGCACTCGATGTCAGCATCGTCAATTCAAACAACAATGATCTAAATACGCGCCAGCTTGGGGCATCCATTATCAAAGCTCTTACCCCCCTATGAGGGGGTTTTTAAACAATCAATTAATAAGTAGTTGACTACTTACATTCAAAATATTAAATTGACCGCGTCAGGACGACGACGGCGCTGGTTTAGCGCTTGCTCCATGGACGGAGCGCAAACACGGCTGGGCGAACCCAGCCGTAACTCTCTGTGTCTCAAGAAGGGATTCGTTTGTGAATATGTTGTTGTCTTACGCAGACGTTTTGACCGGCATTAAAACCGGCGCCTCCTTCGCACGTCAGAAATGGCCTGCCGACACATCCATACGACTCCGCACCGGGGTGATCAGCTCAAGCGAATACCAGAAAACTGAAGGCAAAGTGTTCTTCGGCCTTCCGCTCAACCTTTTTGAAGTCCACCAGCCAGACGGTTACACCGTATTTCCTGGTTTAGAGATGGTTCTTCCAAATGGCAAGGTGGTTGATTACCTGGCTTCGATGATTGACCAGCTCGCCTGCGATTGGAAACGAGTGGAAACTAAATGATCAGCTATTTTTTCTTCAAGCGCGGCTTCGAGCGCCAGCTTCGGCAGATGGAAATCCGCATCCGTGAACTTGAGTCACGTTGCGATCGCCTGTCCGATGCTTTGGTTACGTTCGGCACCGCAGCCGGTGTAAAGCATGTCGAGAAGCAACGTGGCCGTTCTGAAGTGGAGTTGTGGGGGTTGTCCGATCCGCCAGTTTTTCTAGGGAAGGAAAAATCTCATGCAGCAGTACCAGCTTCAACGACTTCGGCGCGCAGCGCAGCCCCTGTTAGTGATGTTAACCATGTGCCTTTTGTGTACATCGATAACGACGATGTTCCAGCTCGCGCCAGCGTCTCTCAGAGTGCCAGCAGTTCGCACCATAGCAGCCCCGCAAGCAGTTGCTCCGTCAGCAGCAGTTCCAGCCACACCAGCCACCATTCTTCCCACGGGAGCCATAGTGGATTCGACCATGGCGGTGGAAGCTATGACTCAGGCAGTTCCTTCGATTCAGGTGGATCGTTCAGCTGCGATTAAAGGAGATGCCTGATGTGGTTCAAAGGCTTAATGCTTTTTGGTTTTGTGGTGGTTGTTTCGTGGATCACTAATCTCGTGAAGGTTTTCACGACGGACATCCCGGTTCCTCTCTGGGGCGGCAAGGAAATTGCCAGAATAATTGGCATTTTCATCCCGCCGCTGGGCGCAGTGCTCGGGTTCTTTTAACCCGTATCGTAGTGCTTTTACCCCTTTTTGGGCGCGCTACGATATGACCACTTAGAAAACAACTTGTTAAATAAACAAAGGAAAACACATGTTTGGTTTGCTGAAAAAGAAAACCCGTAAAGCAGTAATTGAAGTTAAAAAAATGGAGAACCGCGATGCGGTTGAAGCGACTGTCTGGGGTGGTTACTACATTTCATATTTTGATGGCGACTGCTCGCCTGCAGAAGTTGCTGTGCTTGAAAAGACTATGGCTGCTACCCCTTCATTTGCGCCGTTCGCTGGTGAGATCGCTCAGCTCAGCTCTAACGTGCGCCAGCAATTCGAAGCAAGCGCTCGCCGGGCAGCTGCCCAAGCTCTTCGTGAGTTAGAAGATATTGCAGGCACCACTGATGCTGTGGACGTTCTGTGCCTGTGTATCGACATTGCTGACAACGATGGCATTGGTGAAGACGAAATGAAAGCCCTGAAGAAGATTGCTCAGGCACTTCAGCTTTCACTCGATCCGTATATCTGATGATCCGCAACATTCGCCTCGGCGCAGCCGGATTGTTTGCACTGCTCGCGGTCATGGTGGATTTTGCCAGCCGGTTGATGTCAGTGCTCACCGATGGCGCATTGCTGGCGGTCGCAGTTGTCATTCTTCTACCGCTACTGAAAAAGCAGTAACCAAAGGCGTCTTCGGACGCCTTTTTATTCGCTTCACTCCCCTGCCCAAGCCGAACCAAATTGCTTAGTGGCCTTTTCCGATGGTGGCAATATACACCCATCGAGAAAACAAGTTGTTATCACAAATAAGAAAACAAGGAAAAGCACATGTGTATTTTATGCGAATTGAAAAAAGCTGCCGCCAAGCAGTCTGAAGAGCGTTCCTCTGAAATCACTCTTTCTGAAGTGGCAAAACATGCTCGTGCGATCGTCAACAAAGAGAATCTGAATCCAGTGCAAGCTATTGCAGCACTGCAATTCCTGATGCCGGTAATGAAAGACCCGGAGATGATGCTGGAGTTGTTTATTAAAGCCGACGATGAAGCCCAGGCAAACAAAGCACCGCTTACTGGTGATAGCACTGTAGGCTCAATCCAACGTGTTGAAGAGCTGGAAAAAGAAGTCGCACGCCTTAATACCCAGATCAATCTGCAGGCCATTAATGGCAAGGCGATGGGTGATGCGCTGGCCTCGTTAAGTGCAAGCATGAACATTGAGCTGCCAGTTCTGGACGGTACCAACCCGCGATCTACTGTTCAAGCCCTGGCGTCAGTCGCAGACAAACTTGAAAGCCACAAAGCCGGTATTGAATTCTGGATGCGCGAAATCACTAACCGCTACGATCTAAACAAAGCCGCTTAACCATTTCCAGGGCGCTGACCAGCGCTCTAAACAAGTTGTTTATTGAGATAATTAAATGCCTAAGTTACGCGTTTGGCACGTTCCTCAAGTGCCTATGAAGTCGTTCAAAATTGAAGTTTCAAGCGTTGAAGAAGCCATCAAGCTGATGGATACCTTGGCTCAGTATGATCTCTTTCAGTATGAGAATCAGGTCAAGCCAGACTACTGCAATGCTTCAGGCCTGCAGATGTATGACGAAACCCTCACCGATGAGGACGTCCTTGAAATGGAACTGGATGACAAATGGATCGACTGGTATCACGAGTCAGACCAAGGATATTGGGATAATCCCCGTCAGTATCTGGAAGAGTACAAACAGCCCAGCAGCCTAGCAGAAGAGTCAAAGGTTTAAATATGGACATCATCATCGACAAAGCTCGCACTTATGCGACCGCTGCTCACGGCGCTGTTGGTCAGCGCCGCAAGTACACTAACGAGCCGTACATCACCCACCCAACCGCTGTTGCCGAGCTGGTTCGTGCGCATGGCGGCACCAGGGACATGATTGCGGCCGCGTATCTTCACGATGTCATTGAAGACACTCAAATGACCTTCGACGATCTGAAAGAGGCGTTTGGCGAGAGTATTGCGTGGAAGGTAGATGCGTTGACCAATAAAGCCGGCAAAGAAGATGGTAACCGCGTACAGCGTTTTGTTATCAACTGCCGCGCGCTAATAAATAGCCTCGATGAAGAAACTATGGTGATTAAGCTGTGCGATCTGCTGCATAACACCTCTTCCATCGTTGAGCATGACCACGGATTCGCTGCGATCTACCTTGCTGAAAAAGAGTTCATGATGGATGAAATCTTCGGTCTGATGAAAGGCGGTCTGGCCGACATCGTCTGTGCAAAATTAGTGTGGGGCTATGAGCAATTGAGCACCAGTTTTAAGGCTCGTCATCTAAAGCATTTGCGTACTATCCAGACTGCGTGGAGTGAACAAGATGCTGCCTGAAGCCACCAGCGCCCTCGATCGCCATTTATTGATGGAGAGATTTCTAAGGGCAGTGCCAACCGAAGAGCTTCTCTACCACGATATAAACAGCTGGTACGCGCACAAAGCGCATGAGCAAGCCGAGGAAATGCGCGATGAAATGGACTCACCTGCTGGTGGGCTTTTGAAATTCCTCAGTAGCGGGCCGATGTCAGGTATGGCGGCAATGATGTTCGCCAAGGAGTTCAAGGACACACCGGCCACAAACTATTATGAGCTGGTGTATCAAGTGCCTGAGATGGGATCTTTCACGGTCACAATCCAGCGAAACGATGCAGAGACACCAGCCCTTCAGCTGGCCGCTGCTAAAGAGCGAATTGCCGTGCTCGAAGAGTCGCACGGTCAGGTGATTCAGGCGCGTGATTTGTACAAGCAGAGCTGGCAGCTGTCATCTCTACAATCGATGTCTCGATCGTTCCGCGATGCAGTGAGAGCTGCGCGCAAGGTATGGCTGGATGAGAATGACCCGAAGGATGGCACTGACTGCGTCACCCCATTCGACCAGTTCCTATACACGGAAGTTGTTTCTGGTGAAGGCGTTGATTTGCCAGACCTCTTCGAGTTGATGGAGTGGGCGAAATATCCATCCGATGGGCGCGATCTCAACTCAGTGGCCAAGGGCAAGATGTCTCGTCTTATTCTTTCCGCGACCGGTTTGGGTGATGCGTCACTTACAGTAAGCGATCGGTAATTCTTTAAAGCAAGTGGTGTAGCGCGGGGAAAGCATCTCGCGCTTCATCTGCCACTGGTTATCAACCCCCTGCTCTGCGAACCAAACCTTCCCCAACCCTGAGCCAAATGGAAAAGGGGCGATCCGCCCCTTAGTTAGTAGTTGGTGAATTGAGCATAGGGAACCCTAAGACCACCGCGAACGCCAAATGACTGCGCATATGTTGGCTGCTTTTTGCTGACGTATCGGCATTGGATTTGAGTGCCTGTCCACTTGGTAATAAGCCCAGAGTAACCCACAACCGCGCCATCGTCAGATATGTTCCCAGGCAACGCATTCATTAAAATCCATGGGTTAAAGTTGACATTAAAGGACACGGTAGATGAATCCACCGGCGAGTTGGTAGGAAGGTCAATAAAGCCTCTGATGCGCGGCGCAAGCTCTGCGCTTTTTGCACTCCACACCAGTTGACCGCTGGCATTCAATACATCCAGATAACCACTCTGGATCGCAACGTTTCGGCTGGTTCTAATAATGCGACCACTATTGTTCTGAAAGCACCAGGCGCCAGGCATTGCGAACGCACCGGGATTTAGCTGATACCAATAGAGATACCCAGGTTGTGGCCAACTGTTACTAGGTAAAAAACCAAAAGGATAGTCGCCGCCAAATGGGTTCTTGACTTGGTAATAGCCTATATCCGTTAGGCCAGTAATATTTCTAATGTCTGAAAAAAGCGTGGTTCGATTGTCAGAATCGACCATGACCGCCCCAGCATCGTTGAATAACTCAAATCCATATGACATGTGATCTCCTTATGCGTACCGGTACACTTCAACCGTGAACGTCTCAGGCGAGTTGTAGTCGTTCATCTGGTACAAAGTGAAACTGTTTGTGCCTGTGACACAATAACAATCTACGAACCCTCCGAATGAGTTTTGCGTGATGATAGCGAATGAATTTGAAGCATCGATCCCTGGTACAAATTGAGTAAACGATTTAGCTCCTGATGCCATTTTCGCAATGTATGTGCCAATAAAACGGCAGTTGTAATCGCTGAGATCGACGACCAGCTGGCCGCTCCCATCCCAGCACTGAAGCCCGAAAGTCATGGTTAAAATCCTTTTCAACCGTTGAAAGTCTTGACATTTTACATTTATCTTAAAGCCGTAAACAAATTGTTTTGTGCCGTGTCTTATATGAAATAATAACACCAATAAGAAAACATTTTGTTTAATGGTGGGTACATGAGCACAGCACTTTCAATTATCGAAGCTTCATCCCCTGGTAGCAGCGTGGCATTCCGCGAAGAGCTGGCGATCATCAACAACATCGTAGCTGAGTGCGATCGTGAGATTGCCCTGATGCATGAGGTTCACGACTACGTGTATGGGGATGACCGGTATCAGATGATTAATCGACTGTTAGAGCTGAACCACCAGCCAGATTGCAACGCGCGCCCGGGCAGCACACTCTCTAAAGTAAACTTGGAGCATGTGAAGGAGAACATTCACGCGCGTTACTGGCAGCGGGTGACAGAAATGACCAATGTCTTAATGATCATGCCAGCTGCGCGCCGTGAGGAATGGCGAGAACAGTTTATCCAGGGGAAGATAGAAGTTTCCGAAGAACGCAAAACGGGAATGTTCAAGGACACGTACCGCGCTAAGAAGTATGTAGGCGTCCCAGAGTTCACTCTTCAAACAGTTGTACCGACAATGGTCTCGTTGTTGAATGACCGTCACAAGTACCTAGTGGAGCGTGTGCATGGTTTATTCAAGGCACTCAGCCCACACCACAAAACCAACAAGGTGTTTGGCTTTTCTGAAAAGATGATCATCTCCTATGTCTTTACGGACTACTGGAATGACAGTATTTCAATCAACTACCGCAAAGAGGACGTGCTCGACGACCTGCGAGTGATGCTTCACTTCTTCGCGCATCAGGAAATTACAGAGGTGGCGCCTTCACGTCATGTATTCAGCGCGCTTTATCGTGATAATAAGGCAATGAACACCTGGTACAGCATCGATGGCAATTTGATGCGTGTGAAGATGTTCAAAAATGGCAACCTGCACATTCAGGTACATCCGGACGTAGCATGGAAACTTAACGAGGTGCTGGCAGTGGCCATGCCTGCATCAATTCCTTCAGAGTTGCATAAGCCTCCAGTAAAGAGCGCCCCGCCAAAAGAGTTTGGTCAGGTACACACGGAAGTAAGTAGCCAGGCCAGAAGAGCCCTTTCCACGATGAGCAATCGTTACGGCAGCTGGTCATATAGCCATCACGGCTTGGCCAAATCAGAAATTGAGAAGGCTGACGCAGTAATTAAGCGGATCGGCGGCGTCGAGACCAGCAGCAACTGTTTTAAGTTCCCATATGAACCAGGCAACATCATTAGCATGATCATGGCCACCGGTCAGATACCGGATGTGGTTGCCCACCAGTTCTACCCTACCCCAAAGATAATTGCGGATTATGTGGCGGCGGCGTTGGATATGAAGCCAGGCGAAACATTGCTTGAGCCTTCAGCCGGCCGCGGTGATTTGCTTTCGGGGGTGCCACAGGCTCATGAATTTGCAACATGCGTTGAGGTGGCGCCGCTATTCGCGGAGATCTTGAAGGAGAAAGGCTTCCAGGATTTGCACTACGCGGATTTCATGGCTTGGACTAAGGACTACGCCCAAATGAAGTTCGACAAGATCGCTATGAACCCGCCGTACTCTGAAGGTCGTGCCAAAGCCCATACAATTACCGCTCTTGAGCATTTAAAGGTTGGTGGCCGGCTGGTGGCTGTTCTGCCTGGAGTACCAAACCTGACGGAGTGGATTGATGAGCACCGTTATATTTGTGCGATTGGCAAAACTTTCGAACGAGAGTTCGAGAATACCAGCGTCACTGTCACTGTCTGCATCTTCAAACGCATCAGCTAAAAACATCAATTAAACAGATAACTAAACAATTAAATAAGTTGTTTTTGTGAGTTAGTGATTTGCTAAGATTGGAGCATAGGTATACACCAGCTGGTAAATTACTAGTATGATAAAACACCTAAAAATTGGCTTGGTACTGATTAATGACTGACACAGCGTACTCAAAATTTTTAAATAAAGAGGTTGATCCAGAGCAGTACCTCGATCTTCTAGGTATAGATATTAGCCAGATACATGATTTTGCACGTGAGGATATTATTTGTCCGATTTGTGAAGCTTCAGGAGGTACTTATGTCAGAGCTGCACAATCGAGCAACTATCATAAAAAGGCTCATTTTAGGTTTATTGGAAAGGATGGAGAGAGCGCTCATCATCCATCTTGTGATTTTTATGGGGATCGCTTATCACATGAGATAGGTCAGCACCTTGTGCGGTACAGCACAGACAGAACCAAGATCACCCATGTTATTAGAAAGCTGGTATGTGCTGGCATCCAGGAAGAGGTTTTTTCACAGGAGACAATGAGACTGATGCGTCAGTGGTTTTTTGAAAAACGTACGGCATCAACATTTGTAATAGAAGTTTCAGAAGAGAAGATTGGTTGGCTAGACTTCATCGTCAATCTTCCTAGGCACCCATACGCAAATGGTAGAGATAATTTAATACCTTTCTCTCCAGTGCAAGCAACAATTCCTGGTTTTTCTTGGAAAGAAGCAATCCAAAGAGAGGCAGTTAGAATTCACCAGCCAACCCTTAGAGCACTAGATGAGCTTAAAATATGGCCAAAGCATATTAGAGAGCTTAGCGATTTTATGCACCGCATTAATAAGCAAAGGCAGCTGATAGATCCGTCTCTGCTACGTGAAGAATATTCAAAAACACTTCAGTTAACATCTTTCATAGTCAATAATTATTCAGCTTTTCAGAACAAAGCGGTGCGTGACCGAGCTGATGGTGAAGAAAAACTGCTTGCATTTGCGGCTCTCTTGTTGTTCGTTTCCGACTGGAAGATTGATGCTGCTATTATGAAATTCGCCGTTATTGCCAACACCAAGCATGTTGATGACATGCTTGCAGGTAATTTTATTGGCCTTAATCCGTATTTGAAATTTTCTATAGCAGATACTGCCAAGAAACTTCAGGAAAGTGATGATATAGTTTATGAAGAAGTGGAACTATGGGATGTAGAGAAAGCTATGCGGGAAAGCTATGAGCAATACAGCCGGGAACATATACCACCCTTATCTCCACTGGAACCCGATTTATACATTTCTTTTCATATGAAAGAATTAGAGATAGAGAAAAGAGTGTCTGAGATGTTCAAAGATCAATAACCTTAAATTTATTGACCTTTTCTATAAGAGTAAGTTGACCTGACTATTTCACACTCAATTGATTAGCCCACACCAGTGAAAACCTGAGTTGTGGGCATATTCACCCATAAGAAAACAAATAAATAACCGATCAACAAAATGTCAACGCCATACCCCTTTTTGCCCCAAAAGTTGATCTGTTGCAGCCATCCCACTTATACCCGCCAAGGAAGCGCCAGAACCACACCAGGGAAGAGACATCTCACCAAAGCAATACCATTTGCCACCCATTCGATAGTCACGCTGAGAATCGCTCCCGTCGCGTTGTATGTGATAGCAAAACAAATTGTTTCACCACATAAGAAAACAAGTTGTTAAAGCAATAAAGAGCTGGCACAACTGCCATTATCCACACTCCCATAATCGCAAATACCCACCTCACTTTCGTCAGGCTATCAGAGAACAACCCTCCGACTTACTGCAGGCAACCCAGAAGCCTAATCACCATAGACAGCAGCGGAAACTGGAAAGGGAGACACGCCATTACCCACATGCCCGGAAGATTCAGCCAGCCCAGATAATCCAGAACCAACACTGGCGGGAGACGCAACCGCATAAGCTACAGAGAGAATAAGTTATAGGGGGAACTGCCATTACTTTCACATCCGCGATTCACAACGCACCCAGCCACCGAGAAGCGAAATCCCCAAGAGGAAACTGGAGAGGCGAATACATGAAAAGGAGACATGCCATTACCCACACCTCCACGATTATCAGAAGAGAAACATCCACACACCACAACCAGCTAATCACCACTAACCGTTATAGGGAGTAACGAATACGCCAGAAGGAAGAAAGCTAATCCCAGAAAGGAAGAGACCGCGCTATTAAGCGTTATAGGAGAGAAACACGTAGGGATAGCTCACTATAGTGGTCAGTCGATATGGGTACGTTTACGCATAGGGAATGGGGGAACTGTAAGGGAGTGAAATGGTGGAGGGCGCGCTTCAATCACCGTATTTATTCAACCCCTAAATTTCCGTCGCCTTCACATAGTACCCTTTGCTCGAATCACCCGCAGGGAAAATATCGCCGCCGCCCCAATCCCTCGATTTGCCGATCGTCACTTGAGCACACCGACGAATGACACCAGCCTCCGGGAAGCGGCGAGGAGCGGGTAGAGAAACGGTCAGGGAAAATTTTCGGGAAACGGGGAAGAACCGTTAATGAAAAAAAAAGGCGGAAGGAGCGCCGCCGACAAAAGGGGGAATCAACTACTTAACGCTTGGTTTTAAACGGTAAGCAGCCTGAGTGCCAAGACACTCACACGATTATCGTAGTCTCTATGTGAAGGGGATCAAGTTTTATCTTAAGGGAAGAGGATGACTATCTACCCAATTTACCTTGGGTTTTTCTTATCATACCGTAGACTACGCTCGTGCTTCTTAAGTTCTTCGATCCAGGCTTTTTGCTTCTTGCCCATAGGTGTTTTCGAATGCTTCCGTTCAGCCCAAATGGTATAGGCGATAGCTAAAACCAGCAGTATTCCAGCCCATGACCAAAAGCCTAGCTCATTTAACCATTCCATTTTACCCCCCTTTTTCTGAAGTGACATCTTATCACCACTTAACTGAGTACAGCCTAACCATTCAGCTTTACCCCCTATTCGTTGTTGGCATAATTAGACAAATAAGAAAACAACGGAGTAACACATATGTATAAACATTTAAATATTAGCATCACACTCAGGGGAATGAATACTGACGAGATTTCACTAGATGACGTTATCCGCTCCGAGGATGTAGCTGGACGCATTGGTCATCTTATTGGCGAAGGTTACAGAGAAGGCGCGTTCGACTTTTCTATCTCTGACGAACCAATGTCTGTGGCCTGGAACTGCTCAACTTCTGAATCGAAATAAGGGGAAATTATGACAATTAAAATGCCTGAGCTGGTTCGCCATTGGGGTGTTGACTCGTTAGCAGAGTGTCTCGATGGTGTTGGCCCTGAACTGACCAAAAAATTGTGGTCATACGTTCCGACTGAAGGGGATGGCCCTAAAGGAGTTGAGGTGTGGGATCAACTGACCTTTGAACAGCAGCAGGAGTTAGCCGATGCTGTCTACGAGGAATTTCCCGAAGATGAAGAGGAGGAATCCAGATAGCCCCTTGTAGTTAATAGGCCACCAACTCAATGGCTTTCTATCTTGCATTACCTACGGCGTCCTGAATGAGCCACCTCCGTTGCATTTGTTATGCCTGTAAACAAGTTGTTTAACCATTTTGTTGGCTTGTCAAAACAATCCCTCTATGTACGGCCATGAATGGCTTTGTAGCCGAAGTGATCAAAAATAAAAAAGTGTTCACTAGCCATATTATACATTGGGTAAACTGCGGCAAATTTTCTAATGGGAGCCAACATGTTTTATTGCACTACATTCAATCCTCAAACCCATGACTGTTTTCTTGTGTGCTTCAGGAGCGACGATATCGACGGGGTTGTATTGGTTCCTGAGAAGGATTCTGACATCGTTGCCCTCGTGCAAATGAAAGGGACAGAAATTATTTGGCATAAGAAGGGACTGGATAGGGACTACTACCATTTCAACGAGTGTTTAATGAAAGAGGATATGAAGCTGTACCGTGACTCCTATCTTGAGAGTGAGGGTGATTCATGGACCTTTGATGTCGATTTCCCATGCGTGATGAATGACTCTGAGGTCACCTACACATGGCAGACACCCCTGGATTAAAAGCTTTGCGCCCTTTTTAACCATTGTATTATTTACACCAATAAGAAAACAAATTGTTTACATGGTGGTAAATATGAAGTTGCTCGACAAACTTGATGATTCTTTCTTTGAAACTGCCCCAGCTAAGGCTAAGCGCGAGACTAAGCGCATTAACCTGCTTGATGTAACAGCCAGCGGTGTTGTTATCGGCGTGTTCCGTGAAAGTGTATACGAGCTGCACGGCCAGAGTGCTGAGATGGTTAAGACCAAGATTACTGAGCGTATTGCTATCACCGTGAATCGCCCTTATTACCCTAACCGTTTCGCGAAGATTTACCACTTCCCGAAAGATCAACTTGAACGAGCACTAACCCAAGCCAACCAAATTGCCCAACTGGAGATTCAGCGAGCGACAGCCGCAGTAGCAGTATAATCATGTGCAATTAGACAACTTTGTCAGCCCACCATGATCCTGGTGGGCTTTTTTCTATAGATCTAACCCTACGCTTGTAAGTAGTCAGCTACCTATCTACAATGGCTGCGAATTAAAATGACATGGAGGTCATATGACATACAAGGCAAAAGAACTGGTTTACGACATGTATTACGCTTCTGAGCGCACCGAAGCTGGTGACAAGGTGGCAAAAATCACCGTCCAAATCCGGGACTCTTCTGTAGGGCTGGAGAAGCAGGTAAGCACCCTGGTTCGCAAAACCCCGAAAGACAAAGCGCAACCTGCGGTGTACTCCATTGGTGCGCAGACTGTTATGGACGGCAGTGACCCGCTGCTGGTGGCTATTGAAAGTCATTACCGTGCATCTGGTAAAGACTTGTTCGAAACCCTGATGGGTGAGGTTACTGACTTCATTGAAACGGGCATCGACAACACTAGCACCTGGATCGGCGCATATGGCATGAAGATTACCTCCGGCGTAACGCTGGACAGTTATCTACCTGCTGATGTGCTGGTCACAGGCCAGACTGCTTAAACCACAATGGCGCGCTAACCCGCGCCATTTTCTTATGCCCGATAACAATTTGTTTTCTGCCGTGCGTCACTTGCGATAATTAGTCCAACAACAAAACAAGAGAAAAGCACATGACTGAATTTAACGTTACACCCAAAGCAGAAAACATCCACCTGCTTTCCTGGCTTGACCTGAACAAAGCCGAGCAGAATGAAATGGATCACGTCGAATATGACGACCAGGGCAGTACCCGCTTTTTCCACTACGAAGGAGCACTCTACGATGTGGCCGACTTCATGATTGATGACCGTGCTCCTGAATGGCACGCCGGTTATCCACTCAATGCCTTCGCAATGCTGATGATCCGTCTTACTGAAGGTGGCGATAGCGTAGACATCGGCTTGATGCACTGATAGGGCGCCATAAAAATTTTATCTCACCAGCTCAGGCTGGTGAGATTACCCACCCATATTCCCGGAGGCTAACCGACCATCCGGCTTACCGAAGGCCACCAGTATTGCCGTAAACAACGTATTTACTGCCGTATGACCATTGCGATAATTAGAACCATAACAAAACAAGTTGTTAAGACAAATAACGAGAAAAGCACATGAACCAGATTTACCAGATGGACACCCGCTTGGGTAACGCACAAGTCCTGTTTAACACCATTCATCACGACGTGCGAAGCGTGACAGTGGACGGGAAGGACGTTACAAGCACGCTGGGCGCATATGAGATTAATGACCTGCAGCTGGCGCTCAAGTCCAATCGCTTTTACAAGCGGGATATTGGCAATGCGCTGGTGGTTCGCACCGGTAATGGATTATTCGTCTTCCCACTGCGCGGCCGCAACTGTGCATCCCGTCGATTTGAGATGGCTATCCAGATCGCAATGCACTTCTACAACACGCGTACCGGATTAGACCCTGATTGGGTGACATCCACTGCAAAGCGATACGCGGATCAAGCAGAGCGCTATACCGATGTCATTCTGGAAGCAGGTGACTTTGAGTGGAAGCTGAAATTGCCAGAAATCACGTTTAAGACCCGCAAAAGCCACGTGCTGATAATGCTCGAAGGGAAGTAGCGAGAAGGGCAGGGGAGTGCGTCGGAAACGGCGCTCTTTTTGTTTAGGAGTCGTGGCCGCAGGGAAATTTTTGAAAACGGCCATAGCCCTCGAAGGGTAGCCGCAGGGAAGCGGGCAGGGGAATTTTTCGGGAAACGGCCAGCTTTCGGTATAGAGATTTAGGTACAGAGCAGGTTTGGCTTAAGAGACGGGTGGTAGGTGGCGCCAGGGAAGCACCAGAATCGCCCCCAGCCATTTGCCGAGCATCCACCTGAATGGCTTTACGCCTTGACTGCTTTACCACTGGATAGCCAGCCAGACACGCCAGCCAGTAAGCGCACATTGTACCAGCGCCACGCGATGCCAGCGCACAATGCCGCACCATACCGACACATAACAGCGCGCCCATATTGGCAACGTTACACCAGACAACGATCACAATTTAAACATGGCGATTTAAACTCGCTGTAAAGCGTTCTAAGCGCTTGAATCTAAAACGTGTGGTAACGCATTGCCCAACGTTAAAACGCGTCTCTGTGATCGTCTCATAGCGTCGATTTTGGGACTTGTCTCGTTTGCTGCGACACAACAAAAAAAGCGCCCATAGTGGGCGCTAAAGTGTTGCGGATCTGGAAAGCAAAAAAAGCGCCCACTATGGGCGCTTAAAATTAGCAGTAAAGATCGCGTTTAAGTTTTCCGATTGTATCGACTAAAAACATATAACGCTTTTTTCTTTCCGTCATATAACCATTAACGACATCGAAAAAATTTAAATTCATTGCGTCAACTTCCGCTTGTAGTTCCGCGCAAAGTTCCGCTTTAAATTGCATGTATGCTTTATTTTGGCGCTTTAAATATTCTTGCTTAGTCATTCTTTTGAGTCCATTTAAAAGCGCCCATAGTGGGCGCTATATTCCTTTATTGAGCCACTACGAAAGCATCACGGATATAAGACACAAAATCATTATCTAACAGTTTATATTGTTGTGATCCGTTTTTAGCTGCGCCAGCTCCTTTGATCTTCTCAATCAAGCCCAAACGTTCACACATAGCAATTAACTGATTGGCTTGCGTATACGTTTGATCCGCTTGCTTCTCGTTTTCTTTCTTCGCTTCATCCATCAGCGTTTTAATTGCACCATTGGTGAAAACTTCCATTTCATCTTTGATAATTTCCACAATTGCAAAAACGCGTGAACCAGATTGATCCGCCAATGAGTATTCGCAACGTTTAGCGCGGATAGAATTAATCAAGTAGACCAGTTTTTCTAAGCTATAGCTATTCTCCATTGCTTCGCGGAAAAACTGCTCTGGCGTTTGCTTGCTTGCTTTAATTGCATAATAAAACACGCTATTTGCTTTATCGTCAGTCAGTGGCTTGCAAACGTTATTAGTGAAGTATGCAAGTTTAGTTTTAGCAGCTTGCATAGCTTTTTTATCTGCTTTTGTATCTTGTCCAGCATTATAGCGAATAGTGTAATTTTGTTCGACGCTTGCAACAGTTTCAGCTAATTCAGTTGCAACAGTAGTAGCAGCTTCAATAACAGATTTTTTTGAGATGATGTTAGACATAATTTTTAATCCTATATATTTGCGCAAAGCGCTGAAAGTTTTTTTTATCGTTAGCGTGTTTGCTTTCGATGGGTTGCATTATGGATGAGTTAAAAAACCGTGCAAGTCCTTTTTATGATTTTTTTAAAAAAAGATGAAAAAAGCAAAGTCCTAGAAATAAGCGTATAAGGAAGGAAGGTGTTCCCTCAATAAATTCTCTATTTCGGCCACTACCCTTATATATAATTGACCGACTCAACAATTAACCATTTGACCGCTGCCGCATGGATAACCTTATAGCTTGCTGATATGATGCAACGGTGAATAACACACCTGTACTACATAACTTAAATTAGATTGCCCTTATAGATTCGGGATGAATATGAAAATTGCCTATTTCGCTGCAACAGCTGCTGCACTCCTTCTCTCCGCTTGCTCCAACCAACCAGTAGCGACCAGCGAAGCAAAAGAAGTGCCGTCGAAGCAGATCATCGATCGCACCCTTACACAATCCGCCACCGGCACGGTGCTGACGGTCGTTAAACGCGATTCTGGCTCTAAGGGAGCATTCTGCACTGCGACAGTAGCCATCGATGGGAAAGATGTCGCCGAAGTGGGGATGTCGGAAAAGGTTAGCCTTTATCTCGCGCCCGGTGAACACATTATCGGTGCTCGACTTTCAAGAGCTATGCCGTTCTGTGCCGGTGAGAACGTTGAGGCAACTGTGGATGTGAAATCGGAGGCCGCTTACAGATTTGGCAGCAATGCCGGTGGTGACTTCTATTTGAACAAAACTGCCTGGTAAACAAAAGCGCCCTAACGGGCGCGATTCTGTGTCCGTTATGAGCGAGAAGCGGGCATATAGGCAAGATAAGGGACTTTTGCTCAACTGCCATGCATACAAGACTCTCTTACACTAATGTGCCTTTTCATACTTAACCAGAAGTTAAACTTTCTGGCCAGAATTGGCTGTCAGTCTAATGTTATTCTGAATTATACTAAGAACCTGAATCATTACAGTAAGGATAGGGTAGTTGATGGCCGTTGAATGGGTAGAGGTGGCTGATAACGCTGTTAAAATTGGACTAGGTTCGCTGATTACGATCTTGGGAGGATGGCTGACTCTCAGATTGACGCAACAACATGAAATTAAAAAAAATGAATCTGAGCAGCGTTTAAAAGAAATCGACAAGAAGATAGAACGCTACATTGATTTTCTCTCGCTTTCTCAATCACTTATGCAGAAATATCTTTACGAATCATGTAATCCCAGCAGTGAAGATTATGCTGAATATATGAGGCTGCATAATATTGTGAGCATCACATCTACCACGGAAATTCGTTTGTTAGCTTTTGATACTCAATCGAAAGTCTCCCAGTTTATCTTCGTCAGAAAACCCAATGAAGATATAGATATTTATCGCAATGCAGCAAGAAATGCATGCGCTCTTTTACAAGGTGTGGTGAGTGATGAAATTCTTCAGGACAAAGTCTCACTTCAAGGTGGTAATAAATCCCGCCCATGGTGGATGTTCTGGCGGAGATAGAAGACTGATTAGGATCGCCGAACCTCCTCGTCAAAAAAAGTACGGCTGAATGCCAAAAGCAGCACAACGTCCGCTTCAGGCATATAGCGGACATTTAATCTTTACTCTGCCCGGACATCTGAACTTAGCTTTGAAAGTCAGTGAGGTCCTCAGCACGTTTCTGCGGCCGCCGGGCCGTTTCCGACGCCTTTCCCCGGCGCGATCGCAAAAAACTGACGCTGATAATTTTGTGCACATGCATGGCTATGCTGCCGGACATGCCGGGTGGCGTTTTATCAGAAAAAATCCCACAGGAACACTATTTCCAGGCGTTTACTCCCCTGAAACATGGCATTAGCATGTGACCTTTCAGTACCTACAGGGACAGTTTTCAATGCCATCACAACGTATCAAACCGCTGCTGTTACTCCTGCCATTTCTGCTGAGTGCCTGTTCCGGCGATAAACATCAGCCCCCTCTGCCTGAAGATATATGGGGAATGAGCCAGACGAAACCTGATAAAAACGTGAGATATTTAGTACAGATACGCCAGGCAGTGACTGAACAGCTTTTGGGCAGTCAGTCATACAGGGGAAAGAGCTGTACCGTCAGGATTTCCATACAGCCCGACGGAATGCTGCTGAGCGCAGCGATTGAGAAAGGCGATCCTGAATACTGTCAGGCCATTCTCTCAGCCGTCTCCCGCGCGAAAATCCCGCCGGCTCCGGATAAAGAGACCTGGCAGACATTCAGAAATGCCGCTCTGGGTTTCGCCAACTGAAACATTTCACCCTGCCGGGAGACGGTCACAGCGTAAGCTCCGGCAGGTTTTCTGTATTTCGGCACGCTGCAGCGTTTTCGTACCTTGAATCTAACGGGCCATGTGTTTCATGAAGTTGGGCAAGAAAAAGTCAATTCCAACTAAAAGAGCGTATGCTGATCAATCTTTTATTATCTGATGATTAACGATATCACAGGCAAGTTTGACCTTCTCATTGTCGTGGTCATAGATGAAGTTTACTTTGTTCTGCTCTAACATGGCTTCAGTGGAGTAGACACTTGCAAAGAGAGATTTGCCATTGCTTTCACGACTAGCAAACTGATACGTCACATTAGAACCATCATTAGCCTTAACAACCCTTGTGCCTTCGCTAGTGTCATACATCACACCATCCGCAACAATCAGGTTGTTACCTTTAGCAGTCCGAGAGAACACCACGTCATGTCCGTCACAGTTCAATTGCATTATCAAGTCTTTTGCAGCTGTAGCGTTTAACGAAACCGATGTCAATACTGCAAGAACCAATCCCTTCGTTTTGTTCATTGTCTTTTTCTTTTCGTTATGATTAAAGGGGAATTATATCTTTTTCAGTAGATATTGAGCACTATGATATCTAGTAATTGAGGTTACAACCTTTCTAATCGGGATCAATCTACTCGCCCCCTGATTAAAATAAGTTGCTGTTAGCGCATCCGTTTTGGCACACAGCAAACCTGCACACGCCTTTCAGACGCAGGTAATTTTAGAACGGCACAATGCGGTCAACCCAATCAAAGAGCACCACCAGCTGCTTGCCGCCACCTTGTCGTACATTCACTTGGCTGGCGTTAACGCCCGCCGATTCACCTTCAATTTCTCTACCATCGGCCATGTAAATGCGGATCAGCTTTTCGTTCTGATGCGCCTGGCGGCAAACTTTAAAGAAGTCGCGCTTTGAAGGCTGGTTTTGGAAATCATCAGCATTGATCGTCAATCTGCCTTCAAAGCTCGTGTGAACCTCTTCTTGCTTGATTGTCTCAATCGTCGTCACACGCTCCAGCGGCACACGAACGCGGTGATCATTGGCATTGAATCTCGGTGTCAGGTCAAGTTTGTTGCGCGCTGTCAGCAGCCCATATACGAAGAGAGAGAATACCTGCCCATCCTCTAAAGACACTTTTACAGGAATACGCTTAGCGCGGTAATACTGAAGCGAGCGCTCTACATCTTTGTAATCTCGCGGCCATACCTCAACGGGTATGCCGTAAGTAATATCGGTAATAGTCATTTTCTGTCCGAAGATGTGTTTGGGGTAGGGTAACACGCGATTGAGTTTAAGTGGGAGAGGTACCGAGATAGTGGGCTGGTCGGGACCAGCCCACTGTGAAGTTAAGGCTTCGGTTCTGAGGTGCTTGAGTGTTCCAATCCAGCGAGAAGAATATCCCGGTCTTCTTCGGTCATGTCGGTGGTGTTGAACAGTTCAATAATCCTTTGTGCGGCTTTACTGGTGGCCATTGCCCTTTTCGAGTACCGCGCGAAGTCGGCCATATTTACTTCTGCGATGATCATGTCGATTACCTCAGACTTGGTCATCTTGACGCCAGATTCTTTGAGTTTGTCTTTGAACGCTTCGACTTTGTCGTTAGCGCGAGGACTCAAAGCGACCTGGCAAAAAACAGGTTTTGGTTTTTCCATGTATCAGTTGCCCAGAACATTAAAATCAAACTTTCCATCGACCGGTAAAACGCCTTCAGCGAAGCCGGGCGTTGTGTCAATGATGTTTTTGCGCTCGTAGGAATGAGACATCAGGTACTTATTGGAACAATCAATAAAGTCAGAGATAAAACAAACATTTGCCTGATTCTTTTTGGCTCGTAGACCACGCCCGACACGCTGACGCATCTCGACTTCTGCCTTCCCCCCACCAGCGAGGATCACCGCGCCCACACTTGGGACATCAACGCCTACATCGAGTATGGTAGAGCCAATGAGAATGTCTATTTTGCCTGCAGCCAGGCTCTGCAATTTTGCTTGTCGTACTTTCTGGGAGGATTCACCGTAAATGAAATCAACCCGCAATCCCTCTGCCTGCATCATCTCCATTAAGATCTGACCATGCCTTTTGTGCTTTACTAGCGTCATACAGTTTAACTGGTGTGACCTATACATTACAGCGGCACGAACAATCGCTGCATTACGGTTTAGGTTGTAAACGATGCCAAGTTGGTAAGCCTTCTGGTATGGCGTGCTCATAACAACCCGGAAGTTCAGGTGCTTTGATGCAAGTTCAGCCTTAATCCTAGCCTCATCTGGAGTGTACGCGATTTTATGATATAAGAAGTAGGGCCTCGCCAAAATACCTTTATCAATCAGATATTTTTCCGTCACCTTTATCTCAATTCGGCCGGCAACAGCCATCAATCGCATGTTGGCTTCCGTGGAATCCTTCATAAACGGAGTAGCGGTCAAAGCCAGACGATAATCAGCGTTGTGACAGAGTCTGGCGACGTCGTAGAAGCTGGAGCCGGATGATTCGTGCGCTTCTTCCAAAATCAGGAGGGAAACGCTGGCAAGCAGCTGTTTGATAAGCTCTCTTCGCTTGAGGTGCTGGGCGCGTTTCTCGGGAGAAAGGTCAGAACCAGGCTCATTTAGAAAACTGGAGAGTGTTTGAACGGTCGCAACGTTGATATGACGTGATACCTTCAGTTCACCCGAGCCAATCACACCAACCTTAAGCCCCTTAAGCCACGGCTCGCCATTTTCAGCGCGATAGTCGATGGATTTTTGAAAGTTTTCCGCCATTTGGAACATAAGAACTGATCGAGTCGTGATGAACAGCGTCATACGACCAATACGAGCAGCTGCCTTGCAGGCTATATTTGATTTTCCGCCACCGGTTGCGACCTGGGCAATCATACCGCCCACTTTCACCATGGCTTCCACTGTCTGATCTTGATATGCGTAATCGGGATTGTAAGGGAATGGGTTAACTGCGGGATTTGGCTTGCCAAGAGCAGAAACCATCGGTTTCCGAATGTGAGTTGCAGGAATACCAGCCCGGTTTAGCTTTGCTGCGATAGATCGAGCAAATCCAGCCGGAAACGAGCATTTTGACCAGTTGAACATGGTGCTGCGACCATCCCATCCACCACTATCTGAAAATGAGGCGCCATCAACATCGTAGCTCAACATGTCCTGAACTATCTTTTTTACTTTGTCATCCGCCCCTGAAATTAACGCGTTCACTGCATTTGATACAATATTAACGCCCATGTGTCTTTCCTTAGTGCCTTTATTGTGTTAACAGGCTATGATTTAATAGGTAGTTGGTTACTTAATGGATTATATCAAAAAAATGGACGTAAAAATTAACATCTTGCAGGTGGAAGCAGGGCTACTGCAGCCAAACCCGTGGAATACAAACGCCGTGGGTCTCCAGAATTTCGAAAAGCTGAAAGGCTCAATCGACCGCCTGGGCTTCTTCAAGCCGATCCTGGTTCGCGAGCTGTCAGATGGCTCATTTCAGATTCTCGGTGGTGAACACCGCTGGCGCGCAGCCATTGAGCAGGGCATTGCCACTGTGCCAGTTATCACCGTTGGTCAGATCAGCGACGTGGTGGCAAAGCAAATGTCTCTGGTCGATAACGAGCGCTACGGTGAAGACGATCAACTCGCTTTGCAGCGTCTGATTGAAGAAATCCAGTCAGAAACTGGCTTCAGCCTTTCAGAAATCGCCCCATTTGATGACGAAATGGCAGCGACACTGGCCCGAACTGCGGCTTTCGATATGGCGGAACTGGAGCGACTGACTGATGGCGACGAGAAAGCGGCAGAAGAGGATAAACGCGAGAAGGTTGAGCGTTTGGGTGTGGAGCACCAGACGATGCGCTTCAAAGTCACCTTCGATTCTGCTGATTCAGTCACTACAGCCATTAAATCGATCATTGCCGAGCAGGGCATTAATACTGGCAGCGACATGGAAGACGCTGGAGAAGCCCTGGTGTGGCTCGCAGACTTTTACAAGGAACGTAATTGATGAGCACCCTATTTGAGATCGTGTATCTCGACCCTAAAACCCTGGTTCCATATGAAGCCAATGCAAAAAAGCACGACGAAACCCAGATTCGTAATTTAGCTGCGGCGATTGCTAAGCGCGGTTTTGACCAGCCAATTACCGTTGATAAAGACATGGTGATCATTACCGGTCACGGCCGCCGAGAGGCTGCAATTTATGCTGGGCTTGAGCTGGTGCCGGTAATTATCCGAGCCGATCTCGACGAGGTCTCTGTTCGCGCGAAGCGTCTGGAAGATAACCGCCTGGCCAGCACCGATTATGACGCCATTAAACTGCAAAAAGAGCTGGAAGAGCTGGTGCTGGGCGATGAGGTTGTAATTGGCTTCGATGAGCGTGAGCTGAGCGTTTTGGTTGGCAGCATGACGGAAGACATGGCCACCGACTCTCTGGTGATGGATTTGGGTCATGAGTCAGTGCGCCAGCATGAAGAGCATGAAGAGATCTCGAGGGAAGTGGCGGAATCAGAGTTGCGTGTGATCGACGTGCTGGGTTTTAAAACGCTGCCTGCTGGCTCTGCTTTGGTCGTTGGGGATTTGCTTGCCCACATGGAAGAAGTGACGGGAGAGAGCGGGGCAGAAGCATTTGTGGCTTATGCGAAGCGTGTTTCTGAGGAAGCTGTCGATGAGGAAGGGGAATGAGCAATTACCTCATCAATGTAGCTTTCCAGACGCGTGTAACTAAAACCACCCGAACGCTGGAGATAGCAGAATCATTTGGCCTTGGTCTTGATGAAAAGGAGTGGTCGCTTTACGACAACTTGGAACTGGAAATCAGGGGCGGTGATGTCGTGTACATTACCGGTCAATCCGGCTCTGGTAAATCTGTCGTGTTGCGTGAGCTTCAGCGGTTGATGAAGGAAGAAGGGCAGGATGTTGCGTCGATCGAAGACTTTACCTTTGATGACAGTAAGAACGTCATTGACCAGCTGGGCAAGACCACCAGCGAGGCGTTGGGTCTTCTCTCTATGGCTGGGCTGAATGATGCCTATTTGTTTGTTCGCAAACCTTCTGAGATGTCAGATGGCCAGCGCTACCGCCTGAAAATCGCAAAACTTATCGAAACCGGCGCAAAGGTATGGGTTGCAGATGAGTTTGGCGCTGTTCTGGATCGAGTAACTGCCCAAGTCGTTGCCTCCAATCTCCAGCGCGCCGCGCGCAAAGCTGGGGCAACTGTCATGGTGGCAACCACGCATGAAGACCTCAAAAATGCTCTGCGCCCGGATGTGCAGATCACCAAGCACTACAAAGAACGTGTGAAGGTGGATTATGCAGCTTAAAAAGGTTTTCCCGATTTATGAGGGGGCAGAGCTGCGTCGCCGCTGGACGCATGAAGCTGAATGGCAAGATTGGCTTCGCGCCAATGGTGCTTATGGTTTCCGCGTCGCCCCATATTACAACCGCTGCGTCGTGGTGTTTGGTGAGAAACGCTATGTAGAGGTGATCAAGCAGCTCTATGGGCTGGATGAGAGTGAATATGTGGCAGGGGTTGGTGGCATGGTCACTGACCTGGGCTACATCCAGTACGACACAAATGTTCACTGCGTCTATCTGCCTGAAAACTACAACGAGTCGGTTTACTGGCATGAAGCCTTACATATCGCGCTTATCACCGGCCAACACCATGATTTGATGCCTTCGGATCAGGAGGCTTTCACTTATCTTCAGGGTTACATCGTTGAAGACTTTGTGAAAGCTCGCGTCAAGTTCCTTGCCGACAAGAAGGCGGGTGGTTTGCCGGCGATCGAGGAAATTGTGACGCGTCACCCCTCAACTATTCGTCGCGGTGGTTATGGCAGTCGGAAGGTGGTGCGATGAACGACGTAACCATCAAACGCTACAAGCCTGAAGAGTTTGCGAAGCATTTGGATTTTCTGGAGCGTATGACTGTGACGCGCGGCACTGTGGACGATTGGAATGCTTTGAAGTCGCTGCATTACAAAACAGACGGCAAACCATTCGCACCAACCTATTACCGCTGCGAGCTTGACGGTCGGCTGGTGGGCGTTGTTGTTGTGGCTTTTCCAAAATTGCTTCTGGCGCCGCGTCACCGCATGTTCCCCAAACTGAAGCCCACCACTAACACGACGGTGGCCAATCAGTTCTGGGGGCGTTACGTGAATAACAATTTCGCTGTGATCAGCCGTTCAGTGGTGGACACCCAATACCGTGGTGTGGGTGTTTCATATCGCATGATTAACCTGGTGAGCCGAATGCACAACAGGCCGATCATCGAAATCCAGTCCTCGATGAGCAAATACAACCCTTTTGCGATGAAGGCAGGTTATCAGTTTATTCGACCAGAGCGTCCGAAGAGTTATGAGAGCGCGCTGCGAGTTTTCCAGCGGCATTTCCGTGCCGACCCGGGCGATAACGAGAGCATTGTGAAGGAGCTGTTCTCAATGAGCGAGAATCGCCGCCGCCGTGCGCTGGTGGATCTCGTTGCCGACTACCACAAGAACTCATCGTTGGCGAAAGCTGGACGTAACCGTGGCACAACCGTGCAGGACATAGCTGATTCGCTGGTGGATGAAGCTAGTATCGTGAAATTGCTCAAGGATATTCACAACCTTAGCTTTACGTCGCCGCTTTATGGTGTTTACCGCAACCCGGACTTTGGCAGGGATTTGCCAGACGTGTTGCCACTACTGGCATTCGACAACCAACCACTAAATGCGCCGCTGGATCTGGCGCGTATCTCGTAAGGAAACGAGCAAATGATATTGACAGATAAGCAGAAAGATATTCTTCGCACAATCTACCTTGGCCACGATCGCGGCCATTTGCTTGACCTCGATGAGCTGCTAGAGGTTCTGCCATACAAAACAACCAAGCAGAGTATGCAGTTCTCTCTTCGAGCACTGATTAAGAAGGGGCTTGTCGAGAAAGGTGAGTTGCGAGCGCGCGGAGATGATGGCTACCAGCGTCGCACTCTCGGTCTGACCGTTATGGGCAGAGCAAGCGTAAAGCTGATGGTTAAATAAATAATAGCCTGCTTCCTGTAGTGATTGTTTACATATTAATTAATACGGAAGCAGGCTTATTATCGGAATATTCTTGTTAAAAACAGAATGTTTGATCCAGTTAAATTTAGCATAAAGTTAACAAGTTCAACATCAACATTTCTAGGTTGATCAGAACCATGAGCTGCACTTTTGTTTCTTATTGTTCCTATGTACGCTTGGAGCATGCCTGATAATTTTAAATTCCCATCTTGAAGGAAAGCGGGAATATTATCTAAAGTAAAAAGTTTTGGTACCAATTGGCTAATTGTCTCGTTGCCAGTTAGCTGTATTTCATTGTCTTTTAGTATGATTTTCAGTGTTGCTTCATAAGATTTACATGCCGAAATGATAGCTTCTTCCAATTTATTTGCTTTGAAGTGATCAAAAGCCAGAATGAATTGGTCAAATGCACTCTGGTACCGTTTCGATGAGCCTAGCGTTGCAATACTTGGCTTTATAATTTCATTATGAGTATACTCGGTGTCAATCCTTATTAAGTGACCTTCTTCTACTCTATATCCAATGCCATGGGATTGAAGTCGGAAGTTTATTTTATCAACGACAGGTTGAATTAAATCGCGTCTATATGGTGACAAAGTTTTATGAATAACAAAACTTACCATATCTATTATGTCAATACATAGTTCATCGTCACAATCGCTTGTGCTGCAGAAAAAATTAACTAAATCAATGAACGGATCTGAATCACCCCAACTATTAATACGGTTTGTCACAGGTAAGCTATGCACACCCATTTCTTCGCAAACAAATCTGTAAAGGGTTCTGGGTAAGTCTGCAGCTTTATAGACAACGGTATTCCAAGCAGTAGCTATCTGAACCCTAGCTTGACGGGGGATATTGTCATAAGTAAAAACGTCATCAACCTTGCCTAGTGCTTCGCTGCGTCTGCGTGAAAAACGTTTATAAAACATGTTCTATAAGCTCCTTGTTCCTTTTTGTTTTATTTTTAGCCTTTTAGACAACACTTGCAACACAATTTATCTGGCTAGTAAAGTGAAGGGTTTGTAAATACAATACATCTAAATAAGTTGTTTTCTTATGTGTTAAATTACAGGCGGTGCATGGATGCACTGCATTAAGTTAGAGGGAACTATGACGACCGAAGCTGAAGAGGTAAAGGTCAAGGTCACGCCAGCTATGTGGGCGGAGATCGAGGCAAAATGGGCGTCCGGTGAGTACACGCTTTCCAGATTGGAAGATGAGTATGGGCTGCGCCGCGAGACCTTCTCTCGTTATTTCAAAAAGAAGGGTTTGGCCAAAGGAGCCGACTCAGTTGGCAAGATGGTGCGTGAATCCCTGAAGTCAGATGCAGAGATCCGCGCTAAAGAACGCGCCGACAAAATTGATGATCGTCGTAACAAGTATGACAGCTGGGCATTCACACTTGGCAGAATGGCGATGGGTCAGGTTGCCGAGGCGAAGTCCAAAGGCACATCGCTTGCTGTTATCGAGGGCGATCTAAAGTCAATTCAGCGCGCCAGCAATATTCTGGCTAAGTGCTTTGATGTGTCATCCAAAGCCCTGGGCATGGATAAAGACGAAGGCTTGACCGACGAGATCCCGAACCTGGTGTTTGGCGAATTGACACCTAATCAGGTGGCAGAGCTGCGTAAATCAGAAGAACCAGATCTGATTGACGATGATGAGCTTGAGGCACTTGAAGAAGAAGCAGCAAAAGACGCTGAAAGCGTTTTAGAGAGCGAAGCTGACGATGATAGTGGGGAAGCATAACCATGGCCATCCCGTCATCGCTGAGCTTGATTCAGCTGCATTCTGGGCAGATGTCAGTGTTCCAGTCACCCCATCGTTTCAAAGTGGTGTGTGCTGGCCGACGCTGGGGCAAATCCCGACTGTCGATTTCTAAAATTATTCGTGCGGCCGCTTCTGGCCGCAAACAGCGAGTCTGGTACGTAGCGCCAACGTATCAGATGGCCAGGCAGATTTTGTGGGATGACCTTCAGGAGACTATCCCGCGCAAATGGGTGGCTAAAAAGAACGACACCACAATGACGATCGTTCTAAAGAACGGTTCGGAAATTGCCCTTAAAGGTGCGGATAAACCAGATACGCTGCGTGGTGTTGCATTGAATTTCGTCGTACTCGACGAGTTTCAGGATATGAAGCCTGACACATGGTACAAGGTATTGCGTCCAACACTGTCTTCTACCCGCGGTGGTGCGCTGATTATCGGCACGCCCAAAGGCTTCTCCGAGTTCCATAAACTGTGGACGATCGGGCAAAACGAAGACCTGCAGAAAAAGGGGCAGTGGAAGAGCTGGCAGTTTGTTACTGCCGACTCACCCTTTGTTCCAGAGGCGGAGATCGAAGCCGCGCGCAATGATATGGACCCGAAATCATTCGCTCAGGAATATCTGGCGTCGTTTGAGAACATGTCTGGCCGCGTTTATTACCCGTTCGACCGCAAAACGCATGTTAAAGATGTGGCCTTCAATCCGAAGCTGCCAATCTGGGTTGGTCAGGACTTCAACATCGATCCAATGTCCTCAGTCATCCTGCAGCCGCAGCCAAATGGTGAAGTTTGGGCGGTGGATGAGCTGGTGCTGTACTCCTCCAACACCGCAGAGGTATGTGATGAGCTGGAACGTCGGTACTGGCGCTCTAAGTCTCAGGTGACAATCTTCCCAGACCCAGCTGGTGCATACCGACAACACGCGCGAGGCGAATCGGATGTGGACATCTTTAAGGAGAAAGGTTTTCTGCGAATCGATCACCCTAAGAAGCACCCGCCGATCGCTGACCGTGTGAATGCTGTAAACCGAATGCTGATGACAGCTTCAGGAGATGTGCGGCTTTATATTAGCCCGAAGTGCAAGGGGTTGATTGAATCGCTGGAGAAGGTGATCTACAAACCGGGTTCGCGTGATATGGACAAGTCAGGTGGGGTGGAGCATAGCGCTGACGCCCTGGGCTATCCAATTCACAGAAGATTTCCGGTTAAAAGTCGTGTTATTCTTGGTGGTTCCCGATAGGTGGTTGGGTACCTATCATAAACACACATTTATATTAAATTGGGGTTTGGTCAAATGGAATTGACTGACAAAGTAATTAAGGATCTGGTTAAGCGCCGGCATCCTGAATACGAAAAGAAAAAGGAGCATTGGGACTTTATTTCGGCCACCTACGCGGGTGGCCGGGCATGGTTCGATGACAACGTTTTCCGCTATTTTAAAGAGGGTGATCAGGAATACAAAGAGCGTGTTGAGAGAGCATACCGCTTTAACCACACGCGTGAAGTTGTAAACCTAATCAACAAATACATTTTCCGCGAAGATATTCACCGTACCGAGGAAGACGCACCAGAGTTCATCCGGGATTTTTGGCGCCGCGCTACTCGTCAAAACGTTTCCGTAAACGAGTTCATGGCCGCTATCGATCTGCAATCCTCCATTTACGGGCGAATTTGGGTTGTGGTGGATAGCACAATGGAAGCTGGCGCTGAGTCGGTTGAAGACCAGAAGAAGCAAGATGGTCGCGCCTACGCTTACTGGATTTCACCGCAGCAGATGCTGGATCTGGCATGGGATGACGACGGAAATTTACTGTGGGCGCTGGTGGTGGAAGTCGCCCGTGATGATGCCGACCCGTTTGCTTCTACCGGACAGGAGTTCCAGCGTTATCGCTTGTGGACACAAAACGAATGGTATCTGTTCCGCGAAGAAGTGAAGAAGGGTGGCCAGAAAGGTAACGCCAAGGTTTACCTCGAAGATAGTGGTGAGCATAACCTGGGTGTTGTGCCGGTGTTCCCGGTTGACTGTATTGGTCAAAGCGAATCGCCATACTTCAGCCCATCTCTTATTGATGACATTGCTTACCTTGACCGTGCGGTGGCCAACTACCTGTCGAACCTTGATGCAATCATTCAGGATCAGACCTTCTCCCAGCTGGCGATTCCAGTTCAGGCAATGCTGCCTGGCGATGAGAACCACGGCAAGGTGTTGGAGATGGGAACTAAACGAGTGTTTACCTTTGATGGTGAGGGTGGTTCGCAGCCGTTCTACATGTCGCCAGATCCGAAGCAAGCCCAGATGATCATCACCACGGTTCAAACTGTCATCAACGAGATTTATCATTCTGTTGGTGTCGCCGGTGAACGAACCAAGCAGGACAACGCCAAGGGAATTGATAATTCCTCTGGCGCAGCCAAAGCATACGACTTCCAGCGTGTTAATAGCTTACTGGTGACGAAAGCTGAACGTCTGGAGCGTGCAGAGCGCCAGATGCTTGCCCTGGTTGGCAAATGGATGGGTGAAGAGCTGGAAGACGATCACACTTTGGTCAGTTACCCGGAGAGCTTCGACATTCGTGGTTTAACTGACGAATTTGCTGTTGCTCAGCAGTTGTCAGAGCTGCAGGCACCGGAAAGTGTTCGTCGTTATCAGATGGAAATGCTCATCGATAAGATCTTCCCGAACGTCACGGAGAAAATGAAAAGAGAATTTGAAGCGGATCTCTTGAAATTTCCTCCAAAAAATGTATCTGAGGGTCTTGAAAATAGCTTGTCAACTACCTATGATTAGACATCTTCTCAAGAAACCGAGAAAACTTCTTCCCAAGGATCAGGGAACTCATCTGCTCAAGCAACCGAGCGATAAGGCGCAAAAAGGAATTTTATGAATCTGTGGCAAATGATGATGGCCCGTCGTGGCCTGATGGACGTCGCTGGCAAGGAAGAGCTGGGCGGTGGTGGTGGTGAACCTTCCAAAGAACAGCAGGCTGAACAGCCTGGTGGCGAAGGCAAGGAGCACAACCCTGGCACTGATGACGAACATAAACAGGCACGTCAGCCGGAAGCTGAAGACGAATATGCAGGTCTGTCTCAAGAGCAGCTGATCGCAAAATTGCGTGACGCTAAGAAGTCAGGCGCTGAGCTTTTGAAAGAAAGCATGAAGCGCAAGGAAAAACTGGCTGCTTATGGTGACATCGACCCAGAGCGCGCTCGTCAGTTGGTGGACGCGGAAGCTGCGGCAGAACGTGCCCGTCAAGAAGCGGAACAAGCTGAGCTTGAGCGCCGCGGTGAGTTTGACGCGGTCAAAAAGCAAATGGTTGCCGCTCACCAAGCGGATCTGCAGGTAGAGCATGACGCTCGTACTCAGGTCGAAGCTGAAAATGCCACTCTGAAGGCGCAACTGCTTGAGATGACTGTAGGTGCATCTTTCTCTGGTTCCGGTTTCTTGCGTGATAAGGCTCTGATGACACCGGCCAAAGCTCGTGTGATTTATGGCAACCACTTCGAAGTAGGCGAAGACGGCAGCGTAGTCGGTTATGACAAACCAGCGGGTCAGAAAGACCGTGCGGTGCTGGTCGATGGCCACGGCCAACCACTCGCGTTCGAATCAGCGATTGAGCGTATTTTACGTGCAGATCCTGAAGCCGATGCTCTGCTGCGAAGCGAAGCAAAACCCGGTGCTGGCTCACAAAGTAAGCCAAGTGCCAAAGTAACCACCCCGGTGAACAAGTCAACGATTGACAAGTTAACTGCGGGTTTGGGAAAAATCGTTACAAAATAACATCTTAATCAAAAGGAATTGAAAAGATGCCATTACTGCGAGACGAAGCTGAAAAGCTGTCTAACAACGAACTGGAACAGGGCGTAATCGAAACTATCATCGATCGTGATGACCTGTTTGCCGTTCTGCCTTTCATGAAGATCAACTCTAAGGCGTATCTGTACAACCGCGAAGATTCACTGTCTGAAGCCAGCTTCATTGACGTGAACGATGTGGTTCCAGAAGGCGCTGCAACGTTCACTGAGCATGTGGCTAAGCTGCGTATTCTGGCTGGCGACGTTGACGTTGATAAATTCCTGGCAACCACCATGGCCGACACCAATAGCCAGCTGGCTATCCAGGTTCGTTCCAAAGTGAAAGGTCTGGCGCGCGCATTCCGCCGCAACCTTATCCAGGGTGACTCCACCAAAGACGCGAAATCCTTTGACGGCATTGCCAAACTGATGGCTGCTGACCAGGGCATTGTTGCCAATGCTTCCATGACCTTCTCCATGCTCGATGAGCTGGTTGACGCTGTGAAAGACCTGGGCGCTGACTGCCTGATGGTTCGCTCTGAACACATGCGCGCCTATCGTGCGTTACTGCGCACCGTGAACGTCGGTCCATCTGAAGTGATGATCGAAAACTTTGGCCGCCCAATGCTGACTCACAACGGCATTCCGTTCATCGTGAACGACTTCATCCCTGTCGTTGACGGTGCTGCAGACATCTACGGTCTGCACCTGTCTGAAGAGAATGGCCTGACCGGTCTGTACGGGGGTGACAATGCCGGTATCGTGGTTGAGTCCATTGGCACTGTTCAAAACAAAGACGCCCTGCGTACTCGCGTTAAGTGGTACTGCTCTCTGGCGAACAAGCACGACAAAGCGATCGCTGCGCTGAAAGGCGTTAAGATTTAATCTTAAAGATAGGTAGTCACCTACCTATCAAAGATCACTAGTAAGGGTGGGCAGTCGCCCACCCTTTTTTTATGGAGTAAACATGGCAGACAAAAAAGTACGCATTACCGAAGAAGTGCTCTCGGACTACACAGGTCACATGTTTGGTGTGCCTTTCGTCAATAGTGTGAGCGCTAATCCAGTTAGTGAGCGACGTCAGGCACAAATGCTTGCAGCGTTACGCGGTGAGGTTGTTGAGGTAGCCGCGGCTGCAGCTAAAGCACCACCTACAACTCCTGTTGATATTGATACCGGCACTGATTAATAAATAAAACTTGGTCGCTTAAGCGGCCTTTAAAGAGACTCATATGAAATCTGCAAAAGTACGACTGCTTGAATCCTGCTTTAAGAGCTATACAGGGATGTTGTGTGGCATCCAGTTTGAAGATGGCATTTCTGTATCAGAGCTGCCATTCGTGGATCAGCAGCGCATTTGCTCATCTATGCGCGCAGAAACCATTGAGGGCACCAATGTATCTCCTTCTGGCATTTACAGCGAACGTCATGGGTTATCTGCTGACAACGTGAAAGAGACAACTGCCCCGGTAAATGAGCGCATGGAACGTGTGACCACGCAAGCCCACGTAAGCACTCAGCCTACGTTCTCTCGTGAAGAGCTGGAAGCGGTAGCTGACAGCGAAGGAATTGCCGGATTACGCCAGATCGGAAATGAGCTGAGAGTAAAGGGCAAGGGCATCGTTGAGATGATCGAAGGCATTTTGAAAGCCCAAGGCGGTGAATGATGGCTCAGCTCGGCACGTTTAAAAGCGGCGAAGCTGTTTCGCTGTCATTCACTCTCAATGTGCTCGATGCGGCATCCGCAACGTACACCCTGAAAGACGGCCGGGCGAACATTGTGGCGGAAGATGTGCTGGTGGGCATTGAGGCTGGCCAGATGTCCGTCACTGTTGTCGTGCCAGCTGAGTATAACCAGCTTGCAGACCGTGAACGAGATTTGCGTCGTTTAGTCTTGACGGTCAATGACGGAACTACCAATCACCTCATTGAGCAGCTTTATGTTCTGATAGCAGACTTTGAGCTGACGGTTCCACGGCATTCCTTTGCCACAATCGCCGATGCTCAGATGCAAGCAATCGACATGCTTAATGGCGATGCGTTGCTTGCCGATGGCGACAGCCTGATGCGTAAGCGTCTAATTGAGGCCACGAATCGCATTAAGACAATGCCTTTCTCAATTCGACGAATCTTTGGTATCGATTATGACGATTACGATCGACCGCAAAACATGTTGAACGTCACCACAATGCCATTTGGCGCCGCTGGGCAGTACCGCGTTGATATGGTTGATTGGGATGAGCTGACCGATGAGGATTTTGGTGCTTTCCCGGATGTCTTCAAGCGCGCTGTGATGTTAGCTGTGATTAACGAAGCGTGTGAAATTGCCAACGGCAATGATGTAGCTGCCGCGCGCGAAGATGGGATTCTCTCCGAGTCGATTGGCGAGACGACCAACATGTACAGAACCGGTAAAAGTGCTCCTAAAACGGTGGCCAGAAGCACCTGGCGTTTGTTGGCGAAGTACACCAATAACCGGTTTATCGTTCGTCGGTAGTCAATTTTCGCGCCAGAGCCACCAGCGTGGGGGCAGGGTAAAGCCATCGTCGATGCACCCGCACCAACTGGATAACTCTGGCGCTGTTTATTCACATGGAGGTGAATATGCACGTTGCCTGGCAAACAGAACTCGCTGTATATCGTAAAGGTGGGATGAACATCTATGGCGAGTCGAAATACCAGTTTGTAAGAAGCACCAAAGTTGGCGTTGTAAATTTTACTGAAGGCGTCGTTCAGTCGTCCGTAAGAGCTGATAGCTCTGGCAGTCGTGGCAAAGCTGACGTTGAGACGTTCAATGCAGTGCTAATCGTGCCCCTGGCTGCTGATGTGAAGCTGGATGACGTATTGGTGATGTCTGGCACTAAGTTGCTGGTAGCGAGCGTAGAGCGTCGTTGGGGGCTTCGTGGGCGCCCTGGTCATCTGGAAGTCGGGGCTAATGTATGGGTCTGAGTTACGACGCATCAAAGTTACGACGCCAAGCCAATTCTCTCGATCAGCGTCAAAAAGCGTTTAAGCGTTACCTGCTTCGCGACATGGAGAAGGTTGCTAAAGTGATGGAGCGATTGGCCAGAGCGATGGCGCCGATTGAAACCGGCTCATTGGAAAAGGCGATCTACGCGCGCGTAATCAATAACTTCTCTGAGGTGAAAGTCGAGCTTTATGTCTCAGGCGCAAGATCCCGCGAAGGACACCCGGGCGTAACAGTTGGGCAATATGCGGATTACATGCACAACGATCACTACCGGCTCGGTCGATTGTCGAGAATGAAGAGCGTCACCAACCCGCCGATCGAGGGAATGCGAGCGAGGGTAGGGCGTCTCTACATGGAGCGCGCGATTGAAATGGGTGAAAAACGGTTCAGGGAAGCTGTAACGGAAGCAGCGAGAAAAGCTGGGTTCACAAGGGGGTGACATGTTTATTGAAGCGTTTGCTAAATTTCTTCAGGACAAGAAGTTAGGCGGAATTGGTAAAGATACTTTCGCGCATCACATGCCGGCTTCAGTCAAAAGCGGAATTTTGTTGGTGAATCCCAATACCGGTATTGCCATTGACCGTGAGCTTGATGGCTTTTATCAGGATGTTTTCACCGTAATCATCAGAGAGCCAACATTGTCTGCAGTGTCGGCCAGAGCTAACAAAATCATGGCCGTTCTGCCTCTGCTTGATACAGAAGTGCAGGGCATTCGGTTTAAATACGTTAAGCCTCTGTCTCTGCCAATCATTTACCCGCAGGATGATGGATCACTGTTCGAAGCTGGTATTCCCGTCGAATTTGCGGCATATCCAGTGTAATCATCATTAAAATAGCTTCATAGTTACTTTTTTAAAGTAAAAAATAGCTATATACTTACTTTTTCCGCAAGGAATGCGGCACCCAATGCAAAAAGGAGTTTGCAAACAATGGCTAACACCCATGTTAAAAATATCAAATTAGGCGCTTGCAAAGTGTCTTTCGGTGGCCAGGATCTTGGCTACACCAAAGGCGGCGTTGAAGTTGAGGTTTCTACCGAAACCCTCAAAGTCACCGTTGACCAGTTGGGTCAGACCACCATTTCCGAACTGGTGCAGGGTCGTAACGTGAAAGTTACCGCTCCACTGGCCGAAAGTGTTCTGGCGAACCTGGTTAATCTGATGCCTGGCTCAACCATGTCGGAAGACAAAAACACTCTGTCAATCAGCTCTGCTCAGGGCGTTAACCTCGTCGATGTTGCCCAAGAACTGATCCTGACGCCGCAGGACGGCACCGACTTCGTGCTGACTCTGCCGAAGGCCGCTACCGCAGGTAACTTCACCATGGCCTACAAATCCGATGACGTTCGCGTGTTCTCCGTTGATTTCAACGCATACCCGGACGACGACGGCATTCTGGGAACCATGACCAACCCAAAGCCTAATGCTGGTGACGTATCTGTCGCAGTCACTGGCGTAGCTGTTAATCCAACCACGGCAAATATTGCAGTGGGCGGTACTACTCAGCTGGCCGCAGTATTTGCGCCTACCAACGCCACCGATAAAACAGGTACGTGGGTATCGAGCAACACTGCTGTAGCTACTGTAGATAGCACCGGCAAGGTAACTGGTAAGGCTGCGGGTAATACCCAGATCACCTTCACCACCACTGACGGCGCGAAGACCGCTTCGGCAGCCATCACCGTCGCGTAACACCCAAAGAGGCTCAGGACGAGCCTCTTATTTAAACGGATTTGAAAATGACCAAATTACTCGATCTGGATGCAATCTCGCCTCCACAAAAAGCAATCAAATTTGGCGGTAAGAAATACCCGATCGTCGAAATGACCGTTGGTCTGTTCGTCGCTATTAAGCAGATGGAAGGGAAGGATCTCTCCGCTCTGTCTATGGCCGACCAGGTAACCTCATACGCGGATCTGGTGCAGAAGTTACTGCCAACCGTTAGCCCTGAAGTACTTGAAAAGCTGTCGCTGCCTCAACTGCAGCAGGTGTTCACCTTCGCCATGGAAGTTGTTGAAGAAGAGAACGAAAAAGCTGCCGGTGAAGAAGCAAAGTAATTACCCGCGATGAGTCCGGGCAGATGGTGACGGTTTCCATCGATCTTGGATTCTATTTCAGTCGTGTTGTTGCTCACTATGCCGTCTCACCGAGAGAACTACTTCAGCTGCCGTTGGCCATGTTTTGGATGTTGAGTCGAAACATTGATCGTCTCCGGGCTGAAGAGGATGTCCGT